CCAACGTCAGCAATCCAACTCATTGATGGCATTCTGAAAGACATGTATACCGTGGAAGACATGGAAGACATGGAAGACACGGAAGACATGGAAGACATGGAAGACATGGAAGACATGGGAAATTATGACAAATTCTCCAATGATATTACTAATGGCGCAGTATCCATGGACGACTTCGTAGATCCCTATCATAATTACAGAATCAGAGATTGTATCCTCAGTATTCCTCGTTTTGCTAAGGAATTAGTCAATACAACCTGTTCTACTGTTAATGGATATGTATTGCCATCTGATGTAGAGCAGATAATTCCTGCCATGCGTTATACTCCCACTGTATTGTATCTTCTTGTCATAACAGTATTACTTGACATGGGGATACCTGTGGTGTATAATGAAGTAGAAATGAATGCATTTGACTACACTGAATTTAGATGTCGTCTAGCGAAGGTATTGACTTGTGCATTAGGTGCGGATAGCGATGCTGTTGCCCAAAATATTTATAGCGTTGATGAAGAACTTGACATGTATGAAGATTTTGTTGCAACCATAGATGATGCATTGCTGGTTTCATTAAAAACGTCAAATTAGTGGTATAAGTATTATGTAGGGGAAATTAGCTATTCTCTCTACACTTCTCTCCATTGTATAGGCTTCATGGTCTACAAAATTACTATGATTGGGAATTTATTTACAGAGAGTTCTCTGTACTATAATTCTTTAAGACTACGTCTTAAGTCCTCCAGCAGGCTCGCGATCCTGGATCTTCGGGCTGTACCTTCCCGTGGGTGCCAATCATAGTAATTTTTTAGGCCATGAGGCCTTACATTAAAATTAACTGTATAGCTGATATTATTTGTAGAGAGTTCTCTGCACTATTTTAATACCGAGCTGCGCTCTGGTCTTGAGATCCGGAAGCGCTTCCAGTATCCCGCACGCGACATCGGCATGGGAGCTATACAGTTAATTTTAGTGTATACTATTATACATGTATTAAGGTTAACTGTGTATCTGAACACTATTTGTAGAGAGTTCTCTGCATTATTATTCTATAGAGCTACGCTCTAATCCAGAAAACCTGGTCCGAGAGGCTGCAGTTGACAGTGACGACCAACGAGACGGTAGGGAGATACACAGTTAACCTTAGTATAAGACACCTAGTAAACAGCGCATGTATTCGATCAATTTTTCAGAGAGTTCTCTGAAATTTTTTGAATTATAGTCTCATGATTATTATTTTCGGAATACATGCGTTGTCTACTAGGTGTCTTTTTTTTTTACCTATTTTTTTAGTTATTCACGATAACCAATAGTCCAATAAACTTCAAAGTATAGACCGGTAGTCTTGCGCCAAAGGCCAACAGTTGTACGAGCAACCATTGTACCATCTGTAGCAAACAAGCCCATTTCTTTAATGTCCTTATTATCAACGGACTCATCAACAGTATCATACAAGAAAGAGAATGTTACTGTTAGCCCGTCATCAGAAATCGTTGGCACTGTTGCACTTAATTTACGTGAACCTTGGATTTCTTTTTTTAGTGAAGTGTCTGTAATATTGGCAGCTGTGTCATCAGCGCCAAGTGCCAGTTGGCGTACAAATGGTAGACTTTCAACATCAGAACCCCAGCCGCTCAAAAGCTTTATAATCGGTTTGCGTATGCTAAGAACAATGTTATTAGTAACATTTCCCTGTTCAACAACATTACCATCTGCATCTTTTAAACAATAGCTTACACATCCGTGTAATTTGTCTGCTAGACCTAATTTTGATTCAGTGTTATTAATTTTCATATAATTTCCCCTATTCTACATAGTTTATATTGACATATAGTCTGCGAAATGTAGGACTTTTTTGAACACTTGCGTATAATATTATTTTATAGTAAACTGTACCTGTTACAGCTGTGGCTATTTCTGGTACATCCTCCCAGGTTACTTTATCAAAGGATTGTTTTATATCTATCAATGTTGATTCCGGGGTATCATACTCCGCGCGTATAAACAGATTTTTTGGTATGCCACCAATATTAAATCCTTGAGTTATTGCATAACCTTGGTCACCATTTGATACTTGCAGTCCATCTTTACCTATAGACAGATCATGAAGAGTCCAATCAGTGAATTCTGTAGTTGCGCATACTGTTTCCGCTTGTACAGTATTATATGATAACTCTGCATCTGTAATATCCATTGGCAATTCAGAGTATATACCGCCAGAAGTGTCTCCTTTTAGATTCAATTTGATTCCTTGATCTGATACCTCTGTAGGAAAACCAAGAGATAATATATGTTCTTCATGATGCTCCCATGGAGATTCACTAACCAACCTTGCATACACACAGTCATAGTGTGGCTCGACATATGAAGCATGAGAAGGATTGCTTTTCCAGAATTCTTTCCAGTTATCAGTATCAGAGTTATCGAATACGTGCCATTTCCAGTCATCTAGCGTCAATGCTAAAGCGTCGTTTTTATTATCTGTCCATATAGGTCGACCAATACTAGGAGCGTAAATCCACATAGAACTATCTATCTTAGTAAGACCATAGATGGAAGCTGCACCAAGTTTTACACCATTATTATCATAGTTTGGCGAAATAATTTCATCATGCTCATCAAGATCTTCAGCACGATACTGTTGCCCCATGAAGATATCTGTTCTAGTTGGTAAAGCATCTAAAAATAATTTCAGTATGTCTTGATTTGTGGCAAATCTCTCCAAGTCTTGCAGTTGAGTATTAAACCGTACGTATGCTACAGCGTCATACAAGAAATTACGCATAAGATAGTTACGCAACTCGGTAGACATAGGAGCATCTATGCAATACTTTGCAAATAACTCTACTGGTCTATCTTCCCACCAATACGGATGGGTTTTATGCGTAATGAGTTCAATTGCATCCGTTAGTACCTGGTACTTCTTGAGTGTTTGTCCTTCAGTTACGCATATATGGGCGTTTCCCATAGGATAAGAGTATTTGTCTGTTTCTATTGTACCGTCTTTTATTGTCTGAACAGTCTCATCACCATATTTTGCTACTGGATAACCAAGCACTAAGCTTAAAACTGCTAACAGTCTTTCATAAGATGGACCAAGATAAAATGCTGCTAGAATTGGTTCTATAGAATCTCTGTAAAAAGTAGAATCTTTTCTGCGGTAGTCAAGGAAGTTACCTATCTCATTGTATATTCTATACCCTGCGTACCTACCTTTAGAAATATACATAGTCTTAGTAGACAGGGGTTTGGCAAAATAAATCTTTCCTTTGGTTAGCTTAAAGTCTACGTTTACTTGCCGTGGATCTACAGGATCTACGTGTTTGTCATATAAAGCGTCTATATACACCCAGTCAGGATCAATGTCATAGGCGTAGGGATAGATATCATCTTTAGATGTAAACTCGTAGTCCCCAAACTCTACTTTTTCCCAAATTTTAGTGTTTCCAATACTGTGTTCAGGAATTTCTTCTATGTCATATCGTTCTAGAATCTTAGCATCCTGACGCATACTCAGAATGGAATTAATATGTGCGGTAACTCTCAGCAAATCTTTAGGTTTGAAAGTTTCTCGCCAAAAATCCGGGAGTAATTTTAGTTCCCAAGAGTTAAAACGTTGCATATTATCCTTCCACCTTCACTCGGATTAAATCCTCATTTGTGTACCAGCAACAAGTACGTAAAGAAATCTGTGATCTATCATCTATCACGAATTTCAAACCATCTGTCTCTGTTGGGCGGAGAAGAGAGTCAACTGGCTGACGATATCCATTAAGTCCAATTCGTTCCATACGCAGATCCTCTGTGAGATACCAGCAATATAACTCCATTGGCAAGTGTACCACCATAACGCCTGAACTTCTGATAATATGTGCGATCTCTGCCACTTGTGGGTATTCTTGACTTCGCAATGTATTTATATAGTATGCAATACTTGATTTTACTGCCGCTATCGCCTCATCAGAATCAGTGTCTGACACAGTTATCGTTGCTGTAACTACAAGTGGCCATTTCTGTTTAACTAAATTATCAGTATGAAATAGTTCGTTATCTGAATTTGATACATAGTTATCAACAGAAGTTAGGTCTGATGTAAGAGACGTCATCGGAGATGCAGGAGTAAGAAGTGGTACTGTTTCTTGTAGAGACCCACGGAGTGCTACGTCTGTTGGTTTCAAGTTTGCAGCATTCCATACCTGCATTAATTTTTCAGGGTTATTTGTAAGGCTTTGGCCATTGAAAGTCATTGGAAAACCTAGTGGAGCAGTATACCCAGTGGAAACATTAAATGTATTATTTCTGACGTATATATCACACTTACCACCAATATGAACAGTTCCATATCCACGAATGGTAACTAAATCTCGAATCATCTCTGAGTCACGTAGCCCAACTGGTGTGATCTCCTGAATGCTAGGAAACTTTTCTCGCAACATTGCACGAGTTGATCTATACGAATATAGTCCACGCAGTGCTAGCTCATCCTGCGCGCGATTATAAAAAACATAATTGGACTCTGATACCCCACCATCTGTAGTATCTGCTAAAAAATATGCTCTACGTACAGATGGAGCAGATGTACCTGTAAGTGTTACAGCATCGTTAGCTACAGCATTATACTTATTTCCAGTTCCAACAGAGCGCACAGCGACATCTACATAGTATCCATTAATATCATCACCAGGCAATTCATCCTTGCTAATAAAATGGTCAGTTAGTACTTCGTAGGCTCGGTCGTTCGATGCTTCACAAACTTCTCCAGCACTTATGTATGCATCTATTTTATTTCCATATACTACTCTGACTACACCACTAACGTAGTTTCCTGTACGTCTATTAGCGAAGTAGCGGCTAAGTATTCGTTCAAGGTCCTCCTCAGACATGGACATATAATTACTAAGATCTAGTGATCCTAGTAGTTCATCTATGCCTTCTGCTTGGCGTGACCATAATAATGATATTGGTCTCACTACCATTTCATATACAGGAGTTCCAGGTCCACAGTCTAAATTTGGGTATGTATCTGCTAATATTTGGAGAACCTGTGTCTCCATGTTTTTCTGAGAGTCAATGGTGGCACTCGGACTAGTTGCAGTCATGTTGTACCTCCTAGTTTTAAAGAGTATATTATTGATTCCTGTTTAACAGGTGTGAACTTTATGTTTAGAAAAATTTGGTTACTGTTATTTATTGTTAAATCTTTTAATTCTATTGAAGAAATCAAATCAATGGCTTCCTGATTATTCTGCGTAGCTTCGCCACTCTGTAACTTGAAAAATTGACGAATAGCTTCTGAAACTTGTTCTCGTATAAATAACTGTGTTTCAGTACGATTCACAATATTCATGTGTAGCATCTGTGGCATATATGTTCCAAACCAGGGTCTCATGGAATCAGAGCCAACTGTCGTAAGAAGTATAACTAAAAACTTTTGCATTGCACGAATGGGACCTTCTGCCGTCGTGTATGGGTTTAGTGTACAAGTTACAAGTTGTTTACCAACATTTTTCTCTAACTGTGGATTAATTAGTAGTCCCTTAATCATTTTTTTTTTTACCTTAGTTACTGATAGTTGATTTTGTATTAATAGTGTTATCCTTTGTGTTATCCACTACATTAGATGCATTACTATTAATTCTTGATGTTTTGTTGTTAAGAGTGGCAGTAGTCTTCGCCGCGGAGTTTTTGACCTGTTTCCCGATATCTCCACCCTTCTTTTCTATAGTGCTAAGAGTGCTCTCTGCAATTTCTTCAGCATCCTTATTTAAGTCATCAGTAGAAATAGTAGCAGAACTTACCGCTCCTGCGACATTCTTAATATCATTTACACTCATCAATAAATCCGCCTTTTGAGACATGTCAGAGATAGATGCAATCGAATTTTCTAGCCCCTTATAGTCTACATTAATATTTTTTGGATCTACTATACCAAGAGTCTTAGGATTCAAGTTGGCGAGCATTCCCATTAAGTCTCCCAATGCTTGAGCATAACCTAGCGCCGAAAACACGAATGAAACTACCTTGTTTCCACTGCTAGTACTACCACTAGTATTTGCAAGCTCCGCGTTTGTCTGCTGGATACCTAAATTACTTTCAGTTGTATCTTTGAGCCGCTCTATCAAACTCTTTGCAGTTGTTATTGCAACATGGATTGCATCAGCATTGTTATACGCAGATGACTGTTTAGAAACTGTTCTATATCCTGGAGGGAAAATTGAATATGATGAACGCGGATCATCCAGCGTTCCCAAACTTCCCTTTGGTGCAATCCAGACACCTGTATAGTCTAACCTTCCAGTTCCTTGAACCCCTATTTGAATAGTATCATCCGGGTTTACGTCAGCTTCAAATATTAAAATTTTCCATGCTGTATCAGTGATGACTTCAGTATATACTTTTTCTCCTACCTTTATATACGCCGTCGGGTTCGTTCCTAAAGAACGGATAGAACAAATGATTAAGCATGATGTGAATTGAGTGTACGTGAGAGGTGTACTCCAAGTGTATACTTTAGGAATAACTATAGGGTCCTCGTCACTTGGATCAACTGGGTAGTTCCCAGATACCTTGGAATCTATCTGTAAAAATCTAATAGGCAGTCCAGACTGCAGTTCTTCACTAATTTTTGCGGATGACCCTTCCTCCACCGTTTCTTCCTTCCAGGTATCAAACCTGTAAAAATAAGGGTCACCATTTCCTGTGGTATCAGTATCTTCTGTTTGTCTTACTGGAGGTCCATATTCCCCCTCTATGATACGTTTAGCAAGCTTATCTAGGTTTTCTTTGTTTTGCAAGTATTCTAGATCTTTTTTATTTGTAGCATATCCAAGATAGAATGTTACATCTGCTTCACTACCATATTTAAGAGAATTTGTTTCAGTATACCCTAAGTTTGTAATCGGAGTGCGCCCCTGCATGTAAGTCTCGTAAGTTAGAGTTCCAACAAAGGCACTGTATTCACTGCACTGGATATCGTACCCAGATGTATCTGGTGAAATATCCACATAACAGTCTATTGTCCAGCATAGCACTGGAGTATAGTTTGCACTGAGAGCTTTTATATCCATGGAAACTGCTGCTTCACTTTTTCGTGAAAGCATACAGTCATCACCCTTTAATTTTATGTATTTCTGCAGTAATTCAGCAAATACATAGTTGATATGCCAACGAGTTTCATCTGTTGCAGGATGTCTGATGTCTTTCATTGGATGAATAAGAATCATCAGTATCCCTCCTGAGCAACATTCAATGATTCTCGCATAACACTAACAACTTCATTCTTCTTTTTATTGTAAAGGTGAGGTGAAAGTTTTAAATCAACTCTTATTTTTGAGTCTGGTAGCTCCTTCTTTCCACCATAGCCTGTACTATGTTCAAGAATATATTTTCCTTGGTTATCTAATACATTATATGCATAGAAAAATGCTTGTTGTGTTGGATCTAGCTCTGACACACCTGGTTCAAAAGTCTGTTTGCTTTCTACTAGTTCACGTCTCAACCTAGTCGATGCATCTATTACTTTTGGTAATGACCACCCAGTGTATTCTGCCACCTCTTGATATGTAGGTTCTCTATTCAGGGCCTCGGTAAGATACTCGTTGGCCTCTGTTATAGGTTTAAATTTAAAATGAACATTCTCTGGAATACGAATAGCGTGCTGGTTATTTATGTTCTCTCTACTAACCTTCTTGAAATTGTTTATAACATAAGTTGATAGTTTAGCTCCTTTGGCTGGAGTATAGGTATCAAATGATTTTAAGGTGATCTCTTTAAGCTCTGCCTCTACAACGGAATATGGCCGCACATTACTTAGTTTACGTGCATTAGCAATGATTACTCCATGGAATCGTTGTAGTAAGTCCCACTTAGCTTGTTGATTACCTTGTTTGTATTTTCTCCAGAGATCAAGATCTGACTCAGAGTAGCTATTATTAGCCTTGAGTCCTACCTTGCCTGCAGTAAATCCTGATGCTACTCTTGGCATATTATCACTCCTTTAAAAGCTATTAACATTATACCTGAAGATGGTATAAGTAATATGTAGATGCTTGTAAAATTCATGAGTTTCTGCTATAATTTAGAAAGGAGAGAAGAAAAATCATTGCTACTATTCAAAGAACAATGTTTAATTTAATTACTTGATAGAGTTACCTACTGCGTAGCTTATTGAACCTTAAAAGGAGTGTTTTGTATGCGTAAAAATTTAATTCCTGTACTATGCAAGGCTCTTGATATGAGAGAAGCAGAGTTTAAGCTGTTTGGAAATCCTCAGGGGTTTAATGATACCCCGCTTCTGTGTAAGCATATTAATAACTGTATTTTAGTCTGGAATGCAGACGCAGAAAGATGGTTAGAATTTCATGGCACCTTTGCTGATGCTCTTACTGGCAAGGATATGATTAATAAAATGAATAAAAAGGAGAATAAAATGATGGACAATACTAATAGCAAATTGGTAGGATTAACTGATGCCCTGACTCTTAAATTTACACAAATGCTGGAAAATCATGTGAGTGAAGAATCGAATATTTTATTGACAACCATGTTGACACTTATTGCAGAACATTATGGTGAAGTCGCTAACTTTAAAAACATTTATGATGAGATTAAGTATAAACATGATGATCTCACTGTTGTTAGGTTTGGATACTCAATAGTTGATCCCTATAAAGCATCTTTATCAGATTTGTTTATATGTATTACCGATAGCAATGGTGGTGCAACCTCTATTAATTTTGTAGCTGACATAGATCCATCAGCATATGATCTTGATGATGTACAACTCTGTGTTATTGTGAGTCTTGCATTTGCTGTCGTTAATACACTTACAAAGTACAGGGAACGTGATGAGAAAATAAAGAGCAACCGTAAGCAGGAACAGGAAAAGAAAGAATACAAAAGCTATGCTGAAAAAACCTTAGAAGATGTTCTTGAAGAATTATTTAAGGTAAAAACCATTGTATCTATCTCTGTCAAACTTAACAATGGTGATGAAGTTACAATTAATTTAAGCGATAAGCAGAATACTTGTAAAGTTGAAAAATAATATTAAAAAAAAGGAGTAAGACTATGCAAATTTATGATTCGCTTCCATCCTTTGCAGATGCAAGGGATTCACTGCTAAATATAATTGAGGATGCAAATGTTAGTTTTGATCCTCAGCTGATTAACCCGTATACTCTAAAGTGTATGGAGGCATCCTATACACCAGAGGAATTCAAGGAAATCAGTTCAATCATTGAACCCTATAAAGATAAAATTAATCCTGTTCAGTATTTACCTTTCACAGGTTTTGAGTATGTACATTTGCCATCCTCTGATTTTCTTCTTCCAAGTAGAGCTACGGAGAACTCTGCAGGATATGATTTTTATTTGCCAATGGATATCGTTGTGCGTCCTGAGGAACCAGTATTTGTAAAATTGGGAGTTAAAGTAAAACTTCCACATGATATGGTTCTTCAACTTTACATTCGTTCATCCTTGAGCAAGAAAATGTTCTTGCTTAACGCCGTTGGTATTATTGATGCTGACTATTATAACAATACAGATAACATGGGAGAAATAGGTGCGATGCTACAAGCGTGGCCTGGACAAGAACCAATTAGTCTGCAAAAAGGTGAACGCATTGTGCAAGGCCTACTTATGCACTATTCTACTATAGACGTAGATATTCCACGTATGGTAACCAGAACTGGTGGGTACGGCAGTACAGGCAAGTAAACTAATTAATATAGGGTAGTTTGAACAGCTATCCCATATATTTATAAGGAGGGTAAATATGAAGAAAACATTTAAACCTTGCCCATTTTGTGGCAGCAAGAATATTCAGTTTGAAGACTCTGTGTATTGTGGTTCACTTCACTGTTTAAACTGTGGGGCAAGAGGTGGTTTTGCTACCAGCTTTGATAAAGAAGGCTGGCATCAGAAAGCAGAGAAAATGTGGAATACAAGAAAGGAAGAGTAAAATAAAATGCAAGAAAAGCAAACTAAAACATTTATTTGCGATATATGTGGTACTGAATATAAGGATATTAATTCCTGTAAAGAATGTGAGCAGGAACACGCTACCGTACTTGAAACAGCAGCTGTGTTTTGGCATCCAGGACTTAGATTTCCAAGATATATATACTTTAAAGATTCCACTGGCAAACTAGTTCTATTTGCGAACTCAATGACCCCGGTTAATTGTATAGCTGAGAATATACCGGGGAGAGACCAGAGAATGTGGAATCCACTAACGTTGTGTATACCAGAAAAACCCAGTGAATCTACACCTAAACAACCAGATACTATATGGACCAGATTAATGGATACAATTGCTAGTTTTTGGAGGGGATAATATGTTATCAAAAGAGATTCGTAGGGTTATAAAAATGCTTGGACCAGGTAAGTACTCTAAAACCCGTCATGTTAAACTTTATAGACACAAATGGGCTAAACGTGGCACGCGATTAAAAATAAATACATATGTCAATAATATGTTTAAGGTAGGTGTTCCGTATGACAGTCATCGATGGAATAGTAGCATGTAGTATATTATTATTGGGAATATATGCTTTCTTTGAGTTTTTGACGTGGAACTGTCCAGATCATACGCGTACTAGGAAGTGAAATAATGAAAGAGCATTATGACAAAACACCAAACGGAGATTTCTCTCCTACTCGTAGTGCGCACTTTATGCAACAAGTAGTGGAGTTTAACTTTCAACGAATGCGTAGATTTAATAGCTCTAGCATCGACAATTTCCCAGCCAAAAACACAGGAAAGCCAGCAAGACAACCGTATTTTATCAAGACTCCTAATGAGATACGATACTTTAGTGATATGCATCAATCATGTGACTGCTGTGGAAAAAGTCTTAATCCATTGACAGTTTCACCAATGTGTTCTACATTATGTGAAGAATGTTTGCATAGATTAAAAACTTATGTAAATCTAAAGGATAACCTTGATGCAAATGCATTTCTTCATGCAAGTAGCTTGGTATCAGTGAATATACGCGGAAATAATTTTGAAGAGGACAACCTAGTCCTAAAGGTATTAGGTGACTAAAAAGAAAGGCTCGGAGGAACTACCTCCGGGCCATTTATTTGTAATATTTTTTTTTAGCTAATATACTAACAGCATAGACACCATCTCTACATTTATTAGCATGATCTTCATATGCTACAAAGTGTCCATCCTGAGTAAGCTGTTTAGCTAGTGCTGTAGCACTTGTTTTCGCTTGTTCCTCTGTGTTCCCAAAAGCACTATATAGTGTTGCAGCTGAATCATGTAAACCCAGAACTGTCATTGCTCTTACCTCACATCATCGTTATTCATTGCAAGAGTTTTAGAAATAATAGTATTTGTGTATTCTTTGATTCTATCTTGTATAGTAGTATCAAAAAAAGTACTACCATCGCCATTTTTTAGCCAAACATAGTTGTCTTCTTCCACAACTGTAGCTCCATCTGCTACATCTTTTAGATAATCGTCAAAAGATGTAGTCTCTCTCCAAATCTTGCGTAAAGATTGAGTTACATAAGTTTTGTCGGTACCATAGTTATTCATAAGCCCAGGAATATCATCATTTGTTACAGGAGTTACAGATTCCCCTAGCATATCTTTATATGTCTCTGCTAGCTTATCTGTATACTCTGATTCTACTATGGGATACGCTCCGGGACTCTGTTCAGTGTCGGAGTGACCACAATTAAATGTTACAGATGTAGTCCAGGACCTATCTGTTAGATTATGGGCTACGTTAGTTACATATCCATAGATATTAAGTCCATTCTCAGTAGTTTCTATGCTTGCCATTGGAAACCCAGGAACAATGTAAGGATTGAAGTAGCATTCTAAACTCCCGCTTCTAGTAACATATCTCTGTCTAGCGAGTTCATACCTTGCTAATGCTGCAATTGTTTGACCAATGCCGTTTAGCCTATCTACACCAGCACCTATAGACATTACGTAGTTTTCATCATCTCCAGATTGTTGGTTTTGCTTAGACTTAAGAAAGAGATAAATATCTGCACCCTTGTTTACATTGCTTACACGTATACCATTTCGCTCCTCAAATGCTGTAAGGTTCAGCACTGGATGACTCTTATCCGTTAATGTAGATGGTGCTGGGTTTCCTGCCGTATCTTTATTCTGGTCTCCAAAAGATGTAATAAAAGTTGAGTACTTAGGTAGTCCATTTTTTTCACCTTCTAACTTTGTTTCTTCAGTAAACATCATACAAGTAAGCGTAAATGGGGCTCCTGATTGTCCAGAGATCTCACCAATTGGATCAGTAGTCTGCAGTAACCGTGTTGGTTGTTCCTTATACGGGTTTGTATAGCTAATTTGCGACTTTAAGTTCGGAAACATCAGATTACAGGATGGTGCATTTACAAATAGTGTTTCTGGCTTTACTACCATAACATAGTTATTTCGTAGATTAGGAATATAATACATTTGATGATAAAATTTATTCATGAAGTTACTCAAGTAATCATGAACTGACCACATTCCATCCTCATTAAATGTTTGATTTGCTTTAGACTTAAATGCTAAGCTCTCTGCGAAAGACGCAAAACTCATTATTCCATAGTCTGTAATAAGATCACTAGGAACACCTGCACCTGTAACTTGTGCCCCAGACTGAAGTGTATTAGGTGAAGTATTTCCACCCTTGTTTTCTAACTTCGTATCACTGGTTATTTTCCCTTCGCTGCGCCCATGCGCTTTTTGAGTGCTATTAAGAGTATCTCCACGTTGTAACCATGAATTAGAGAATGTTGACCCTTGGTGAATATCATACTGGTTTCTGAAACTTTGTGCATCTAAGTCACCATCTACTTTAGTGCCTGGAGGATATACAGTAACTGTATTTCCATACGTATGTCCTCCTTGAACAGCTTCAGCCTTTGTCCAACACGCAATATCAATCTTTGTTCCATTGATAGCACTGCCTGTATCAGTCGCAAGATAGTTTCGTCCGTTTATTTTTACAATGGATCCAAGTGGAATCTTGTTTGGATCAACAGCTATCGTTCTGCCTGGTACCGCAGGAGAATTATCTGCAGATATTGCATCACCACTAGGTTTTGTTTCTGCAGGATTATTATATGTATAGTGAGTAAACTCTACGTTGTTAAGTGTATACGGTTGTGCCAATGTTACTCACCTCATTTCAAATCATTAACAGCTATATAACCTGTTATCTTATGATTAAAACTTGTAGCAGTTGAAGGATCATGCAACGTCCTGCCACCATTGTAAGATGCCGCATAATTACCACCATTTCCATCACAGATTACAATATGGTTCAAGTCGTCTTCGACAACAATTCCATCTCCTGCACGCGGAACATATGAACCATCTGCGTCATGCCAAATATTTTTTTGGCGAGCTTCTTGCACCATAGATGGAACAAAAGAAGAATCCCATTCAATACCTGCAGCATTCCAGCAAGTTTTAGTGTACATGGCACAGTCTGTAGCTGAAACACCATCTCCACCTAGTTTATAAGGTATTCCAAGTTTTGACTTAGCAGCATTTATTATTGCAAAACTTCTCGGCCCAGCCCCACCCGTGCCAACTTCTCCGTTAGCAATGAATTGCTTATATTGTACTCCCTCAGATGATACTTTTACTCCTTCAGTATTTTTATAGTAGGTGGCAGGAGCTCCTCCACCAATATTATAAAATGGATCATTACTGCCGCTGTTTGCTGAGTAATTCTTCCCTTCCAGATCAGCAGGAAGTAACGCTGCATTTTTTGCAGTATCTGACACCCCATAAATTCTGTTAAGAATTTTGTAGCCATTAACATCGTTGCCGAGCTTTGACCAATACCACTTGCTTACGGCAGATGCATCTTTATACCCCTCTAAAATCTGTCGAAGAATACGGTATGTTAAATCAGCCATGCTTTTGTATTCTTTCCCTTCAATGATTTTACTAACTTGAGATATTTGTACCTTATTCATACCAGAAATGGTCTTAAATACAGTTTGGCCGATCATCTCGTAATCCTTCATGTAAAGATACTGAGCTGCTGCTTGGTTAACTATTTGCATAAGAGTCAAATATGCACTACTATGAATAGCATGAATAGTCAAATATGCTCCTGATGAATCAATTGAGTACGATATGGCGCTTAGCTCACCATCAAATAATAGTCTCCATTTATATATACCATTAGAATCCGGCATAAGATCTTTGTAAATTATGTGAACCTTTGTTGTCTCTGGTAAATCACGCATAAAAGACGCCGCTGGTACAGTTATGGTAGCAGATGGCGGGCTTGTAACGCCATAGGATACTGCAGCAGCTGAATGTGGTACTTGTACGCCTTCTAAAAATACCTTCGTATCTACATAAAATACATTGGTGTCTGTGAAAGCCTGTGGCTTCGCCGCATCAGTTGTTGTTGACGCTGTTGTATTAGTGTTAGAAGCTGTTTTACTACTTACTTTAGGAATGGCATTTGCCTTTGCAGTGTCTACTGCGGCTGTAGATTTAGCAGTGGATAGTCGTGGTTCTGAAGCATGAGATGTAGACGTTGACTTACTACTGCTCAGTTCTTCTTGCTTTTTAAACACATACCCAGTGTCAGCTGCTTGTTGCTGTATTTTTTTCTCTCGTTCAACTATACGTTGTTGGCGAGCTTTTTCGTTAGCAGATAAGTTTGTAGGCTGAAAACTCAATCATAGCTCCCCCTTCCTATTTTCCCGGAGAAATATCGTTTTCCATAGGATTTCCCTGTCAATACATTCAGTGCACCATGAACCTGATTGGTAACTGCTAGGGTTTTGTTAACTGTTTGCATAGTTTTACTGTTCAATACAGAGTTTATCCCTTCTTGAACGCTTTGTACAAAGCTTTTCTTTTGACTTGCCTTGCCTACTTCTTTAGGATCTTTGGTTGTTTCTTTCTGTATCTCTGCGATCTTAGTGTCTGTAGATTCATTGTTTTTTACCTCTTCAACCGTGTTTTTTGGTTCAGTTACTGTCGTGCTATACCCATATGCCTTATTTATTGGATGCTCCATTACAATAGCATTCATACTAAATGGAATAACGTTGTCTTGTTCTGAAGACAAGGACGCAGTAAACGAAATCGGATAGCACTTGTAAGAACTAAAATCTGGAAACACCAAGTTCAACCAGCATCTATACTTAGCTAGTCTACTTGCACGCAGAAAATAACGATATGCATTGATAAACGCGAGAAACCAAGAGTTATCTCTACTTCCGTCAAATGGGAGGTATCCTGATATACTTACTACTTGTGGTTCTTGCCCTGCAAAAGTAGCAGCAAAGGAGTCCCCAACAGTAGGCATGATATGCTGTTTCTCCTGCATGTTTTCCTGTAGAGATAAAATGATTATACTAGTGTACCTATCAATTAACTGGTTGTACACTGCCTGTAAAACAGTTTGATCTTCACCTGAAATAGCTTCCGCGAGACCTGCAGTTTCTCCCTGGATTTGCATGTATGCACGTCGGGAATCATCATCAGATCCATCTATAAAGGTGAAATCTATAAGTCTACCAGAGCCCCTAGAGTACTTTGTACTAAGAGCCTGTGCAGCTGCACTCGCTTCTATAGCAGTATCAATACTTGATGTAAGTGCTGCGACTGTTTCTTGAGTAGTAGTACTCATTGCTGCTTCAGCTTCAGAGGTTGTTCCATCACTTAATGTGTATGATTGATACGGGCTTCCATTCCTATCTGCAGTACGATTGCCAGTTATATTCTGACTAATCATACCGTTAACAGCTTCAACTTCAGACTTTGATTTCAGTGTGCTATTGGTCATGCCCATGAAATTAAAGTACTCAAGTTCGTCCTTTGTAACTTCTTGGTATTCATTAATTCCAACAGGTTTATACTTGCCAGTACCGGATCCTGAAGTAGCTGATACTATATTTGTTGTATTACTTTTTAATATTGCCATAATTAGTGATTGTTAATTTCTGGAGAATATCTCTCTTATCCATTTAGGGGTATATATAGGTTTTTGTTGATCCGCTAGTGTTCCTTTATTCTCAGGCTTGGTTGGCTTGTCTGTATTTTTTTCAACACTTTCACGAGCATCCTTGATTTCAGTATCACTGACCACACGTACTCGCAACCAGTTTTTACCGTCTTTACCTTGTTCAATAGCAGTATCAACTGCAGTTTTCATAACCTGGGCAGCATCCTGTTTCTTTTGCTGTACCCCGCCGCCTTCTCTAGCAGCAGCCAACATGGTATCCTGTACGATTGTTAAAGCCCTGTTTTGATCAGTTATTGTACCTCGTTTATGACCAAGTCTATCCTCTAGTTCCTCGTTGCTTAAGTTCTTTAATTCTTCTGCACGCTTTAAAAACGCAGAGGCAGTTGAGTTATGTGCTGTAAATCCGCCTTTATCAAGGAAACGCTTTGCCTCATCATTAGTCATTGTAGAAATTTGAGACTGTGTTATACCTGATATACCAAAATCTGCTACTTTAGCATCAATATCTTGATTGAATTTCGCAATCAGAGCAGCCTTAAAACTATCGGAATACTTTTTACCTGTATAGTCTACCTTTACTCTTTTTTTGCCAAATTTAGCAACTTTTTCTGCCTCATCTCCAAGTACTGCAAGAACAGCTTGGTTCCGGCTTAATTCATTAATGTTTCGTATTTTGGATAAATCCGTTTCGCCGTTGGAAATATCTGTAAGTGCTTCTAAGAAAAGACTTATTTGATCTGAGCTTTTTAGAGAACGACCAAGAGTTTCTAGTTTTTTTGGATCCAAACCTATATCATTCATTAATTTCATCCCAGCATCACCGTTAACATCTATGCCAGCCATACCCTCAGGACCCATAAACTTAGATACGTTATCTAAAGAAATAACCCCCTGAGACGCATCTATAACTTTTTGGTAGTCTTTGTGGCCCACAGCACCTACAATGCCGGTTGCAGTACCATGTCCAAACATAGTCTGACTTGTTGCTGCCATTATTTGATCGGCAGTTACAGTTGAACCATCGGACAGTCTCATGTTTCTAGCAACTTTTTCAGCTATGTCTCTAGAATTAGATGTTTTTAGTATCTCGAAAGCCTTATCCGTAGTCATATTCTTTTGATTCCAAGTTAAGTTATTTCCACGGATAGCATCTATATCTTCCATAGTTAACTTATTAGATATTTCTGATAGGCGTTTACGAGCTTCATTTCTATATGCTTCACTTGCATGTTCATCAAACCACTTTCCAGTACCAACGTATGGAAGTAGCGGGTTTTCATTGCCTTTAACATTATAGTATCTATCAAGGTCTTTTCGTGTTAAGCTTGCATCAGAGTATTTCTGTATTGCAACTTGTCCCTCTAATGCAGTTATTTTATTCTGGCTTCCAACTTTATTCCAGTAGCTAGCCATAGAGTCCTTTGCCCCTAACCAGGTTACATCTGCTAAAAAGTTATAGTCTTTAGTGTCACCAGTTGGTATTCCGTCTTGTTGTGCCATGCGTCTACTAAATCTAATGAAGTTTTTCCAACCACCAACAAATGCGTCTCCAAGCGTACTTCGTTTATCCATACGATCTAAGGCTTCTAGCCTATCCGCATTAGAAAACATTGCATTTTCATCTGGCTTATAGTTACTTTTTTGTAGGTCCTTAACAGCAGAATAGTATAGCTGTAAATCTACGCCTTCCAATGGCTTAGCTATTGCCGTACTAGTTCTGTAAGATGTATCAAGAGCATTACTTGCAGCATCTGCAATAGATCTTGCTGGTCTTTCAATAAAAGTCTGATGTAATGCCCCTAAATTGCGTTCTATGTTCTCACCAATGCTATCAACAAACCTTCCAAACCCTCTACCAGCCCTAGCATATTCTAGGCTACCTATTTGATATTCCTCTCTAGCTGTCCTATCTATGCCTGCTTGAATTCTTGGGTTAAGTACTTTTAATGCTATCGCTTTAGCAGTATTTATATCTAGGCCTGGGCTTATCTGCGTTAAATGCACAGCAGCAAATGCTACCTTCTGTTCTAATGACGCATTCTTAGGTAACATTCCAAGAATATTCTTAAGTTCACTACGTAACTGTATCTCTAATAGTTTATCTAGGTCACCTTTTTCAGCAGCACTAGCTATAATATTATTTTTTTCTGCTATAGACATAGCAATGCTACCTAGTCCGCCTTCCGTAATATTTTTAGCTGCTTGTCCTACTGCTCCCCAGTAGCCACTATTTTCTATTGTTGCTTTATATTTTTCTAGATCAAAGCCAGTGTTTCCATTCCAACCAGCGTATAACATTGCGCCACCAATAGCACCGTTGTTTAATAAATTAGCTTGTGTAGACAACATTTTGCCAGCTATCGCTTGAACACCACCACCTGCTGCAATTTCAGCTGGTGTAAGCATCCTTCTTTTTTCAAGCTCTGAAGTGTAAGCCAGGTTTCTTAATGCTGGATGAATGCCAACGAATGCCGGATTTCCATATTGTCCAAATGCTACTGAACTCATGGAAGCAGCTGTACTTAATAGTGTATTTGCTTGAACACCAAGAGCTCTACCGTAGCTAAAGGCGTCTGTACCTATAGATTGAATAGCACTTATGTTACGGAAACTATTAAGACCCATGTCTTTTAGCTGTTTTACAACTTGCATGGTCTCTTGTACGTCTTTACTACCTAGAACACCGGTTAAAAACTTAACAACATTACTAGCTGCGGAAACTTGCTTAACGAGTTCCTCTGGAGTTTCACCCTGAAACATATTTCCCTGAAGCCCCATCATAGTAATATCTCTGAAACCTGACATATTTAATCTTGGTTCCAAGTGAGATGTTCTATAAAGTTCCTCATATGCTAAGTTTTCGATTCCACCAACTGCGCGCTGTGCTTCCTTCATTGTAAAAGGAGATCTAAAGCGAGCAGACATACGCATCATTGCAGCTACATCGTTATTGTGTCTAACACTTGCTTCTACAATTGGATCTACTAGTAGATCAACGGCAGCACCAGCTGCAGCACCGAATGGAAGTCCAACGGCAAAGCGACCAATTGTACCTAGCATTCCGGTTCCCATACCCATAGCCCCGCCTATGGCTCCACCAGCTTGAGCTCCTGCAAACATTCCTGCAGCCTCTTTGGCAAGTGCTCCAACAGTGGCTACACCAGTACTAGAACCGCGCAATGCCATGCCAGTTTGACGTTCACTCCAAAATTCATTTTGGTTAACATTGTATTGCTGGTTTGCAGCCATAAGATTCATCAAACTGTTTGATCCAGCGTATTGCTGGTAAGCTTGACTTAGACTACCATTATAAAGTCCACCTGGTCCTCTAGGAATCCACTGACTTGCTATATTTATTGGTGCAAGCTGGTTGCTATTGGATGCCATAGCTGAACCTATCTTAGTACCAACATTAGCCATAGTCTGTGACATAGAAGCCAATGTAAGATTAAGCGTTTGGAAGCTAAATGCGAGTGAATCCCTAAAAGATCTAAGCGTGCTAGATAGATCACTTTGAGCCTGAGCTGCTGGTAACGCAGATGAATATACAGTTGTATTAAGTGTTGTGGAGTCTAGCTGACCACTTAATTCCATGTGTGTTCCCTCCTAATAAGAGATCACAGCACCTGGTTTGGTACACCTGTTCTCTTATATTTATTAACTAATTCTGAATACTTGAACTTGTATCCAACGTTGTCAATATGGTACTCTTTGAACTCATTCGTTGGCACAACAAATTCGGCGTTTATTTTGTCAGTATCTGTAATATAAATAGCATCTACCTTATCAGGAATATTAAAATCAGGAATAGTAATATATTCCTCCCCCAGAATTAAAGAAGCACTATTTATCCAAAGATCTAGTCTATTCTTTAATACGTTGTATTGCCCAATGTTGGTTTTTAACGCTAATTGTGACTTTGGTGTTATACTAATAATCATTATGCTTACTCCCTATTAATTTTTATAGTTATATTATACCTATAGCATATAGACATAAGAAAATAGACCCGAATGCGGTGCATTGTCGGGTCTAGATCTTTTCCTGCAATAGCCAGGAAATGCTTTATGTCACTAGTAGCCTTTGTGTTGTGGCTGGTGTCCGAAGTTATGGGTGAAGAAAGGAGGTGGGAAGAACGCCCATAGCCTTATAGTTTGCAAAGGAGGGAGATGCATTCTATTAAGCATTGTATAGTATACTACTAGTTACTATTATATTTATTCATACGGCGATCAAGAACCGTGGCAAATGGCATTCCTTGAAGGTACGGATATTTATTGAGAAGCGTTGTAGGCTGTGTTATCATTTTGATTTTCTTAGCCTTATCTTCATCAGATAAACCCGAGTCACCCTGAATTTCTGCAATAGCTCTCTGAGCTCTTATTTTACCTAGGTTCTCAGCACCGTACATAAACGGTATAGTTGCTGCTACGGTCAACTTGTCTGACCTGTTAGCATTGGAAATATAGTTATTAAACATTGTGGATAGCTTAGAGTGTACTTCTGGATGATCTGGGTACAACTCTTGTAGTCTATTAAGGCTACCTGTTACACTTGAAACCAATGGTCCTGTTTTTTGGAGATAGTTACGTGTACCAACATAGGCCCCAGCACTTAACCCTGTCATACCAAGTCCTAGTGCCAGTTTCTTTTTGTCATCCCTGTTTTTATAAGCATAGTATCCAGCTAATGGAGTTGTTAATAGAGTCGCATTATTTAAAATTGCAGCTCCTGTTAACTTTTGTAGATCCTTTTGAGATACTGTTGAAGCTGCGCTATCTAACAATGCTCCAAATTGAGGATCTTTTAGTGCTTGTTTGTTCTTAAGTGATGTATATAAAGCTGCAGCTCCTAACCCAGCACCAAGAACTAGGGCTCCAAGCATACGTTTCCTATACTTAGAAGTTTCTGGAGTGCTCGGATTATCCATGTACTCGTTAACCATCTGCACTGGTGGCACTGTTTTTTTAGCCTTTATATAAAAGTTCTCTTTCTCATCAAACTTGGCATCGTAAGGAGCATTATCCTCATTAGTTGCTTGGGCTAACTCTGTATAATCTTCGAGTCCTCTGACAACCTTGTTGCGAGTACTAGGAGATACTTTGTCTTTTAACTTTGAAGCTGCTAATAAAATAAATGGTGAAGCTGTAAGTACAGTATTCTTGACACCTTTTAGCTTATCAATCTTTCCTTCGAGTGTTGCATCCATTGAGTCAAAGTATCCAGGGTCATCTTCTTTGGCTGCAACTTTTTTTGCTTCTCGATTGTACTCTGCTATCTGGTTATCTATTGCTTTTCTATAATTATTATAGCATAAGGCAGACTCTGTTGTCAAGCCCCCAAGAACAAGTGCACCAGTTAAACTTTTGGCAGTCTCTGGGTGCCTTTTAAGCGTAGATATAATATTCATTATTACTCCATGTAGGCAGGTCTACGAAAATTTTCTATTAATTGTTGTGTAAAAGATGGTTGTGACTTAGCTGCTTCATTGATGGAAGCTCCTAGAAATCTGTTTCCTGAGTTAGCAGGAATAGTTAACTCTGTAGCTGCATATTTGTATTGTTGTTCAAAGATGTGAGCTCGTGTTGATGCATCTAACCCAAGAGCATTAGCAATCTTTGTTGCAGAAATTGTAGGATGGTTGTCTCTGTCTGGTGTATTCATTGGACCATCTTGAGCCATGTACTCTTGCCAATCATAGTAGTCAGGACCGTCTGCTGGCTGGTTATTAGCAGGCTTGCGTGTGTCCATGGGAATATTGTCATCCATAGCGGCATCTTTTTCTAAATCTTGAGTGTCTGTATGAAAATTAGGGAGTATTCCTGATTTATAAATATCAATATGCATTAAAATAACCTCCATAGGATTCTCTTGTACTAAGAATTATACCTATGGAGGTTGTTGTATTTATGTTTAATTATACTTGGTACTTACTTCGTCTAACTTGGCAAGCAGGGTAACTGTAGAATCATGAAGTTCCTTTAGGTCATTCATGAATTTCTCGAATAGTGGTACAGTTTCATACAGCTCATCACTGGATTTCTCTGAAAACTGGTAGTCTAAAACAGGCTGGATGGCTGTATGTAGCTGATATCCAATAATGTCCTGAATTAACTCCTTGTCTTCCACACTTAGTGGTTCTCGGTGTAGTATTGGGTGCCCGCCTTGTAAAAACAGACTCAACGTAGTACCAAGAGTTTCACATGCATCACCAACTAGTAAGTCAATGTACTGCTGACTATAGTTATGACAACTAGCATCTGCGTATCTACCATCTTTTTGATCGGAAGTATCCGTTAGAGGATCAGTAGTAGCTATGTAATCCTTGGTAACTATATTTTTAAGGACGTTCTCAATGGATGTATTTATCAATTCTGGAGTGTTGACTCTGATATCACCTAAGAATGCTATGAACTCCGGGGAATCCCATGGATATGCCGGTGTTATAGGGAAATTTGGACCGTAAGGCTCAAGTTTGTTTCTGGAATACGCCAACTCTGCTGCTACTGTGCGCACCTTTCCTTTCTCTGTCTCCAGCTTTTGTAAAGTATCATTTATATGATCTTTTAACTGATAAAGAGTAGTGGATGTTTCAGCAAGAGATTTAAGAGCTTTATTTTCCCAAGTAGAGTACTCATCCAATAACGGTTTTACATCAACTTTCTTGAGAGCCTTGGATGACTCCTCTGTTAACTCCTTGCTATCCTCTTTATGATCACCTGGTTTTATTTTATTTAAGAGTGACTTTATTGTTGTCATAATCATTAAGATCTCCTCATGGTACTTTAATTGTACTACTTGGTGAAGCTGCAAGCATTGCTGCAATTTCATTCAGCGTTTGATGTGTCTTTTCAACGAATGCTGAATCGTTGTTCTTGCGCAATTCCTTTGTACCAGGCAATACAAGATTTATATATTCATCAGTAAGTTCTTCAATACGTTTAGATAATTTAGGATCTAAGGCTAGCCCGCTTGCAAGTACATTAATTAGAGTCTCAAATATCCGGAACTGTTCTCTTCTTAACCATACTGCCTGGCACAGTGAATCTTGAAGAGTTCCTATTTCATGTACAGGACACCCAGATATATACATCGCTGCTCTAGTTAAGTACACCGGGCTATTTAAAAATCTTTGATGAGTTCCTCAAAGTTCTTGGAGATATATTCCACCTTTTTGAAAAACGCTGCACGACGTTCCCACAAGTAGTTTATTAGAACAGAGGGAAGAGTTTGCAAGAACTCAGCACGTTCTTCCATTGACTTACGAAGTTCACCAGGAGTACCGCGATTGATTGGTTTGAAGTGGTTACCACCAAACTGTTCAATGTTCATACTGAGAACATACAGTGAGTTAACAAGTGCACCAGTATCACGCAGTGAACCTGGAGTAAGATGTTCTTCAGTGAGTTTCATAGCCATTTGGTCTTCCCAGAAAAACTGAGTACGAAATACTACAGTAGCTCCTCGAATGGAAAAAGTCTCTCGAATAATTCCCTTCATAAGCAAAGAATCTAATAAAGGTAATATTTCATCTTTTGTGAATTCAGTTTTTTCTGTGTCTGTACCAACTTTACTGAATTCCACTTTTTTAGTAGTATTAGTTGTATGTTTTGCTTCCTCATCCTCAACTGTTGGTTCATTATGTACCACAGTAGTAAGCGGAGATTCTATATCATTAGATACAGAATAATTTTTAGGCTCCTTTTTGTTTAGTATCTTTAACATAGTCTCATACCCCTCGTCAGTAGACGCCTCCTTGGGGACATAGGGCTTGATTGCCATATTCTCCTCTTCACTAGTATCAGGTTTATCACTAACTGCACCAGCGTTATCGATTGGCACTGTACGTGCAAAGGGGTCAAAATAGTTATTTGAATGTTCACTCATTGTAACTGCCTCCGTAAAACTAAATTGGTAGTATTTCCTTTATGACATAATTATAACAGTAGTCAAACATAAAGTCAAGTAAAAATGGTTATATTAAATTATCTGACAACTATCTACACCTTTCTACACCTTTCTACACCTAATTTTTTTAAAAGTGTAACCGCCGAAAGCCTTATGGGGCAAGGGTTTCATTGTTTAATAGTGCTCTGGTTACACTTTCTACACTTTTTTGAATACACATATACATATATACGTATACGTATATACTTATATACTTAAAACTCCTCGCGCACATATAATATATATATTTTAGTGTAGAAAGTGTAACTACTACTACTACAGTGGCTGAAAGCCTTACAGGGAAAGGGTTCCAGCGGTTACACTTTTTCAAAAAACAAGTGTAGAAAGGTGTAGAAAGGTGTAACCAGTAGACTATATTTTCTGAAAAATCTCTTCCATAAAAATGGTATAAGTATATTAGGGGCACTCTGTCACCCAAAATTTTATTGACATGGTAAGTGTAGAGTGCTATTCTTTTAGTAAAGAAAGGAGAGGTTTTAATGCATAAATCACTAAGAACATGGACACTACATGTTCAGTACAGGATTAAACCTGATCAGCGCAGGTACTACAAATATCAAAGACAATACAAAGGTCCATTAAATGGTTGTGCACTATGGCATAATCAAGATAACAGCTTAATAGAAATTGACCCACGTAATGCTCACATATTAGTATCTTTTAAGCTACCAAATAAAAAAATAAAGCAAATAGATATTAACAATGTATCTATTGAATGCTCTAACCCTACAAAAAAAATGATTTATTTGCTAAACAAACATAACTACTTAAGCATAGAGAACGATGTCATCTATGCCACTACACTTACAAATAGACGTATCAAGTTGATAGACCTAGATACTGTGTGTAAAATACATTATATCTGTAGGTTAAACACCGTATTTATAAATCGAATGGAGGAGATACTGGATTACCCCAATGGAATACATGGTACACCAGTATTTATTGACGAAGAAGACTTTTCAGATGAAGACTACTTTTATGCTTACAAGGAGCAGTTAAGAATTGATAATATTACGGATTCACTACGACGTGCTTTTCCCTATAATTCTGAATTACTAGCTGCTATTCCAAAATTCAATAGTCTACCAAAAGAGTTACACAATTTATATGCATCATCATCAGCACTGGATTCACTGTATGATTCAATATCTAGTAATTCAAAGAGCATAATATGGAATCCTGCAAAACGAAAACCAATAAGAGATCTGATGTATACTAAGTATGTCAATCAATTGTTGCATGTATCAAAGTTATATCGAATCATAAATGAACTAAATTCATCACTAACTATCATTAACTATCTACTATCTGAGTTACTAAAGTATATATCATCACCACGCGTAGTATTCTGTGACTCAAAGGTGTTGCAAAATATGGCTTGCATTCGATATAAAGACATATCAATTGCTATGTCTAGACTTCATGGGATCATTAAAGAGCTAGAAGGTCCTATAACAGAAGCATATCAAGAGATACGTGTAGCAGACTTTAAAAAGAATACAGTATGGCGTAAATATATGCTTACAGTGTTAAAACAAGACAAATTGGGTGAGGTGAACAAAGATGGGGATAATTAAGTATTCAATGGTTTTCAATAATCGTCACCCATACCCAGAGTATGTAAAGGATACATTATTTGACTCTGTATCAATTTATGACCCACGAGATACTAAGTTCATGGAAGCTACAATAAGAGAAAAATTCCGCAAATGGAAAGATGAAGGATTTTCAGGTGTCTTCTTGTTTCTTAGCGGACTTATTTCTGCTACTGTATGCGCGATAAACGTAGCATACGAAGAAAAAATGTATCTTAGATTATATCATTATTCAGTTATAACCGATTCATGGCTACCTCAAAACGTATCTGTATTTGACGGGGTCAACGGTTATCATAACACTCTCACAATGTCTGAGGAATTAAACCTCGCATTGGAGATTCAGCGAACTTCGTCTTTAGGCAAGTATGCAACGGCACTCTTAGCAAACTACGTGCTAGCATATAAAGACTTAGAGAGGAAAAACATGCATACTGTCTTAGACTGGGACGCTGAACGAGCTGTATTAAAAGGGAAATTAAACTCCTACATTCCTCCGTATGTAGAAGCAATGAGGATCTATGCAAACAGATTACAGCAAGATCCGTCGGAGTCTTACTCCGACTACCTTTATACACAGCTCATAAGAAGAAAGGAGGGCACATATGGAAACGGAGGACTCCAAGGTACAGCAATCCCCCCAACAGCAAGTAGGTATACCACTACGCGACCAGTTCCTAGGAAACGTAATCGACCTACAGGTAAAGGTAGGAAAGGACGTTAAGCAAGATATGTTTATCTGTGTCAGCAAAGATACAGTTGATCTTGCAACGAAACTCTTATCTGCCATGAAATGGGGACTTTAATGATTGCCGGCGACTAGAATTTCCTAGTCGCCCACAATACAATCCTTGGAGATTGCTCTAATTTGGGAGTAGATGATAGTGAAATATATTATTATCTACCCCCACTTTTTTAAATGCAAAGGAGATGATTGCACATGACTTATAGTTTCGAGTTTACACTAGTCACTGCTATTTTAATGTTAGCAATAGGTACATATTGTTTGATTATGATTATTGAAGACATACCAATAAGAAAGAGGTAACCATGGATACTCAAATTTCACAAGAATCATTACTGTATTATGTTAATCATCACTACGAAATTAATGGTAGCAGTAAACCTATATTGGGAATGCCAGACTTTAATACCTTTAATAGTAATACTAGTGAGTTGACTTTAAGTCAACAATTCTGCAGCTTAGTACGTGCGTTAAATATAGTCTTCCCAATATTTCCAATTTATCCATTCCTTTCTTAATATCTCAAGGATGACTATTATGAACAAAGAAGATTGTTCTTGGTGCTTAACAGAAGTAAACTATTTGACAAAATACTGGGGTGTAGATTGGTACACTTATGGGTGTTCCGCAGTAGAAATTTGTGACCATAATTTTCATTATATACATACAACTTTTCATCTAAATGGATCTCTATATACTGACGTTGAAAAGTTCCTACCACTAGCTATAGTACTTAGTTGATTATCAAAGGAGGTGAGTATAACTATGTCTACATATAAGGATTCTATGGTTAAAGAGTATAGAGACGTTATAGGGCTACTTTTATCAAACTATGTTTATGGTATACTTAATGGCGAAATACTGGACATAAGGTACTTTACATGCTAAAATATCTGTAACAGCTATGTAATTTATCAAAAACAAGATACAAGGAGGAAGAAACATGACTATTGAGCAAGACAAGTGCACCGTAACAGTGCATTGGTGGTACGGATATATCGAAACATTAAATAATAATATTTCAATTGGAGGTTAAATTATGGATACTAAACCTATTTGTAGTAAATGGCATGAACAAGATGTTGTTCCTAGAGAATATGAAACTTGCATTTTTGAAATCAACCAGTATGACGAAAAAAGTATTTTTATTGGTTTTAGGCAGGGAAATGGAATATGCAAAAAAAGTAATGCCTCACATGTATGTGGAGAAGAATCAGTAATACGTTGGTGTTATATTACTCTTAATTAACCCATGGGATGCGGCGGCTGGGTTGCCGAATGGCAGTAGGTTGCGGACTTGGCAACGGTAGGCCCATTATTGTTATGGACTGATGAAACAGGCCTGCATAAAATCCAAGAATTCCCACGTCGCCGCTTTTATAAAGGAGGAAGAAAAATGAATGTTAAATTAATGAACGATCTGGTTGTAAAGTATAGCTTAGAAAAAATTGGGCAATTCGCTTCAATCTGTAAGAACGGAGAGTTGCCACCGCGCGAACAACTCATTAAAATTGGTAAATCTTGTATGAGACAAGGTCATTTTAGTACATGCCGTGGAATTATGTGGAACTTTCAAATCACAGGAATTTCAAGAGTATGTTCACATCAACTCGTGCGTCATCATGTCGGTGTTGCTATTAATCAGGCCAGCAATGTTTACCAAGAAGCTAACACCAATGTTGTACTACCATATACAGTACAAGGAGCTTGTGGTAATGACACCGATTTAGAGCATGAAATCAAAGATCTTTTTGATAAGAGTCAACGAATCTATGCAAAATTGCGTGAACGTGGTATTAGCACGAGTGACTCTAGGTACTTGCTGCCACAGGGACTGGAGACTAGTATCAACATTGCGTTAACCCCAGAGGCACTGATCCATCTATGTCATGAACGTTTATGTTCTAAAGCACAATGGGAGATTCGTGGTGTAGTACAACGAATGGTAAAACAAATTATAAAAATTGAACCATTCTGGGAAGAGCTATTAGTGCCTAAATGTATGTATCTGCATGGATGTCCGGAAGCACTAGGATGTGGTTACTATAATTCCAAGGTAAACATGACTAATGTGGGGGAACCTGTAGCTCACATTGAACAGAGACTAAATGTATTTAAATGTGACTCCTGCGGACGCCAGTTGATGCACAAAGATGACGATCAAGTTCCAATTGTTAAAGTTGGCGATAAGCAGTGGTGCAGGGAATGCTATAGAAAACACAATGAAGAAATAACAAGAGGTACAAATGATTACTATTAAACAACTAATACAAATACTGGAAGAGATTGAATCAAAATATGAATCCGACACTCACATATGTATACAAACAGTTGAACCAAGAACTAAGAAGGTAATTTACAGCAATTATCTTCAGCTGGGGAGCAACAGGGCAAATAAGACAACAGTGGTAAACACAGTTGCGATAAGAAAATGGTGCAGAGATTACCTTAAGGAGGAAGTAGCAGAGGATAACAATGATTGATGTAGGTGAACTAATAGATATTCTAGAAAAGATTCAGTCAGAATACGGATCTGATGCCACTGTTTGTATTCAACTATATGATCGTAACACCAAGAAGTTAATCTACGGTGATCATCTTCTTGGAGTACATATTAGGAAAGACGGGACAACAGTTCTATCTAATAGAAAGGGGGAATAACATGCTTGATGATTATTTAGATGAGCTAGGTACATTAGACGAGGCACTAGACTCTGAAGATACCTCTGAGAGCTCCAGAATTGACTCTACAGAAGACAATCCAGCTTACCCTATAGAAGACATAGATCCAAAGAAAATAGTCTTCTGTAAGTCTTGTAAGAAGCGTACAGTACATATCAAGACAATCGACGGAGAATGCCTTACATGTGCATTTAAACGTTTACGTAGACTTGAAAGTGAACTAAGTACGCTACATCAGTTGCAAGGTAAGCGCGAGTACTGCATAATGGATGGGCATAGAGAGATCAGTAAGAATAAGTTGTTCCCTGACTGGAATGGTAAGTTCGTGATTAACGGTGTGGAACTATACCCAGTACAGCCACTATGTAGTCAATGTCTTACCAAGTTAACAGCGTATTTCATTTACTTCTTAGAAGAACGTGGAATAATGCGTAGAGCTCCTGGGCATAAGGATAATCTTTTTGGAGACCCTTATAATACTAAAATGACAATCCTTGAGGAACAGGATGCCAAGGTAAGACTTCAGAAATTTATTCAGTCAATCGATCTTTACGTGCTCGATAGGCAAAGCCCTTTGTCTGGTCTTTATAAGACTCTGCGCCTGCGTCAGCGGGCGTTGTTAAAAAGAGAGGCGGTGAAGAAAAAGAAATGCCTAGAAGAAAAGTCACAGCAGAGCCAGCTCAAGAACCAGAGCCAAAGCGAAGAACAAGAAAACAAAAGGAACCAGAAATCCCAGTATGTGGAATCTGTGGACGACAAAAGCAGCGAGGGAACCCCTTACACAAAGTAGTCCTTGATTTCCAAGTAGATAATACTGGGTACTCCTACAACGATTACATGTGTAAGGAGTGTTTGGAATATTTCCCGGGATTTTTAGCTGGTTCACTATACTTTGGAGGACTTGCAACTAACAAGGGCAAGCTTAGCAATTTCATGCTGCCTCCAGTACAGTTGACACTACAAAAAAGATAAATTCATGGCCTCTAGGATTAGTACCCTAGGGGCCTTTTAATTGGAGAGATTATCATGCAAACAAAACCAATAAATGTCAAACGATACAAAGAGTACATAGGAAAGAAATATGGACATCTTACAATTGTAAACATATTTGATCCAGGACTTGATGTAATCCCACATGTAGCTATGGCGGAGTGCCTATGTGATTGTGGAAACCATGTAGTTTATAGGTTAAGCAAGGTTACTAGTGCGTCCATTACAACCTGCAAAAATTGTCCATCACCATACGAAAAATATGTTGGACAAAAATTTAAACATTTAACTTTGTTACAGATACTACCGAATAGAGATGACAACGGATGTATTCTATGCAAATGCAAGTGTGACTGTGGACGGGAAGTAACTTATCGTGCAACGGTTGTAATCCAAGGTAAACTACCCACTTGTGGGTGCAATATAGATCGCAAAAAACCAACAGAAAATAAGTCTAAGATGTGTTGGAGATGTCCATATACATTTCCTGGGTGTATTTGGTCAGACGTGAAAAAACGATGTTGCAAGGAATGTCCCACTCCCTGTCCTAATAAGTGCCTAAATATACCAGAAAAATGTGGAGCGGTAAGGATTTCCAAGTCTACACAGGAGGACTACTAACTATGTTGCACACTGATATGACTAAGAAAACAACTTCATTCATCGAAATACTAGTTTCAAAAGACGAGCAGATAAAAATACCACAGCTACTACCAGGTAGTATATATAATATAGCATTCTATTCATTTTTATATATTGGGAATCGTATTATAAAGAATTACAACAATCCAAATAATAACAAAGTAGACGTTTGCTATATATGTATATTGGATCCACTTAAAGTAATACATATTGAGGTTCAAGATCAGAAAGAAGTCAACAATAACTTTTATCGTCGAGTTCTACTATGCTAAAGTGCAGAAGGAGTAACCAAATGTTCAAAGAACTAAGAATTCAAAAAGCAAAAAAAACTCTTGCAACATTACTGCTCGGGCAAGTGTATACTAACCATGAGTATGTTTTGCTTTACATAGGTCTTTCTCCAAGTCGGATGTCTGCAGAATTCAAAATAATAAACACTGATCCTATCGGTGAACTTAAAGCAATGGGCAATTATACCAAGCCGAACATGAAGTTTATAGGATCACTAAGTAGAATATTATTGTGTTAAGAAGGTGACTATATGAGATTTATTGAATTTCATAAACAAAAAAATGCTTATGGAGATATACTGTGTGTGCCAATTATTCATGTAAGCCATTCGGAAAGAGAATATTTGGCAACGATTATTAGAGACACAGACATAGGCTATCCTGGAGCGAAAAAGAAACTAATATTTCAGCTCTATACTGCAATTTCACATGAAGATGTAAAAGATCCTGTAAACCATTGGGTAACTATTCCATGTAATATTAGAAACAGGGATTTAATTGGTGGTATGATTTCCTAGTGGACATTCTGGTAAGAAACTGATATAATAAAATACATATAGGAGGTACAGATATATGATATTCTTAACAGGCGATACCCACGGATTTCACGACGCTGACAAAATTTTCAAACTCTCTAGTAGGATACCAAGGATAACAGAAGATAAAGAGAACTACTTGATAGTTGCAGGAGACTTCGGATGTATTTGGAGGTACCCAGAACACGCTAATCTGAAGATAAACTCTAATGATCTCCACACTATTGAGTACATTTATGAAGATGCTCCATTTATCACTCTCTTTGTGGACGGAAACCATGAAAATCACGTTGTACTCAATCAGCTCCCGGTTTCTAAAAAGTGGGGTGGATGTGTACATCAGTTGACACCTTATTGTTACCACTTAATGCGGGGTGAAGTGTTTACCATTCAAGATAAAACATTTTTAGCTATGGGTGGTGCATTATCCGTAGATAAAGACCTACGTAAAGAAGGTGCGAGTTGGTGGACAGAAGAGTTAATCTATCAGAAGGATTATGATAATGCTATGAACAACATGGCTAAACATAATAATACTGTAGATTACATAGTTACTCATACGTGCCCAACACCAGTAGCCATTGAACTCGAAAAGGAGCTTCCACCATACGATACAGGTCTCTGGGGTCATAAGAAAACAGATCAATCATGCCAATTTTTAGAAGATCTACGAAGGCAAATTCAGTTTAAGGAATGGTTTTTTGGTCATTTCCACGTAATTTCTGATATAACTTATGATAACCATGAATTTCACTGTATGTACAATAATATAAAAGGAATAACAAGTTAGGAGGTACATAACAATGAAACTAAAATTATGCAAAAGCTTTAAGAAACTTTGGTTACCAAATCCAAAAACTGTAGTAGCAATGCAGGTAGAGGAGCAGTCTATTGACACGACGCGTAAGCTAGAGTTACTAGTTAAAAAAGGATTCAAGACCTTTATCTGGGACACATCTTATTTACGCTCATACTGCATAAATGACGCTTGGGTTACACAGCAGTTGTTTTTAAGACTGTATAAACAAAAAGTAAATATTGTATTTCATATTGACGACTCCATTGACTTACTTTCTTTGGCAGCCATCGGAAATACATATCCAGTATATCTAAACAAATATGCAACCATAGACTTTACATCATATAAAGAATTACCATCTGAACATCGGTCAGACGTTAGAATAATGCTTGGGAAACAAGTTCAGTACTTAGAGTTCGCTAATATTAGCAATTCAGATGACCAGGAACTTCCAGCAGTTGAGGCACAAGCCATGAAGCTTGTTACTGGAATCGGCGATAGCTATTTCACGAAAGTAATAGCAGCAACTTTTCTCCCGCAGCCTAGAGAAGTTGACAATGCAAAATTCTCACGTATTGAAGATCTTTTAGATGACTACCTTTATTAAACGTGGAGAAAACCTAGTATTTAAACTAGGAGTACAGGGTGTTGAAAGACTTAAAAAGGTCCTTCGACACCTTGTATATAACAAGAAAACAAAGCTATGGGAAACGCGGGCTTCCATATCTGTTTTTCTTGATCTGTATACTAAAGTACCCAAGTTATTGAATTCTAAAGACCCAGAAACAATACTTTGGGTAACACACATGAAATCCCTATACCCAAGATTACATGATATTCAGCAGGGAATAGCAAAGATTACTTTGCCAGACACAATTGATTATGTGCTTAAGCCTTACAAGCACCAGATGGAAGCCATTGCATTCGCACTTTATATAAATAAATGTGCTCTTTGGCTAGACATGGGATTAGGTAAGACATATACAGCAATAACATTGGCTAAGATACGTCATTCGCAACGGCATTTCGGAGGCGTAAACAGAGTATTGGTTGTTGCGCCAAGATCTTTGTTATATCAATGGGAAACAGAAATAAAAAGGTTAGTGAAGTCTGCAGAAGTATTTTCTATAGTTGGCACTCCTTATCAGAAGGAGAGAGCAATAGAGAAAATAGCTGCAGCAGATGGGTTTACTTGGACCCTAATTAGTTATGAATCTGTTGGTAATGTATATGATGAATTAGTAGCCTTAAATCATGATATGTTTATCTTAGATGAGGCAACAAAAATAAAGAATCCTAAAGCAAAGCGTACAGAGAAAACAGTTGATCTCTGCAACACTATCCGTTATGGTGTTGAGCTAACAGGAATGGCTTACGTAAACTCTCCACTAGACCTATTTAGTCAGTTTAGTGCAATTGATCCAACCGTGTTTGGCGTAAACTCATATGTATTTTCCCATAGATACATAAACTACGCTAACATGACATTTGGAAAAATTATTCTTGGGTATAAGAACATGGAGGAACTGAAGTCACGTAGTTATTTAGCTGCATTCGCTAGAACAAAAGACCAGTGTCTTGATCTTCCAGCTCGTGTATACCAAGTGCGAAAGCTACCTGTAAATGAAGACCAGTATAAGTGGTATACGAGTCTTTTAGATCAGCTTGCACAGTCTAAGGATGGTACAGGAAACTATCAACAGACGTATGTGGTTGCATTGCTGGAAAAGTTTACCCAGATTACATCAGGTTTTATTCTTACAGATGACCATGAATACATCTGGTTGGACAGCCCAAAGTACGCCGAAGCATGGGATATAATTTCCAATTCCAAAGAAAAATTTATTATATGGGCAAGACATACTTACACACTTAAAAAACTTGCAGCATATTTCACTGGAAAAGAAAGGAACAAATGTAAATTAAATGTGCAAGTTCTTGATCGTCATTCATCAGCATCTGCAAGGCAGTATATAAAAGAGCAGTTTAAGAATGGAAATATTGATGTTCTTATCCTCCAGCTACAGTCCGAGTGTCGTGGTAATGACTTTACGTGTCAGACTTCAAGTGTTAGCAGTATTTTCTTTGAAAACTCTGCTAGTATTGAAGAACGTAGTCAGGCGGAAGATAGACAACATCGTATTGGTATGGTTGGAACAGCTCTCTATATTGACCTAGTATGTGAAGATACCTATGATGAAGGCATTCAAGTATTACTTGAGGGGAAGAAAACAATCACATCATATATTAGAGAACAGAACCTACAGATTCTTCTTGGTTCTGGTGGAACAATAGCGGTAAAGAAGAGCAGATCACAGAAGCGACCTAAATCACCGTCCGAGGTTGCTCAACGTGTAGCAAAGGCTGAAGAAGAGGCACAAGATTTTTCTGAGATTGAAGGAATGGAGACATTTAATGACCAATAAGGGGGAATAATAATGGAGTGGACAAAGTATAATTTAAATAATTATGAAGCGTCTACTGGTGTTGAAGACAACATCGTAGAAGAATGTCAGGAAGACACTTGGACTATTCTTGATGCATTAAATATTGCTGTAAAGAAAATAAATGCAGATGAAGTAACACCTGCAGAGTATTTTAATATTTTAAAATCACAAAAACATAAAATATCTAATAACGCATTAAATAAGAGTTACGATGCTTGTTTACAGTTAGCAGATAAATATGCTAAATTAGGTCAGTTGGCTGGGCTAAAACGCATTGGATTCCAAATGGCATGTATTATTCAGGAACGTAAACTCATTGAAACAGGAATTACAACCTACGTATATAAAGAAGACGTGATGACTTATATTGATAAGGTAAAAGATAAAAGCATAAAAATCTGTTATCTTAAAGACTATGAACGCGAGATCCCGGATGAAGTAAGTGAGACAATTCTGTCAGTTAAAGATATCTTTGATGAATTCGTTGTTATCTACACAGACTATACCATTAAGGAAACCATGAAAACAAAGGCATTCATAGAACACAAAGAAAAAGACCCTATAGTATTTGGTATTTTTACTGACAAAGAGAACATTTTCACCTTAGATCGTCTGTATTACATTGCTGATTGGGTAGACGAATACTGTGATCTAACACTTGACAAACTTGTAGAAGAATACAAAACTATGACCGATAGACACATCACAAGAACCATGTCTACACCACTTACACTTGAGGATGTTAAAGAGAAGATTAAGTGCCTTGAGGCAAAGGATGCGTCTAGTGGAGTCTATAAGGTTACAGATTATACACCAAGTAAAAATAAGACGTTCTTTGAAAAAGTATCTACGTTCTTTAGCAGAAAGGATTAAGCAACTTCTACTATAGTAATGGGAATATAAGAGGAGGTAAAAGTATGAGTCCTAAGGAGTTATATGAGTGGGCGTTGGATCACAACGCTGAAGATTGCAAAATAGAATTTATGTGTTTCAACGGTAGCAGTGATTACAAGCTTCTAACAATGAAAGATTTGGGAATATCTAAGCATTTAAACGGATCACCAGAAACAGTGTTACTAAATCTGAATAAGGGAATATAAGGAGGAATTTAAAATGTCTTGGGATTGTGTAGTAGTTTACAAAGATACTAAAGAAGACGTAAAGCTTGATAAGCCAATAGATTTAAAAGGAGGAACATACAATGTATTTGGTACAGATATTCTGTGGCTAAACGTTACTTACAACTACTCCCAGTCCTATAGAAAGAAGCTACCTGAGAGCCTACGAAGTTTAGATGGAATGGATGTAAAGGAGTCCATCCCAATTCTACAAGACTTGGCGGATAGTCTTGGAGATGATAAAACGTCTAATTACTGGGAGCCAACAGAAGGAAACGCAAAAGCTGCACTCATGAAGTTGATTAAATTAGCTGAACTGGCACCAGACAATACAATGTGGGAGGTTGATTAACAGTGGAAACTTTAATCCCAAGTACTGCCATTCAAGCTGCAATGATTATTATTGAGGTTACTCTTTTAATCTTGATTATTATAAGCATACAGGTATCACGAGCAATAGTTGATAAAACCAAACATAATGAATACAACGTCTCTAACAGCATTCCAAAATTCACATACACTACGTTAAAGATAACTAAGGAGGTACAAAATGATGACAAAAAAGCAGAAAGTACTAGTAGGATTAGCGTTGATGTTGACACTAATGGCAACATTACCTCCCAAACAACTACCAGAGTACCAAAACCCTGATTTACCAAAGTCTATGCAAATACGCTGGCCTACTTTTTCACAAAAGGTTGCAAATGCGGAGCAACATCATTACGTATTGCACGTAGTAGCCACAGCATACTGGACACATATTGGAGGGCATGGAATTGCATATGACGGGAATCCAGCAGTAGCATACCGTACCCTTGCGGTTGATCCAAATATAATCCCTTTAGGATCAAAGGTGCATGTACCTGGCATTGGTTGGATGCTAGCGCATGACACTGGTAGCTCAATAAAGGGTAACAGAATTGATATTGCTATGGAATCAAATCAAGCAGCCATTAAGTGGGGAAGAAAAGAGTTGACAGTTACTGTAATTCCGCCACAGTAAGAAAGGAGAGACAAGGATGTATATGACAGTAAGAGACTTAATATCATATGCTATAGAGAATAGGTGTCTAGACTATGAAATTGCCATTGAGGGATGGGATGCTTACGGTGAGGAAACAACATTTCATCCTGGAGTAGAATGTTTACGTAGTAAACATACAAATGACTACTTAAAAATTTATGTAGATCCCACGTACCAATCAACGGAGGAAGAATAGATGCATAACTACGAGGTTAGCGGCTACAATCTTTTAACTGCAGAATTAGTTATTAAAAGCTATGTATGTAAGTCTTCAGAAGTAGCACGTATGCTGTTTCTTCAAGAAAATCCAATGTGTAATGAGGAGATACTTTGTATAAACAAAGATTCTAACAGGATTCAATAAAGGAGGACAATACAAATGGAAAACTTAGATAGAATGTCTCGTTCAGAATTATTAGAATACGTAACTATTCATACCAATGAGTTAGATTTATTAGTAGCTTTAGCAGAAGAGGCTGCAGAGTTAAGCAAGGCAGCATTGAAGCTTGCAAGAGCTCGCAAATATGTAAATCATCCAACACCAGTACAGAGTGACCAGGCATTAAAAGACTTAGTAGAGGAATACACAGATGTAAAACTTTGTGTTGACGCATTCGCAATAGATTATGATCCAGACCTGTTGCAGAAGAAAACACTGCGTTGGGCAAAGAGACTTGAAAGAGCAGCAGAGGAACAAAAGGAGGGTTAATATGAAAGTTATAATCTATATAAACATGACTACTGGGCTGGAACAACTAAAAGAATTTCAAGAAAAGTTTAAAGATGGGGAAGCAGAATTTCATTTCTCTCACTTGCAATCTACACATTTGGAACAAGTGAACTATAAAGCTTTTCTTAACTCCGTGGACAACGATATGCTTATGTATTTAGCTTTAGATTGGCCTATATTGTTCATAGATTCAGGATCTCGCTATAAGGATGGAATTCCTCGCACAATTTATCAAGGACTTCAGTTTCTAAAATATGTTTGTACAAGAATGTGGTTTGGTGTAGATGAGAAGGACTTGTGCAAAGTAAAATGTTTTAACTGTCATAAATTCTTCCAAGGAAAGTATGCTGAGCTTTTCATCAATTCTGATACAAAGGACAATCAATTATGTAAGAAATTCAAATATTTCAAGAAATACGCAGTACCTCGTGAATACTTTAACTTAGTTGGAATCTCCCAGGTTAGCGTGTTCGACGGAAAGCCTCAAGCGTATTTAGACATTGTTTCTGAGTGTTTGACAAATAAATCTGAATAATTTCTCTAAAAGTGCTTGACAATGCCTATCACGTATGCTATACTGTACTCATAAACAGGAATAACAAAGCGAGGTAGGCATTATGAGCACAAATACCACTCATAGCCCCTCTAATGATGACTTAGAAGCTTTAGCCGAAAAGCGAGGAGTACATAGTTCACTACTCACATTGCTTCAACATCAGAAACCTTCAGATGTTTCAGACGCAGTGTTATGTGAACAGATACGAAAAGGTGACCAGACTGCAGCTTTTCAGCTCCTTGTTCACCACTATCGCTATATTATAGCTAAAGCGATGCAGATAGCTTCCGGAAGACATTTTTCAGATGACATACTGCAAGCTGGCGCTGTAGGGTTATACGAGGCGGCTAGTAGATACGACGCTACTAAACACGTAAAGTTTCTTACATACGCACATTATTGGATACTAAAATTTCTTTATATTGAAGTACGCAATGAGCTCCTCCCTCTTGGTGGATTATATATTGCTAGAGATAATAAAGAACGACTTTTTAATTATATAAAGTATTCAATGATGGGCTGGACAGACGCCCAAATACTAGAAAAACTAAACATTAAACAAGAAGCATTAGACGAGTTAAAGTTACTCAACAGGATTGCTTCGCGGTTAAAAAGTTTAGATGATCTACGTTCTGATGGTGATAAAGATGATTTAGATCCATATGATTTCTTAGGAATGCCAACGCATAAGAGTGCAGAGGATGAATACATTTCCATGGAATTACAAAATTACGTAGAAGCATTAGTATCTGATTTAAAGATCACAGAACCAAAGTTGGCTAAATTTTTAAATTATGAACTTGGCCTTAATAGTCATGCACAATTAACAAAATCAGAAATATGTAAAACCCTTAAAATTTCTCCGTTGGAGTATAAAGGTCTTAAAGACTCCGGAATTCAATACCTACGCACACAGATGATTGAAGACGGATGGATGGATAAAAAAAAGGATAAAATAAAGGAGATTGTTGATGAATGGCTCATACAAAACGAACCATCACAGTAGAATATTTAGCTGAGGATTCTCCTTTTACTCAATCAGATTATCTGTATTATGTTGGCATTGATCCTTCTTATTCATCAACAGGACTTGTAATTCTAGACGGGATACATAATGTACCATTAGTTAATTGTCATATTAAGGCTGGCAACCCTAAAGATCCTTTTTATGTTCGTATACGGAAATTATTAGATGCATTATCCGATAACTTACTGCATTTCAATACCGATGATATTTATGTAGTTATGGAAGGTGCAGCATTTGCGTCTGAGTTTAATGCATTCAAATTAGGCAAACTCAGTGGAGTAATTGAATACTTTCTTGGTGAACATAAAATAGCGTATAGCCTAGTAGCTCCTACTTTTGCAAAAAAAGTTGCAACTGGAAAGGGTTCTGCAGACAAACTAGCTGTTATGCAAGGAGTAAGGAACAAGTGGGGTTTTCGGAGTAACTGTGATGATGAAAATGACGCATATGTCATGGCGCAGATTGCACGTGGAGCTCGACCAGAAACTCCCATAAAAAAGAGGAGACAAAGCAAAAATGTTAAGTCTAGTACGTAGATTTACAAGTAAATTCATGAAAAGTGCAACAGCAAAAATGCTTGATTCGTTGTACACGTTTACCTACTTAGTGAGCTTAAGAGCTATTGATCTACGAGTTAGCTAAGTTGCAATATATAAAAACATGAAAGGAGACCATTAAAATGGCTTTAACTACTGTAAAGGAACTAACTGCAAAAATTGCAGAAAAAGAGGGTATGCCGAAACTTCAGGCATACAAGGTTTGGATGGACATCTGCGAGATTCTGAAAGATGAACTTACTGCAGGAAATAAAGTTCGTCTGCGTAACATTGGAACTCTTTCCCGCAGAGATCGTAAAGCAAAACCATTCCGTCTGCCGAATGGTACTGAAGGCGTAAGCACTCCAAAGTTTGGCTTCAAACTTGCTTCCAACACCTACGCTCTGTAACCAATTAGCCCTTTGGAACGTCCTTAGGGACACCTCTTTCTAACTTGGGGGTCGTAAAATTATCTGCGGCCCCCACTCTTAGTTTATAGTAATTAGAAACCAGAAAGGAGCTACATATCATGACTCAAATCAGTGTAGCACGAGCATTAACAAAACTCAAAACAACAAAAGCAAAAATTAATGTAAAGATTAAACATATTGCTGCAAACGCATATGGAAATTCCAAGACTACGTCAATTTTATCAAAGGTTACTAATGTGGAAGGAAACCGCAAGGAAACCACATCTCAAATAACCGCTACAATCCAGTCCTACAAGGACCTTATGAAGTACTACCGTGTAGTATCCCTGGCTATCCAAGAATCAAACAGTAAAACTATCATTCACACTGATGCCTTTGGAGATATCTCTGTAGCTGATGCTATCATTATTACCACAAAATTAAATGATAACATTAAAGATTTCTCTAGCGCTCTTAGTACTTGCATCACAAAAGCTACTGAGTCTGCGGAAAACTTTAACAAGAAAAGTTTCTCAAAGACTATCACAGAAAGCATGGATAAAAGTACAGCTGATGCATTGTTAGCACAACCGTGTGTATATTTTAACCCAGCAGAAGCTGAAGCTGCTAACATTATGGCCCTGTATATCCATGATGAATTAAATTCTCTTATCAACGAAAGCAACGCAATTACAATGATTGATGTTCCTGATGAAGTAAACTAATACATCAATACCTGACTGCTAATATAATAATTGCGGATATAGTTCAACGGTAGAATAGTGGCCTTCCAAGCCATATATGCGGGTTCGATTCCCGTTATCCGCTCCAACAAACAATATCTCCCTAGAAAGCCATGCTATTCTGGGGAGTTTTATTATTTAGGAGAAAGCGTATGTCAGAAACTAACCAATCATCATTTAACACTGTAAAGTCATATTTGGTAGAAATTACCTTTAAATTTGATACAAACAGCATAATTATTTTACAAACTTTAGTAAGAGGTTTAAGTCCTCGCGATTGTCTAGGATTTGCACTAGAGAAAGCCTTGCCATTTATAGGAAACCGTGGAGTTCACTATATTACTGGAAAGCTTGTATATAATTATAGGTTTGCAAAAATTTATGCGTATAACAACGAAGGTAAACTAGTAGGTATATATAATCATACAAAGTTCAAAGATCTAGCGAGTCACATATCTAAGGTAGAAATACTAGGTGAATATGATGACAATGATAGTCTCCCCAATAATTTAGGTGATCGAGTATATATGGATCCGGGGATTCATACAGTTAGATACAAGGAGGTTATACATGAAGACTAAAGTTTTGTACTTAATTAGAGGGGTTCCGGGATCCGGAAAAACAACTCTTGGTAAACAATTAATTAAAGGAACTGACGGAGTAATTTTTAGTGCCGACGATTATTTTACAGCTTCTGACGGATTTTATCAATTTGATCCAAGTAGGTTATATGAGGCTCACAGATGTTGTCAGTTAGACTGTGAGTGTGCTATGATTACTGGACTAACTCCTGTAGTTGTAGCTAACGTTTTTCATAAACGACTATATATGGAGCCTTACATTGAATATGCTAAGGAAAACGGGTATCATGTAGTGGAAATCTGTGTAAAGAGTGATTTTAAAAATATACATGGATGCCCTGAAGATAAAGTAAAGTTATTCAAAGAAACTTTCGAGTACTAAGGAGGAAAAGAATGTGAGTAATGTAACTGTATTTAACAATGACGTCTTTGGGGCACTAAGAACAATTGAAAGAGATGGTGAAATCTGGTTTGTAGGTAAAGAAGTTGCTGAGATGTTAGGATACAGTAATGCTAGAAATGCTGTAGTAAATCATGTTGATAGTGACGATAAGCTGCGTACCCAAATCGAGTACGCAGGTCAACGACGCGAAGTATCATTAATTAACGAATCTGGACTATACTCGTTAATACTATCTAGTAAATTGCCCGCTGCTAAAGATTTCAAACGTTGGGTAACTTCAGAGGTACTTCCTAGTATTCGCAAAACAGGAAATTACAAAATTCAATCTTCAAAGGTAACACCAGAGGAACTTGAAGTACGCAAGATTGAGGCGCAGGCTAATCTAAATGCAACAAGATCAGAACAAAGTAAGTTACTTCTTTCCATAGCAGACACAGTTTCCAATGAGCTTTATAAGGAGACCCTGAAATCAGTAGCAGTAGCAACGCTTACAGGCAAAGAATACCTGCCGCTACCAAAGATAGAATGCAACTACCATACTACTACTGAGTTAGCTACTATTTTGAGCAAAAAGTTCAATAGGAAAGTGTCAGCCAACATAGTAGGAAGGCTAACAACCAAAAATAATCTCAAAACGGAAGAATACGCAGTAAAAGTATGGGATAAAGCAAAATTCAGTAATAAACAGATAGAATCTTACAGATATAAAGATACTGTCATTGAACCTCTTTGTAAAGCTTACGAAGTATACTTACAAATTCATTCCTAAAATTGGTATAAGTATAATGTAAAAGAATACGTAGATCAAGCGGTAAGATCACCCTGGTACCTGCGGAGATCCGATGTTCGAGTCATCGGCGTATTCTTTTATTTTAGTTAAAGGAGGAAAAAATAAATGTTTACGAAGAAACAATATGAAGAATTTGAGGCACTTACGACTCCCGTAATCAACTGGATTAAAAGCTTAGACGATCCGGATGTATTAGTAACTATTGATGGAGCAGAAGCTGTATTACACGTTCCTCAACTTGTGAACATGGATTACGAATTTGAGGAAATGACTAAGGACCTTGATGAATTTTTAGATAGCAAAAAGGATGAAGATCCTAAAAAAGAAGCAGATAAACCGTCTACCATTTTAAACTAAGCATAAAACGGGGGAAATTACAATGAAAACACACTTAAAGACACTAATAGCAATTATCTGTGGATTAATTATCTGTGTAGTAGCTTTCAACCTTGTGAATAATAATTCAACACCAAAAGTGATACCACCAAAGGTACTACAAGATAACTTAACAAATTCCCAGATATTTTGTATGATGGGATCATATAATTTGCGTGATGAATCGTGGCACGATGACGTGATCTTGTCACCTAAGAATTATCAATTCGTAGAAAAAGACGAATTTATTAGATATCTTAGAACAGCCAAGTCATCCTCTATCCTAAACGCAGATGAACAAACCACCTTAAGAAATGACATAATTAAACTTGCTAAGTATGCTGGACGTCAAGTAACTACTAAAAACAAAGATGACCATGAGGTTACTGATTATTTTTATCTCTATGCTAATGCTGGACAGCTCTATCAAGTAACATTTAAAGACGGTTGTATATTTAAGGCAGTCCAAACTACAGAAAAGGGATACATCTCGTTTGAGATAGCCCCTAACTTAATGTTATCACATGAATGGAAAGCGTCACCTAAATTATTACACAAATTAAACAACGAATACTGCGGCTGGTAGGTATAATTTTAGTAAAGGCAGTGTCGTTATTCAGAGGCTTTTCACAAAAAGTACATAATTTAAAGTTGACATTTGCTGTGCTTCTTATTATAATATATGTATGAAACACAGTTTATCTTTTAAGGTTCAGTAGCTCAGTGGAAGAGCAGGGTACTCATAATACTCTAGTCCTGGGTTCAAACCCCAGCTGAACCTCCAAATTTGTTAATCACATTTAACATAAATGCCGCCTTGGTGGAATTGGCAGACACGCTAGACTTAGGATCTAGTGGATAATTCCGTAAGGGTTCGAGTCCCTTAGGCGGCACCAATTTCGGGCGTTGGTGTAATTGGTAACACTTCGGTCTCCAAAACCGACATTCTAAGTTCGAGTCTTAGACGCTTCGGCCATCGGGATGTAGCGCAGTTTGGTAGCGCACGTGATTTGGGATCACGGTGTCGCAGGTTCAAATCCTGTCATCCCGACCACTATGCTCCTGTGGCGCAATTGGCAGCGCAAGTGTTTTGTAAACATTAGGTTGTAGGTTCAAGTCCTATCAGGAGCTCCATACGGAAAGGTGGTCGAGTGGTTTAAGACAGCAGTCTTGAAAACTGCCGAAGACACAAATCTTCCGTGGGTTCAAATCCCACCCTTTCCGCCACAATTATTGTAATTATATACCGTAGTAACTTCAAAAACTGTTAACAATTAAGAAGAAAATTTCTTCATGCACACAATTTGCAAAAAGCATGACCAAATAATGAGGTTGGTGACCTGGGATTGCATGGACAAATCCAAAATAACCGGAGCGCGTTAGCTAGTTAGATAAAAGTAGCTTAGTTTCTTAGTTATACAAGTTTATAGAAGATAAGTTGAATAGACTATTACAAAAATCCTATGATCTACTTCTAGTGAAAGCTAGCAGGATAAACAGTGCCTGGAAGTTCAGACATACGGCAGGTATACAATTATTAATATATTAGCATTAACGTGGTGTTAACCAAGTTAAACTGCTAAGTCCACTAGGCTCTCGGGCAACACCGAGGGCCTATTTTATTCTTCATTTTTTTACTTGACATCCGTTTTGCGGCATGATACAATAATCATGCAAGGACATTAAATGTCAAAATTAGAAAGGAGATTACAACAATGGCAAAAGAAGCTAAAACTGAAGAAGCAAAACAAATGGAAGCAGTATCCAATATTCCTGATTTTGGAGATGAATTTGAAGGTGATATTGGTATTGAAGGAGGATCAGTTACTTTCAGTTCTATTCCTGTTCTTAAATTGACTCAAGCTATGAGCCCAGAGGTTCAGGACAGAAACTTCCCAGATGTATACGCAGGTATGTTTATCAATGATACCACAAAAGAGTGCCTGGGTGAAGAAGTAACCTGTCGTATTCTGCGCACTTGGAGATCCCGTGCAAAATTTGTTCCACGTGATGCAGGCAGTGGCATTGAGTGCAGCTGTCCTACATATAATTCTCCAGATGGTGACTTTGGTAGTGAATATGGTAGCTGTCGTACTTGCATGTACAACAATTTTACGCAGTCTGATCACTGCTTGACTCAGTATAACATGATTATTACCATTAATGACAATCCTACTGACATGTATCGTGTAATACTGTCGAAGACATCCTTCAAGGCAGGACGCACTCTTGACACCGCTTTACGTGCATTGAGTACTCGTTACAAACGTCAACCGATTTTCATGTTCAAGGTAAAGATCTCTGCAAAAGAAGCTACTAACACCAAGATCGGCAGCAAATATTTCGTTTATAAGCTGGATGTGATTCCTCCTAAAGCAGATGAACCGCTACTGAACGAGGATTCTATCCCTGAATACATTGATGCAATGCATCAAATCGCAGATATTCGTACTGCACAATTAGAATATCATAAACGCCAATTAACTGAGAAATCCTCCTTCGATACTGCAGGTGCGCAAACATCAACTGATTTTGAGAAGATGGGAACAGCTCTTGCAGCAGAGCTTGCACCCGGCGGATCTGAAGAGATTCCGTTTTAATTAGTAAATTACATAAGGGGTTGAGGAGAGTGTTCTTCAACCCCGTATTTTTGAAAGGAGTTTTTTAGATGTCTAATCTTGAACCTAAATCCACTGAAGTTAAACAGGAAGAAACAAGCGTAGAACAACAAGAAACAGCAAAGGAATACCCAGTAATTCACTGTCAACGAGTTGTTCCCGGGAAAACAGCAGAGTCTATGGAAGATATTGAAGGTCTTGTAATTCAGCTTTCAGAAAATGGTGCGCTTTCACCTGAGTTGGTTCCCAAGTTCATCATGAATATGGATGTTGCAAAGCTTCCTAATGGAAGAACAACAATTGTGTCAGCTAGATGCCGCAACAATTTTATCATCACTGAAACTATCTCATCCCCAAGTCCAGATACTTATGATGAACAGGCAGCTGTTGAGATTTGCCGTAATAAAATTTATAGTAGACTATGGGAAATGTTGCAATTCTTATATGCGACTGCAATAGTAACAACCAATACTATCGTATCTGAGTATAACGCTGCGCAACAGATTCCTGAGTCTGTAACAAATGAAAGGACTGAAGAAAATGATGACTGATCCTAGATCTTTCACTGAACTCACAAACTCTAACGTATCACAAGACAGCTGGATAGATCTGGCAGTAGAGAAACTCATTGATCCAATGTTTTATACAAAATCAACTGCATATAGTGACAATAGTGATCAATTTCATTCAATCAGGGAACTTGCTCGTCGTAATTTTCCAAAAGAGTATGAGGCTAATGAGTGGTATGCGATGGCGCACGTTGTAGGAATTCTCGTAGATAAACATCATGTAGCATTAGCAAAGACACCAGATGTCTACGAAAACCGTGATCGTGCAGTGGATTGCGTTGTATACGAATTTTTTAGACTGCGTTTCATTCTTCTAGGGAATGAACTTGAAAAATCACATACTCTAGAGCAGATTCAAGAAAAATGCCAAATGAGTAAAATGGAATCAGAAAAACTACAAGGAGCAGTAGTACATGAATGTTCAAAATGCAACTGCAAAGGAAACAATAGAAAACTATCTTTCGATTACTTGGCTAATAAAGAATCCAAAGATTAGAGAGTTTACACAGAGATTTATCCAAGAAAAAGTCCCAGATTACTTCATGTGGATACCTGCTAGTGCATCAGGAAAATACCATCCTATGGATTCTCTCGGAGATGGTGGTCTAGTAAGACATTCTATGTCAGTAGCAATCGTAGCTCAAGCAATTTGTGAACTTGAATATCTACAAGTTACCCCAGTTGATAAAAGTTTTATTCTTGCTGCATGTTTGCTTCATGATACCTTTAAACAAGGAAGATCTGAATCAGGAACTACAGTTAGGACTCACCCCAACATTGCTGCTCAAGAAATATATAATTTTGGCAAAGAAATTGGGGAAGAAAAGATTGGGAAATCAATAGCTACACTTGTGGTATCACATATGGGACAATGGGGGAATCAGAAACCAGGTTCCCGTGTGCAATTTCTTGTGCATCTTGCAGACTTCATCTCAAGTAGACGCTGGGTAACAATTGATTACACAGATACTATTGAGAGAGCGAAGCGAGCAAAGGAAGCACTGAATCACAAATAAATAAAAGAGGTCAAGATTATGAGCGAACACGTTATTAATGGCGACCTAGATATGTTACTAGGGGAGGCTAAATACCTCCCCTGGTCTTCTTCTAGGGTAGATACAGCGTGCAGTTGTCTTTACAAGTTTTACAAGGTTTATATGGAAGGGTACAAGGAAGAGTCATCTGCGCTCACTCTTGGGAGCTTAACACATGAGATACTTGCTAAATCTATAAATGACGGCAGTCCGTCCATCCTAAAGCTACAGAGTTGGCTACACCAATCATATGAACTTTATAGAGATAAAGATACTACTGGAGAAATTTATTCTGAAGTAGATAGATTTCTTCAATATATAATGGAGTTCACAATTAAATGGAAAAATTTCTTATCACAAGAGGGAATCCCTGAAGATCACGTGGAAGAGCCATATGGCTTAACTCAGAGATGTGGTGCAGCCCCATATATTCCAACAGAAGCTAATTCTACATACTTCCGAGGAATTGTAGACTTATGGGCATATGATCCAAATAAATGTATACTGTATATTGTAGATCATAAGACAAATAAGTCAGCACTTTCTAAACAGCGAGTCAAAGAACATCCGCAGCTAAATCTTTATACAATGATGCTAACAAGCATTTTTCAATTACCATGGAGGAAAGCGGTTGTAGGCTTAAACTTCATTCGTAAGGAAAAGGTTGTATGGAACACTATATATCCTAAAGAAGCAGAAGAGTTTCGAGATAAATATTGGAATACACTGAAATATTTAGAATATAAATTGTGGGAAGCAGAAAGTGATATGGTTTGGCCCGCAACACGGTCATTTAAATGTAACTGGTGTACATTTAAAAGCTCTTGCAATTCGTACTTGAATAAAGTATAATAGAATTGCAGACTAAAAAGAAAGGTTGTGAGCATATGTTAGTAGAAGCTTTTGAAACCGCTTTTCCCAACCATGATTTTGGATGGCGGCAAAGCGGATCAAGTGCTCTTGGATTTTGCCCTTTTCATAATGATAAGCATCAACGTTCATTAAGCGTTTATCTCAATGACATGGGAGAAGAACGTTGGCATTGTTTTGCTGAGTCTATTGGAGGTGGGCTCATTGAAATTATCAAGCGTTCAGGGCTTCCAGAGACATCATCCACCGAGGGCGCAAACTACTGGTTGGTGCAACATGGTTTTATTCAAGAAACCGAGCAACAAGTAGCTGCAAGTAAACGTAATCGTGCACTACGTGAATTCCTAGAGTGGACCAACAAATTATTAATGGAGTCTGAGGATGCTGCCGGGCTTCGTTCATATATAGCAAGTAGACATATTGATGTTCGTACTATTCCTATGGCACCTATTGGATTCTACCCTACTGTATCTGAGGTCGAGTCCTGGTTATCAGAACATAACTACTATGAGTTACTAGAACCTGAGTTAATACCAGAACGCAGGCACGAACCTCTTGTAACAGGGTCTCTACTTATGTTTTACCGTCATTCCTATGAAGAATTTGGTAGAATAAAGATTCGCAATGTATTCAAGGAGAAGGATGGGAATAAAGTCACTATGTTTCTTGGGCGTAAAACTTCTAAGAAAGAGAGCGCTGGTTATTTCAGTTGGAACATGCATGGTAGCCCATCTGAAGATGCTATTCTTGTAGAAGGAGAGTTTGACGTAGGCGCTCTTACTAGTATGGTATATACATATGATGATACTGCGGTTGAGCCAATATACTGCTTTAGTGGCGGTGGAAACCTAAACTACGGCATAGGAATCTTGACTAACATGGGTAAAAAGAACCTCTACGTAATGCCGGATAACGACGACGCAGGAATGGATTACGCATATAAATTGGCTGACGCATTCCCACAAACTTTTATAATAGTTCCCCATGACTACAAGGAAAAGGACGATCCTGCATCTTGGGCTGCAGATCATACTTTTGATGACTTACAGGCAGCATATAACGCAAGAACACCTGCTTTTAGCTGGATTGGTACTCGACTCGCAGATTCTGCTAAAGACGCAACAATAGAAGAACAGTCAACAATTAAAACTAAGTTGATTAAGTATGCAAAGAAGCTGCGTCCGATTGACCGTGAACTGTTTTTGAAGAGCTATGGAGCCATCTCTGGAGTATCTTTACCTGCACTTATTGAAGAAGTAGAAGATAGTTCTGAAGTTAGGTACAGAAAGGTACTCAATGAAATGGGCTACGGAATTCAGATGCGGGTAGAGACTAAAAATAGTATAAATTGGGAACAGATTTCTAACATCATAATGGAAACTGAACGTGATATACTATTAGATGCTGGTGATGACGACGTAGAACGTAAGATTGTTCTACGTGTATCCTTGGCTTCCAGGTCAGAGCGACTAGAACTTAGTCCTGAAGAATATGCAGATGATAAGAAGCTGTACTCTTCTGTAGTAACCCTATTAGGATCCCGTGTATGGGTAAAGCCAAGATGCATGAGTTATATGCGTGAATCTTGCAACTTACTTTCTAGAAATCATCTTCAAGATATTCCAGAGGAAATGATTTACACACATACCGGGTGGCGTGGGGACCGATATATTTCCCCAACAGGATTTATCAATGCAGAGGGGTTTCATAAGCTAAATGACATCAAGGTGGAACTCCCTGATAACCCAGCTTATATGCGTAATTATTACCTTGATGATCCACCTGCAGACTTGGAGTTTGTAAAGAATCTAATTAGGGAAGAAATTCTTAAGGTATTTCCATATCAAGTAACCTTACCTTACTTGGCACATATCTTTTGGTCACCATTAGCTCATTTTGTTCCCATGGCTAAACCTGTATGTCTTTGGGTAGTAGGCTTAACAGGAAGTTTCAAAACAAGTTATACGGGTCTTATGGCTAGCTTTTTTGGAAACTTTAAAACTGGCGACTTTGAGACATGGAGATCAACAACTAATGCTATTGAGAAAAATGGCTATTTTGTCAAAGACATGCCATATGTAGTTGATGATTACAAGGGCGTAGACATCAATCCCAAGGCTCTTACAAGCTGTATTCAGAACTATGGTGACCGTCATGGCCGTGGCCGTATGCGTGCAGATTTAAACATTGGCAAAACTTGGTATATCCGTGGAAACATGATTTCCACAGCAGAAGATATTCCACAGGGTGAGGCTTCTGTACTTTCTCGTATACTCCTGCTTAAAATACCTGGACGAGGAAATTCTGAGCATCTTACCAGGGCGCAAGCAAATGCTAATTTACTACCAGGACTCATGAGTAAGTATATTCAGTTTCTTTGTCAACGTAAACTTCGTGAGCATGACTATGAACTTCTTCTTGCAGAAAGACGTTCTAAATACAAGGCATTTCATGGTCGTGTATCTGAATCTCTGGCTGCTAACTCTATCGCATGGGATGCAGTAGCGGAGTTTCTAGGCTTAGAAGACTTACAGTCAGAATATGATTTTGCGATTGAGGAAATATTGCACACAATGAACATGTCTACTCGTGATGAACAAGCTGGATTTGTTTTTATTTCCACACTAACAGAGTTGCTTCAGTCTGGACAGTGCTATCTTGAAGGTTACAATGGAATGGACGATACAGAGCACCCAGAAAACGCTAAGAGAATTGGTTGGATAACACCATCAGAGGTATACTTGTTGGGAAGCCTTGCATTGGCAGAAGTTAACAAATTCCGTATCTCAGTAAACGGAGTTGGACTAAAGTACTCTACAAGTGCTATTTATGACCAGTTAATCCACGCAGGACAAGTAAAACCTGCTAAAAATGGTGGACCAACTAATATTGTAAAGATTAATAAACAATCTGTACGTGTTCTAAAGTTCAGAAGGGGGGTTCTAGAGCATTACGATGAAGCACCTACAAATTCTATCCAACTTGATTCCGCTGTCATTCGGGATCAGCAGGAAGGCACTGAGAAAAACGACCTCTGGTAACGGAGATGTTGAACCAGATTTAACACAACTTACCAGTGATGTGATTCCTGCTTTCCATTGCAATAAATGTACTCTGCATAATCAAAGTTCTCCATGCTTTACCTCTGATAGACTACTATTGACGGGTAAGCATAGAGAATCTGATACAGAACGAATTATTATGTTGATTACAGGTGCTCCAGTTTCTGACAACGCCCTGGTTTCTAAGGAAGCCAGGGACCTTATTAGGAGTTGGACGCGAGAACATATTACTGCTAACAAAGTGTATTTAACCTCAGTAGTAAAATGTCCGCATACTAAAGACCCAACAAAGTTAATGATTCAGTGTTGTGAAGAAAGACTTCGGCAAGAACTTCTTAACATCCAGCCTGACGTCATTATTTGCATGGGAAAGGCAGCAGCAGTACCTTTCAATCTTGGCGGAAAGATGACAGAGCTGCTAAACAGAGTTATGACGGTAAAGCCTTTGACTTATTCATTCAGTGCTCCAGGTAAAGACACTAAACGCATTGTAACTAGAGAAGCCAAAATTATAGTCACCTATGATCCTGTAAAGTTTGTGAGTGACATCAAGGTACGAAGTGCCGTGGAAGCTTGTTTCAGACAGGCAGAAAGGCTATCACTAGGTGCTACAATTAAACCACCAGATAAATACTATCTCATTGAGTCCCCTAGAGAGTTTGAGGACTGGGTTGAAAGGCACCTCACAGATGAGCGACTAAATAAACGTGTACACGCGTTCGATATTGAGACAAATGGTCGTTCAATTCATCCAAAAACTGAATTTGATGCTCAATATCCTCCAAAGCTACGTTGTGTAAGCTTCTCTTGGGGACCAGGCATGGCTATTTGTGTACCTTATGAGAATGACCCAGCATATCATGTACCCCTAAAAAGATTTATGGAATCTGGTATTCAATTTACAGGGCATAACGTGGCATTCGATATTTTCTTTTTAAAACTTGTCAATGATATTCATACAAAGCACTTATCCGGAGATACGATGCTTATGGCAGCGATGCTAAACCCTGGTAAAGGTAAGTATGGATATGGCTTAAAACCCTTAGCTGCAGAATGGACAGACCTTGGTGGCTACGAAACTGATATGAAATCCACTCCAGATACTCTGGATGAACAGGGACGAATAACTGAGACCAAGTGGGAAAAAGTAGACATGGATGTTATGGCACCCTATAACTGTGCTGACGCTGATGCTACCTTGCAAATTTATCATATCTTTATGGGCTTCTTTAAAGAACGCAAAATGCTTCCCGCTCATTGGGTTATGACTCATGCATTGTTTCCGTTAGCAGAAATGGAGCACAATGGGTTCCTTGTTGACAGGAACTGGGTAGATACTAGCCGTAAAAAGATCGAAGACATTGTTGTACGGTATGAACAGCAACTAAAAGAACTTTGCGGTGGTAAGGAGTACCTATGGTCATCTCCCGATGCTCTGAGTATGGTCATGTACGATGAGTTTAAGTACCCAGTTCCTAACCTAGATCCTTTCGCTGTCGGTAGATCTGATGAAGATGATTCCTCTGACTCAAGCAGACCTACAAATGATGCAGCTTTATCCATTATCAATACTCCGTTTACACAGACGATTCGTAAATACCGTCGTGCAACAAAATTATTATCCACGTTTTTTAATGGATATCTTGTTCATACAGGATTAGACAATAGACTACGTGCAGACTTTAATCTTGTTGGTACGGTCACAGGAAGACTTTCGTCATCTGGGGATGCTAACCTTCAAAACATCCCGTCAGGTATGCCGTCTACAGCACCTGGTTATGAAGAACTCCATGAGTTCAAAGTTAAGAAAGCCTTTATTCCTCGCCCTGGGTGGAAGATAGTAAACGCAGACCAATCGCAGTTGGAACTTCGTATAGCTGGAGCTGTGTCTAACGAGGAACTGTTCATCAAGTCCTATAAAAACCAGATAGACATGCATTCACGTAATGCAAAAGTATCCTTTGGATTACAAGTAGATCAACGAGAATATGAAGCTGAAGCTTTAGCAAAAGGATTTCTACGTGGATCAGAGGACTTCAATGTTTACGTGGAACGTGCAGTATGTAAGTATATCAAAAAGCACTACCCTGAAGAACGGCAAGCAGCAAAGACTGTATCCTTTGGTATTCTTTATGGAATGTCTAAATGGGGATTGGCACAGTCACTCAATGCTGATGGCCGTGATGCAGGTAGTACACGTATTTGGACTCCAGATGAATGCCAGCAGTTAATTTCTAAGTTTAAGCTTGGATATCCAACTTTAACTCGTTGGCAAGCAGGGTTGATTCAGTTTGCACATAAAAACGGATATACGTATACGGTGTTTGGCCGTCGTCGTTACCTGCCTGATATAAATTCAGCAGATAGACAGCTAAAAGGCAGAGCAGAGCGTGCAGCTATTAATACACCAGTACAATCAGCAGGTTCTGATTTCATGATGTCTGGCGTATATCAGATGTATAAAGAACTGGATTATACTAAGTATCGTTTCTGTGCTACTGTGCATGATTCCATAGTCTGTGAAGTTCAGGAAGACTATATTCCTGAGTTTTGTAAAATTTCTAAGCAATGCTTGGAGCATCCACACATAGGTAATACTGAGATTCCACTGTGCAGTGTAATGCCGTTCATTGCAGAGTTTGAAGTTGGTAATTCTTATGGTACTATGGAAGGCTATGAAGTATAAAAGAAAGGAATGAGGAACAATGGCTAACGAAATTCAAATATTTAGCAATGAAACATTTGGACAGTTAAGAACTATCAAGATAAACGGAGAGATATGGTTTGTAGCAAAAGATGTCTGTGATGCGTTAGAGATTAAAAATTCCAGGGATGCCTTAACAAGACTTGATGCTGATGAAAAGAATACCGTAGTTTTAACCGACGGTATTGGAAATCCTAACAAATCCGTAGTAAATGAGTATGGACTATATACATTAGTGCTTTCAAGCCGTAAGCCTGAGGCAAAAACATTTAAACGTTGGGTTACTCATGATGTGTTGCCATCTATACGTAAAACTGGGCAATACAGTAATTTGCCTCAGGATTATTTAAGTGCACTGAAAGCACTTGTTGCTAGTGAAGAAGCTAAACAGAAAGCAGAGTTGGAACTCGCCATTGCACAGCCTAAAGCCAACTACACGGACAATGTTCTTTCCTCTGAAGGCTACATGACTGCGACCCAGATTGCTAAAGATTATGGAAAGTCTGCAAAGTGGTTAAACAAACTGCTTCATGTGGAAGAAATTCAGTATAAGAGTGGCAACCAATGGATTCTTTATGCTAAGTATGCTGACAAGGGATATACTGTGTCTGGTACTTGTGTTGTATGTGATAATTCCTACGTATCTACCTATTGGACTCAGGAGGGACGCAAGTTTATATATGATCTTATTAAAGATAAATATGGTTTGACTCCGAGAAACGAGGAGTAAGTAGTTTTGTCAGAGAGGCGTCATAACGGCGTCTCTCTTTTATTATAAGGAGGTAATTAAAATGACATTTCAGTACAAACAAGTAACATTTTTAAACAAAAGAGACCCCCGGTTGAGCACAGCTGACCAAGTAATTAAGATCTCTAATGATTTATATCTGGTAGCTTGCAATCATACTACTCCGTTATTACAGTCTGCAAGTGAAGTGTGCCAAATAGGTAAACTCCTTGGATTCCTTTCCAAAGGAAATATTTCCAAATAGATTCCTAAAATTGGTATAAGTATATAAAGGAGGTGACATTGATGGTGCCTAAAAATTTAGATACTATGCGCAGAGAAACGGAGATTGGACTACACGATCCGCAGGAAATCCAAGATGAATTTATGGTATCTATGCAGAAGCTTACTACTATGCTCCTAGAAGTTAAAACACAGGAACTAGAAGATTCTCAGCGTACTCTACAAAAATTTAATAAAGATTTTTCACTCCTTCAAGCAATGGAGTACTGGGCATATCTTACTATAGCATTCATTTTGGGTGTTATATCAGGGATAGGGATTATAAAAACCGTTCTCGAAAAGTAGTTTAGGTTAAGGAGGTAGGTGAGTGATATGTGGGGAGATCCGGGCTTACTGTTGGTTATGCTAAGATACCTAAGAATTATGCTGTTATGCATGTGTCTATGTGTATTTATAATAATAGCATTTATCAACTATATTATTGCTAGTTAAAGGAGGTGAGGTTAATGAATATTGTAGAAGACGTACTTCAAAAGTTGGGTGTGAAAAAGAGAGAAATCTTTACAATTGATGAGTCACGAAGATTACTAATGATTGATACATTTGGAACTATATGGACTCCAAAATGTCCAGACAACCCTACAGGTAATTGGGAGACGATTAGCATTGACGTATCAAAATTACTTAGTAGCACTGCATCCATAACGCATATTCCTTGGTTGCCGCATACAGGTCAGCCATATTATGCGTTAGTGGATCAGGAGTCTGTGGAACCTGCAAGAACCTATGGTTTTGCGAATAAAACGTACCTTTTAATACTTGAGTGTAGATACTGGAAAAATGACATTCTAGAAAGAGCACTGTATAGAATGAATATGGTCTTTCAAACATTTGAAGAGTGTAATGCAGCCAGGTCAGCATTAATTAAACGGTATCCCAATGTCTATGGCGTTGCAGAGGTGGATAAACGTGCAGATTGCATCGTTAGAGCTGTCCAGGGACACACAGATTACATTAAAAAACTCTAAGGGGTGGAGATAAATCATGGAAATGCAAGTAGATATAATTAAAGACTTAAAAGAATACAATATTTATTTATTAAGGACTACTGGGTCTAAGGATATGTTGAGCGTAGGGTTATCAAGGGCCAACATTACATACGCCATTTTAATTCACAGCATTTGTACAGCGCGAAATAAAGGAGAGACCTGGCAAATAACGTTAGATGACCTGGCTAAAACTTTTTGCATGGATAAAGTACAGTTGCGAAAATATGCAGTATACCTTGTAAAATTAGGTGTATTAGATGTTGTTGATAACAACACCTTTATGCCAAAAATGGGCAGTGCACCTGAACAACCATTGTTTATCCCAGTATATACACGCGGTGCCACATTAGAGGATAAAGAGCTTTGGAGTCCACGCACTCGTATGCTTAGGTCACCGAGGGATACAGCAAATCCTCCAAAGCTTCCCAATGGTGCTATAGGAGCATCCCCAGAGTTATTTAGTGGCGGGCATACGCTAATCGCTTACAACTACAGGGGATTAGTTAGCGGAACAAACGAGCCAATTAATATAATTGTAGCACACAGTAGTATAAATAGATTCTCTGAAACTCTAAAGGCTGCCTGGTTTGCGTCAAACGGTGTAAAGCAAATACCAAATGGTTACGCAGTTTTAAAACAGGGATCGAATTTTTGGGACATTGCTACACCTGATCATTTTAAGTCTAATGACTATTGTAAACCTGATTGTGCGCCTGTTCCCTTCTGGCAGGATATTAATGTTAATTTGTTCTTTGGAAATACTGCATCAGAATCCGCCAGAGGAGGATTATATCGTAAACTCCTGCTTCATACACAGGATGTTGTAAAAGACAATCCTCAGTTGCTCCCGTGGATTACTAACGTAGGCGTAGGGAACTATATCGAGCTAGTAAAAGAAAGTGGACTTAAAGTTGCGAAAATGCAGCAAGAAGAACTAGTAAAAATGACTACACAGGGCAAACGAACTAGTACTACTAGGTTGGTAGCTGAGGAAAAAATCAAGGTTGTTAAACATAATGAACAACACGTAGCTAATGAACAATACGTAGCTAATGAACAACATGTAGCTAATGAACAACATGTAGTCAATGAACAACAAGTAGCTAGTGAGCAACGCTTTGAACCTCAGCCAGCACTTAGTATTCGTGGTAGACTTAATCTGTCATTCACATCTTCTCAGCTAATTCGCAGAGTATTCTCAAGCGACCTTGATGAGTCAACTCAAGATATCCTTGTGGAACACATTATCCAGGCACGTATGTGGAAACACTATAATCGCATGAAATAACAAAAAGCCCCGAGACGTAGTGAAAACTACGTTCTCAGGGCTTCTCTTTTTTTTTTAGCCAACTGTTGTGCGGTTATTAGCTGCAATTACTGACGCACCACAGCTTACTGGAGCTCCATTTCCAGCTACAGCTTGCCCACTTACAGTTGTTCTCCCTGTGGCAGCGTGACCAGTAATTAATTTGCCATTATGTCCAGGTATTGGGTCCGGTGATACTGAAGAACCAACGTGTGCTACATTGCTACCAGCTACAGTCGTCCTAGTGGATCCGGAGGTTACAGAGCCACCGTGTGAATCAGCGTCCCCTACTACACATACAGCACCCATAGTCCTACTCCTTTCTTTTATGGAAGTTTAACACTAGAAACGTTTAAACAGTCAAAGTTGTCTGCGTTAAAGGTAATATTTGTTCCGTTAAGAGTAACATTTTTAGCAGTAATCGTTGTATTTCTATCAGCGTCTACATGTAAAAATTCTACTCCATTGATATTTAGTTGAATAACGTCAGCATCTTTACCTATGTTTAGATTAACTACTGAAGTTCCTGTACGCTCCCCTACCGTCCTGCGTACATTGATAGTAGTGTTTGTATTATCTGATGTATCTACTTCACAGAATATGTCTGCAGGACCAGATCGTAGTCTGAAAATGCTACACCAGTTTTCCCAAATACAGTTTAACATGTTCCATATTGAAGCTAGCTTTCCAGGGGACATGACAATCTTTTTCATATTATCTGTAAACGTTTCTTCTGCACCCATGGATGTTGTAGCTGAAGTATTTCCAGGCAACGTTCCGCTATTTCTCATCGTAGACGGACCTCGATTAATCGTAGCATTCGTAGGAGATAATACTTGACCATTCGTGTCTGCATTTACATTTATTGGAGAGAACGTACCTAGAATAAATGTTTCTTCTCCAGCCTGCGTAAACAAACATGGAGCATTAATGCTCGGTGGAGTTACTGCGTAAGCACCATTTCGTGGATCATATCTTGAGAATTGACATACAACATTCTGCAGTATTCCACTCCCATCATATGGAACTACTGTAGCTGTCATGGTGTTTGGGTCATACGCAGTGACTATGCCACGGCGTATTAATCCAGGATGATTAGCCATTTTTAACCTTCTTTCTTACAACTTCCATAGGTTATCATTATTAAATTTCAACCCAGAACTACTACTACTAGAAGTATTGGAGCTGTCGATATAATCATTCAAGCCTCTGTCAAGTGCATCACCTGTTGATAATGAGCTTTTGACGCCTGCAGTTGACACATCTTTAACTGCAGAGGATATTGCCTTATCTAACCCGTTGCCAGAAGAAGACGATTGGACGGAGTCCTGTGCAGCTACTGTTTCTGCTGTTCCCGCAGTCAACTCTCCAACGCCAATACATCTACCATAAACAATTCCTACGTTGTCAAGTATTTGATAACTACCAGCATTTAATCCCATAGATACAGAAGTGATTGCACAGCGTTCAAAGTATAACGTACTTATAGATTGCTCCCTACTGGGGGTAAGGAACATTGCCATTATTCCAAATAGCGGTTTCATTGTGAGCGATTGAGTAGAATAATTCCAGTTAGGTAGGATGTGCAATCTATTAGTAAGACTGGAGTACGTTCCACACAGTCTACCCATAGTCATTGATCCAGCCTGGGACTTTCCAGGGATAACAATATTCTCCTCGCAGCGCAGTTCCTTAAATGTTGTTACATTAATACTGCTAGAAAATTGCCAATTCTGGCACAAACCTATAGGTACTAACTCTGCTCCTGTGTTCAAATTGGAGTATAACGGCTCACCTGCAAATAGTAGGACAGAGTCTGCAGTGGCGAAGTTCTCGGGGGTAGTTTCCATTTCCACCCATTTGAAAGACCCCGTGTTAGCATCTCCACTAGATGTTTGAGTATGAGCGGCTTCACCAGCAACAGAGGAGTTTGTCAGTCCTAAGATGTTAAGAATGTTGGTAACATTATCTCCAACACGTAACATTCTATTAAGTTGTAACGGTACCTTGGGTAGCTTTACTAATCCTAGTGTTGCACTGCTAATACCATTACGTAAACCGTTATAACTATTTTTTAGCGCGGTAGTATCATTAACTACTGTTTGCGCACCATTAAGAAAAGTGAGTGCTTGTGAAGCCCAATTCATAGTCGGTTATCCCTCTTTAGATTTATTTTTCAGACTGTGATATAGTCCTTGGATTTTCTCAGGAAGGTAACGCGCAGCTCCATACACTGCTATAGGTCGTATTGTACCAAACCCATAGGTAGCTAAGCCTGCATATGGACCTAAGCGTTTGTTGAGTCCTCTTACTTTTACACCAGTCATCCCCGCATTACGCAGTAGTTTGTGTCCTCTAATGGATGCGTCAGCCTCCATTATAAACTGTGGAATTCTTACTGCAGTTTGTATTCCTGCGAAGCCTCTACCTAGTATATCCACAGCTTTCTGCGTATTTGGGTCATCTGACCTATAACTGCCAAGTCCCAGAGTAAGTAGTCCTTTGTGAGGTATTTTATCTAAGTGTCTCATCTCAAAGTACCTACCTTTATTCGCCAAGTTTTTCAGGGTACCTGACTGTAATGCGTGTCCCAGTTCGTGCGCAATTGTGCCTGCTGTAGCATTTCTTCCTTTACCTATATACACTTCATGAAGTGTATTGCCTTGAATTGATGTACCGAGATCTCTTTCATAAGCGGTATTGGGATCCATAAACCCAATATTCATTTTGCGTATAACTTTATTGCCTTTTTCCAGCCTATATGTGGAGCGTCGTCTGTACCAGTATTTACCCTGCGGAATCCAGCTGAAGATAAGAGTTTATCTATTATATTTTCTTGCATAGCATTTCTTCTAGGACTTACCTTCCAGGATTGCAAGTTTGAGTCTAGGTGTTTGTTATATGTATTCCAGGCTTTATTAACAAGCTTTTGCGCACCAAATCCTCCAGCAAGCGCAGGTATTCCAAGGTAATGACTAGGCGTAGTATTCTTTTGTTCCTTCTTATTCGTCATATATTAATGCCCTCAACACTATAGATTTAACTCCATAGAAAGATATATAATATTTACAGTCCAATCATGGTATCATCACTCAAAGCAAAGGGACCAACCGCTTTAAGCGCACGTACACGCTCGAAATTAAATGACATACTGTCAATCATCTGAAATTGTCCTTGAGACATGCCAGATTGATTACCAAGCAACATACATTGCTCAAGAAAATTAATAGCAGTTACACGCTGGCGTGGGTCACGTTTTACCTCGATTAAGCCAAATGGAATCTTATATAGAAGTGAGTTCATGCCGCCAGAAGAAATGACTCTGTCTAGTCTGTCAGAGGTATCTAGATCAAAGATATTAATGGACTGTGCGTTTAGTCCTTGAATCCACTCTTTTGCGTCACCTGCAATTCTGTCAATTATATCAGGAAGACTGTCAGTAGCAAGGATCCATGCAATGGTTGGACGGTACAATGCTGCTGCAAGGGAGTTGCCATGAATAGACAAGCGACTAATCATACCACTACCCATTGCTGTTCCAGATGCACCAGTCTTTCTTGAAGAACCAATCTCAGCGATAAACTGGCCACTCAGTCCTTCATTATATGAAAATTGTTGAGCAAATCCTACTGGGAATAGCGGGATATCACTAAAAGAATCACCCACTTGCAGGAAAGGTACTGTAGAAAGAAGTAGAGACGAGTCGGCAGTAGTAAAGTCTGTAGCATCAGAAACTGCTTCAACAAATTGTTGTCTGTAATCAGTGCCTGTTAGTTGGTCTGATTTAAGTATATTATTTGTAGGCTGTGCCATTAGTTCTCACCTCTTTCCTTAGTAAGAATCAACGTGTTGTCCAACGTTGTCTTCATTCTCCCACATTGGAACAAGCTGTTCATATAGTAAGTTAAAGTTATCTACTACAAGGAAGCTTCCAGCTTGATAGCCACGAGAAACTCCCATGCATAAGCATTGCTCAAACATATAGCATGAGTATGTGCGACCTGCGGGATCACCTTCAATAACAACTATTCCCATGGGAGTACGAAGTTTATCAAGGTTCAAGCCAACGGCAGCTCCCCATTCTTTCTCAGTCCAATAGTTTTTGTCAATATTAAACGTTCTACCATACTTAGAAAGAATGTTGATAGGACTGTTGCCGTTAACTACCATTTTGGAGATACTGATGCTTCCACCTTGAGATGATCCAACAGTAGCACGTTTACGACGTGAACCAATTTCACCGATAAGAGAAGCATTCAATCCCTCAGAGAAACTGAAACTTTGTGTCAATCCAATCGGGGTAACTTTTGTAACTTTATCGTGTAACCAATGGTCTGCCATGCAGATCAGGGTGTTATCAGGAGTCATTAGGTCAACAGCTAGTCTAAGCTGTTCTACCCAGTTATAATGGGGAGCACCTGTGGAACTCAGCAGTTCGTTGAGCGTTTGTTCCTTTACTACACCACCCATAGATTTAATAGGGCTGATATTATAATCTGCCATCTGGAGATATCCCTCCTTAATCTAAAAGAGAATTTATTTCTTTTACAATAGACTGTTTTTTATCTCCAACTTGAGCCAAGTAGTTATCAATGGCTGTGTTGGCAGGTCTGTTAAACCATTTTTGAAAGGTTGTTTTTGGTAATGTAGACCTGTATTCTTCCACGATTACCTTGCGTTCACTTTCTGGCAAGGATTCGTGGGATTTATAACGAATTGCCCTAGCTTCAGCTTGGTCTGTCTTTGACTTATTGAAGTGGGGCTCAAGAATCTGCATTAAACGAGTATTTTTTAGGTTTAAACCTTCACTGCCACTGCTAGACAGTAATAGTACTTGAGGTTTCTTTGTATTACTATTATACTTGTCAATGAGTTCTTGCTTTTCATTTTTTGTAAGCTTCCCAGTATAAACTAGAGGCTGGATACCTGCATCTTGTAGTGCCTGTGCATATGGTTTAAGCCCTGCGTCTAGGTAGTTAGAATAGACAACACCGCGGAACCCTGGTTTCTCTTTAGCTTTAGACAACATAGAAGACACTGCAGCCATAATCTTAGGACTATCTGTGTATCTACCCTTGTCGTCATGATGCAATGTAGAATCTGCTACCTGACGTACACCTTGAGAAAATACGTTGAGTCTACTAGCCTGTTGAACTGTAAGTGGCATATTACCCTCAATATTCTTACGAATGTCTTTCGGAATATCTTTTTCCACTGCTTTATATACAGCCGCCTGACGAGGTGACATTTCTACGTTGATTACCTTTCGTTCCACACTAGGGAAGTCTCCTGCATTTCTAGGTGTTTCATAGTGGTCTACAAATGGTGTTAGTAGGCTAGCTAGATGAGATTTGTTGCGTATCTTCCAGGTTTTATCATCTATAAACCTGCTATTGAACTCATGTTGAGTAGTAGGTAACTTTACTCCTGGATTAGACAGGTTTATCAAATTGCACATATCTACAGGGTTGTTATACGCCGCAGTGCCTGTCAGAAGAAGAACCTTGTTAGATTTATCCATAAGCTTACGTAGCTGTCTAGCTCTATTCGTGTCGGTATTACGAAGTCTGTGGGCTTCGTCAAATACCGTCAAAGCGTAGTGTTTACGATTTAATTCATCAATATGATTAGCCGCTCTATCATAACTGATAATATCTATCTTTCGTTTTAAGTTCTTAAAACCATGTTTATCAAGTTCTTCATTGTAGTTATTTACAAGCGATGCAGGTACAACCACCAGTCCCCTAGCTTTAGGGTTTTGTTTCAATGCAGTATCAAGTGCACCAAGGGATGTCAGTGTCTTTCCTGAACCCATAGAGTGGTAAGCAACAATTCCGTGAGGTCCTGTAGGATCATTAACCTTGTCTACTACTCGTTGCTGATAGGGTTTCAACTCCGTGGAAGCAGTCTTCTTTTGAGAAAACCTAGTAGATGCTGCTACACCTATAGGAGTGGCACGCTTACGACTAGCTAGAGTATCATTTGAAGGTCTTTGAGATCCCCAGAATGTTGATTTTGTGAAATTACTCTCACTAGTGCTGTGTCCCCCTTGCATTCCACCGGATAAAGGCTTTGGTGCAGGCGTTTTTGATACTGTTGGAGTAAGTGGTTTATATTGATTTGTCATAATATATTAGTCAGAGTAGTCCTTATAAAGTCCATAGATATTCTTAGCACCGAGTGCTGCGCCACCAACAATGCCTATTGCACCTATTTCTGGCATTGTACTATGGAGTAATTCTCTACCAGCAAGCATTCCTGAGATGCCGCCAGCCACTCCTGCTACATGTTTGGCTTTATTTGTTGAGAGTGTGTCTACAACCTTTTGGAATACTGAACGATCTCGTTTGGGCTTTGGTACTGGATTGAGTTCCTCAGCTAATGCGGCAGTCTTTTCTTTTCCTGTGTTTAGAAGATTATTACCTCTTCTCCAGTTAATTATTCTAGGAGAATTAGGATTTTCTGGGAGGTATCCATTCGCTTTTAAGATGTTCTGCATGATAGTATTCATTGCGTTAGTTTTAGCCAATGTTTTTGGAAAGCTATTATGAAAATATCTTAATAGTTTACTTGCTACTTTTTTCCCTCTATACTTTGGATGAACTACTAATTCCTCTAGCAAAGAATAACCTTCAGGGCGACCACTTTCTCGTAGAAATCCAATAATTTTATTTTTATCTGTAGCAACATAGCAATGCTTACCACTCCGAATAATCTGTCGTATCAATGCAGCTTTGGTATTATATGCTAAAAATTTTACATCTTCAGCACTTAATGAATTAAATAATTCCAGGATTGCATTTAAGTCTGTGGCGTCTGCTTTGCGAATATTAACATCAGTACGTGCTTGTGTTTTTAATGGGTTGAGTTCCTCCGCCAATGCGGCAGTCTTTTGATTCTCCCAATAACCAGGTTTATACTTTCGTATATATGGCTTTATGGATTTCCTAAACTTTTGAAGTTCTTTTCTGTACTTTTTATCTGCAAGGGTATCACCATTCATAGCTTTAATTCGCAGTGTATTTAAGTTACTAAATACTTTGGGAGTTACAGTTTGATCATAGCGCTTCTGAAAATCAGCTTTATATGCATCCTGTATCGGATCTAGTTGTTTTTGCAAGGCATCATTATTATTAATTGCTGTATGATATTGTTTATCATAAGCGTCAAACTTCCTAGTATCAGAAGAAGGAAATTTTTTACTTAACACGGCAGCGCCTAGCATTCCCATTCCACCAATAGCTGCCTTAACACCAATATCAGATACCTTTTTATTCGGAATATGCGCTGCCAATGCACCTGCAGCGGTTAAACCTAGACCACCAGCAGTAAGTCTAAAAGCCCAATCAGGTTTGTTGACGTCTATATCCGGAAAATCTGGAGGCTTTTTATACCCAGGCATATCAGATACATATGCTGGTACACCGCTTTCTTCACCTGCATAAGCAAATTCGTTACGTAGAACACGATTCATGAAATAAGGATCTTCATCTTCATACTGGATATCTTTACCAATTTCTGGATTAAAGTTTAGCTTGTGCTCTTCTAATACTTTAGGATCCTTACTCCAAGAAGGTTCCAAGACTGGCAAATAAGTTGCAACCTTCATCATGTATAAGTCTTTGTTTACCATTAATTACCCACCTTTATAAAAGATTCCCTCCTCTGAGCCAGAACCCAGAGGGGGGGGGATATAGATCCGTTATACCTGGAGAACTACGTCTACAGCGTTAACAGGATATGGGATTTCAATCTTAATGGTAGGCTTAATAGTATCAGCCTTAGTTTCAACGGATACTAGGGTGCCACCGAGAAGAATAGGTCCAATGTACTGATAAGATGTACCAGTCATGTCAGTAGTGCACGAATTGATAACGTTCTTAACAAGGGTCACAGAAATGTTATTTACGTTGTATTTACCAAGAACTGGTTTCAGATTATCTTTGTAGTACTTAGATGCATAGTCTACAACCGCTACACAGCTGCTCTCACATGTTTCAAGCTGAGTAGTATCAGTAGTTGTCTGATAGAGTACATATGGTAGTTCCTCTGGTTCATCTTGGAGTACCCAGAATACACCTTGTCCAGCCATTTCATCCAGCTGGTCTTTAGTAAACAATTTATTAGCACGTAGTACACGTTTAATACCACTCAAGCTAATAGTTGAGAAACCTTGATGTGGTGGGTAGCCTGCACGCATAGCGCCAAGTGTTACACACAGATAATAAGATGGAACCATTACGTCAACCGAGTTAACGTTCAGCATAATGGTATCAGGCATTACGTAGTGCAAACGTTTGTTGCTGTAAGACTTCGCAATAGCACCAATTGCGTCTGCTACACCTTGAGTGTCCAGTACACGAACGATCTCATAATTTACAGATGTAGCTGATGCAACAGTTAATTTTTCCTCGGTTTCTACGTATCCTTCAGATGTGCGTTGCCACTTCATTGTGCTGAAGGAAGCAACACTATCATTAAGAATTTCAGTAAGCTGGAGGGAATACTGATATTCGTTCTTGGTATCATAAACATCCATGAAATCAGTTACTCTAGCTCCAGAGGATACGAACATGCCGTTTGCAATATCCTTCAAATAGCAGGAATCAGCATTTAATCCAGCTACAAGGGATCCCTCATTAATCTCAATCATAACTTTGGTGCTAGGCATCGGACCACTACCAAACATTGTGCGCCACATGCTCTTCTCAGGTTTACTCATTGTAGCACAATGGCTTGCGTATGCACTAATAACATCTTTATCTTGTGTGAGAGGTACAATTACATATATTTTTTCGTTAGTTGAAAGAATGTCCAGTGCCTTAATATAACCGTTGTTATCATCAGACTCAATAGGAAGAATACGGTAACTCATATCACTCACAGCGGCAGATACAAGTCTAGCAGCTACTGACATTGGGTTATTGATATTCAAGCTACCAATTTTTGCTGTTGCTACACTCTGGCTAGTGATGGTCATAAAATCATTAGCAATATCTGTACGGAGTGCACGGTAACTTACCTTTGTGGTAGCAGACACAACTGTAGCAGCAGTTTCAAGTACTTCAGTAGCTACCTGTGCTCCTGCTAAAATAGTGAATCCAGCTTTATCAGCCTTTACAAACTGCGACTCTAGAATGTGGGTTTCGTTTGTAGGGCGCTTAATTACGGCTGTAACTGTAGCCCCACTATCAGGGTTTGGTAGGTTGCGTTTCAAAGTGATGGTTTTACCATCTTCACTTACTGTTTGAATTGAGGACGAATAAGTCAATTCTTCAGCTGCTGTCTTATATGTAATGTCAATAAAATCGCCTGCTTTTACAACTGCGTCAGAAAACTCCAGGCTGGGGGTTCCATTTACAACAGTTACAGGAGAAGAATTACTAACAACTACTGCACTGTTTAGTACAGTTGATGTTTTTGGCCAAACTTTTACATAAACGTCAGACAGAGATATAGAAACAGAAGCAGGGTCAATAATAGAACCCAGCATCTGATTTACATACTTGCTAGTATAGTTCTCAGTGGATAGAGTATAATCGTTTACTTTAACGTTCTCTTCTACTTGGTACACTGGGCCTACAATGCATAGGTCAAAAAAAGGAGTGGTAATAGAAGGATTGGTGGTAAGTAGTTCTTGATATACTCTAACCGACGGAGTACGGAAAGTTGACATTAAGTTTTCACCGCCTTTTAAGAATGAAAGATGTTTGAGAAGTTCTTTCGTATGATAATATTATACCTAATTATGTCTCTGGCTCTCCTGGCTGGTATCCCTTAGTAGAATCTTTTGTCACTTTAAAACGCAGGTTTACCACATTGTCATCAATGCCGTCTGCAGTGTAATCACTAGATACTCCACCAGTGCCACCCCAGTTACCATTTTGTCCACCAGAATTAGTGCCGCCAACATTGCCAATATTAATATCGTTACCTTTTTCATCTTTGTCTCCTGGTTTTGGTGTAGTTCTGCCGTTTACAGGGGTAAGTACAGTTTCAATGCTCTTCAGTAGTTCTCCCGAGTCTACTGGTTGCCACATTCTAGCTAATGTGTAAGAGTATGAGAAATTTACCATAGCCGTAAATTGAGAGTTCCAGCCAGTCTGTCCTGTTTTAGCAGCAGGGCTAATTTGGGCGTCACTGATATTTTGGATTTGCAGGATATTGGCAATCAGTGGTCTACAGAGTTCAATAGCAATGGCTACCTCGTATGCCAACTCATCAGCATCATCCTTGTTGGGGGAATGTACATGAATGCTAGTTGAACTATTTATATTGAACTGCTGTTTCATATCCCATATGTACTCTTTTTCTATAAGTTTGCCATTGACATACCCTAGTTGGTTAAATACTCGGTCGGTGCCTCCATTGAATCCCGCAGGAGAAACCATTGTTGCCCCGTTTTCAACCACTATCAGCGGCATCCCCTTTTGCAAATTATCATCCTCTGCATACTCAGGAGCGATATCAATCTGGGTAAGGCTCGCATCTGGGTCCCAGACGTATTCAACATGATTCCTAAAATAATTTTGGAGAAAACATAGAAAAAGAGTATTTATAATTCTAGGAGATAGTCTAGAAAACGATTTCCCCATGTCTAGAGTCCTCCTTTTTTGGATTGAACGGTATTCTATCTAGTAGTTTATAAATGCTTAAATCATCTTCCTGTGACTGTAGTACTAAGTCTTGTTTTGTTACTACACGTTTATGCGTAGATAGACCTATTTGAGCTACATGCCAAATTTCACGAGTATTAGCATCCACAAGGACATCCCCTAGACTTATCCTGGGAAACCCGGTTGTCCACCCCTGTATATTTCCTGGTACCTCGGTATCATCTAATGATTGGTTAACAGTAGTATGTTCTCCAGATAGCGATACGTAGATTCCTATTGGATCATAATATCCATTTAGGTAACCTGTCCCTAGGCATACTGGGCAGTTAGACATTGACCTAGTACCGCGTAAAGTATCATAACACTTGGGGCATCTTTCCTTGAGTCTTCGACGTATAAATAGATACATTAAGTTCCCAGCATGTCCCTCTCTCAGCATGATAGCGTGGCGTCTGGAAATCTCCATTCCATATAAGTTTGGTTCATGTTCGTTAGATACTACTCTGCTACACTTGTCTACTGCTGGAAAGCGGAGTCTATAATACACCATGGGACTACGATAATATGTAGCCATGCTGTGGTCATCTAGGAAATAAGGTGGAGAGAATAAATGTAGTGTTGCTACCGGGATAAATTCAGAAAGAGGGGAATCAGATACCTCCAAGTATGCTTCTTCTTCTCCGTTTCCAAAGTATTCTGCAGGAATTTCTGACCAAACTATAATAAGCTTTCTAGCGGATTCTTTATAAACTACTATCTTAATACTAGGGTCAGTAAGCTGTTTATTTTCACCAAAGATAGTATTATCTAGGCTACTCATTATGTATCATCCTCTCGTTTGTTCAGCCATAGTGGCAACGCTGGACCATCGAAGCACGCTAAGGCCATGTATCTTTCTGTATAGTAGCTCTGTATATCCTCAATCGTAGCTTCTGTGCCTCTATACCTTGCATTTATTGTGTAACTACCCTTTAGATACGTATACGCTAAGCCTGCTACAGGAGCCCAAGCATCTACAAGTAATTGCTTGTGAATAAAACCTTCTTGACCATACAATGGATCACCATAAGGACCATGTCCATAAGGTCTGCCAGCCGGAGCGTTATCATCGTGTGGGGTCTCAGTATAGTTTAATTTATGTTTTGGTGTTGTATATCCCTGGCTGACATAATCAGGAATAGGTTTGGGAAGAGTAGAATATTCAATAGTATAGTCTACAATTCCTGACCCTGGATCGGTGTTCTTAGGGATAATAGTGTGGAGAATAAACCACGTTATCTCCCCAGGTGCTAGATTTCCAAGTTCTCCCAAAATAGACTGATATCTATTCGTTGGCGTAGATATTTTAAAGTAATCAGAGATATCACCGACTTCTTTAATCTGTATATTCTGTGCAGGAGTGTCACCCTCATTCCGGATATATATAGTTTGATTGACTATCTCTCCGGTATCACCATTCAATCCAGATTTTGGCCCCATGTCTAGTGTGTATGAGATAACATCAAAGAATACCGGTAGGGTGCATTGTTCATCATAGTAACACTTTATCAGTGCACTCATACTGCCACCTCCCTGGTATCTGTATACGGGTTATGAAAAGTCTCATCAATTTCTGGAAGAGTGTAATAGTCGAATACTAGCTGGAAATTGCAGTCAGTCGCAGGTGTCCAGCGAGGCACGTATACTATCATTTTTACTTCTCTAACTTCTAGCTCTTTCAGGTCACCAATAAATGGTTCCTCAATGGTTAGGTAATCTTGCCCGTGTTTTACATCCTGCAAGAATATTTTAGTGTGCAGTGCTGCACGTGTCCCTACGTTTTTTACGTAGACAGATGATCTCCATACCTCTCCAGTATTACCATTGATACCTTTTTTAGTACCTAGAAACAATAGAGGATTATTGTTTGCTGATAAAGGTAGTTCTTGCGTACACTCTTTATCTACAAATATTTTAAGTTGTGCTGCCATTTTAATGAAAACCTGGATTTGGAATCTTGTGTTGAGATTTAGCGTTAGCTCTATCTAGTTTTTCAGTAGCATCATTTTTTGCAATTACTGCACCCATAATAGGAGTCGCAAGACTGCCAGCAGCACTCAAAGCTCCTGCAATCTTTTCAGGGTTTTCCTCTGCATATACGTTTGCTGCCACTAATTTCATAGCCACTTTGTCCATCCCTGGTTGCACTGCGTTGTACAATCCAATAGTTATAGCTTCTCTGTTTTCATCAGGCAACTCATTGTATAGCAGATATGCATTATAAGCATACTTTGTAGGAACAGTATATGCTTCAGAACCCATTGTGGCTGCTGCTATTTTTACAAATTCTTGTAGTCCAGTGTTGTCAAAGTATTCATTATTTGCCATTTTTTTAATTTTTCCCTTTTCTTCAATTAAGTCACGCTCGTGCTGCTTAGCCCTATTATAAAATCTACGGTTTACAAGCAGCCCTAAACCTGCAAGCCCACTTCCAATTACACCTGCGCGGGTAATACGTTGCAGTCTATTCAACGGGAGCTTTGAAAAATGCTTATCAATTTTATATTGGGCAATTCCTGCACCTATTCCCGTACCAGCAGCAATAAGCTGGTTTATTTTGTTCTGTTTTTCAACTCGTGTCTCCGCTGCCATAGTATCACCTCATACTAGCATAAGTGTCCATAGCACTCATTGATATTCAGAGTTCTTTTAATTGCCGTAGTCTCTTGAGACACCTTTGCTTCTAGTTCTTGTCTTAGAGCGGAAAATTGCTGGCTCTTATAATATATAGTAGACTGGATTCCGCCATCAGAATATTGCATTTCGCCACGTAATTCAATCAATGCAGTGAGTTTCAATGCCTCTACCATTGCGGAGTCTAACAGAAGTTTACGTCTTGGAAAATCTTCCATGGTATATTGGCGATATATGTGTGGAGGAGTATCATTGAACAATGTTACTGCCCAGTCAATACATTTCCAAAGCTGTTCATCTGTTAGGTGCTCCTGATATAGTGGTATATTCTTAGTGGCAAAGTCCATCAATGCTAGACGTAGATCTGAAGGTGTTACAACAGATTTTTGTTCCAGAGTCTTGCTAATTGCTAAAACCTTAGGATCTATGTCTTCGGTTTTTAAGGTATCACTCATTTAACCTCCTAAATAAGAAAAAGACCGCCGCCGAAATAGCGACGGCCTTAATGGCCTAAGCCGTATAATGAGGAGCTACTTATCAGGGGTTAGCGGATAGTAGCTACAAATGTTTCAAGTGCTGATGCTGTTTTCTCTGGACGTGTAGCATATTGTTTATACGCATCATATAAACCACGTACACCGTAGCCGGTACCTGCAAGACCTGCAAGGGATCCAAGGCCGCCTGCTGCAAGTGCAAGGTTAGTATGACCTTTTAACCCTAGTGGTATTGCAGCGCTATTGAGTGCACCTGAGGCTAGACCCATGCCGAAACCCATTCCGATGTCTCTTGAGAGTCTATTGGAGTAGAATTGATTATCTTTATCTGCTGCACATTTATATAGATAATATGGATTCATTGCATTAATCTCCTTATTCTAATACAGTTACTGACGAGAAGTAGCTACAAAGTTCTCTAAAGCTGATGCAGCAGGACCACCAACAGCGCCACCAATAGCAGCTCCAATGCCTGCGCCTACGCGGGGAGCATTAAATCTACCACCAATCATTGCACCTGCAGTTGCACCTGCAGCGGAGCCTAGAGCGGATCCTGCAATAGGAACGAATTCATTAGCCTGCTTTTCCATATAGTCGCAGTAATCTAGATAATCTGCAGCGTCTGTATAGAGTTCCTCTGCATATGCCATTTTTTCAAGGCAGTCATCATAGAGAGCTTCTGCAGAGTCCATTGCATATGCTGCTTCTTCTGGGTAAATACCAGTGTAATCTACAGAAGCTAGTTTATCCATGTAGTCTTCATACGGATCATAGTCATAAATGCTAGCTTGTTTTTCTTTATATTTCTTGTAGCCGTAAGCTGCGCCCCCAAGAGCTGCAGTAGCTCCTGCACCATAAGCCAGTTGTTTATTGGACACCGGAATCGTGTTGCGAGTCATCTGCAGTGCGGTCTTAACATCTTTCCAGCTTCTATTTTTAATGCCTTGTCCAATAAGACTTAATCCTGCTTTAAAGTCACCAATTCCTGCAGTTTTAGCGAATGGGTCAATACCATTTTGATACATATTAACTGCTTCATCCATAGTTAGGCCTCTGGATGCTAATTCAGCTTTGGCGTTTCTGTAGCGATTATGTACGTATGCGGCTGCACCACCAAGAGCTGCTGCACCTGCCACACCAGCGCCGACACGACCAGGATGATTCTTTGTGTATCCCCAAGCAGCCTTGCCTTTACCCTTCACATAATTGTAACCCTTGCCGACGGTGTCTTTTACGGACTGCCAACGGCTTTTGTCTTCTGCAGCTTGCTTAGCCATTTCACACGCAGCTATCTGCTTAGCCTTTGCGAGTTGCATCTGCTCAGATGGGCTAGCATATACACTTGCACCCTGAGAGGTAGGACTTAGAGTTGCATTATTGGTCATTCCCAGTACTCCCTCAGAGCCAGCTTCTGGTGCTGGTTGTGCTTCCAGAGGGATACTCATATCTGCAGCGTATTTTGCGAGTTCACAAACATTATATAAATCATTATTCATTGATACTTCATTCTCCTCTATTCTTGCAGTCTTTTCAGCATTTTGTCCAGCTTTATGCCTTTTATATGCAATAGCGCCTGCGGAACCAATAGCACCTGCGGAACCTGCTGTTAGTGCAATTTTTTTACGTATGCTAGATGTTCTAGCTTTTTCAACCTGAAGTTTATGTTTTGCAGCTTGTAATAATGGAGAAAGCTCTTTGAGTTTATTAGCAGCGGATTGTCTTAATCCAGTGCCAATAGTAGGTGTAGTAGCAAAAGCCTTAGTAATATCTACATCCTGCTGTATTCTTGCAACTTGTTTCTGAGCTGCCCTTACATTCTTACCACGGGCAACTCTTATAAGTTTAGTAACAGAATCTCGAAACCCAGCTTCCTTTTGCATATCATTTAATGTATTTGATAATTCCATGTCATCTTGTTTATCTACGATAGTATTAATTAGTCTCTGTTGCGGGGTATAGGATTAGAAAACTTTTTGTATCCATCATACACGGTTTTACCAAGTAACGCCCCACCCAGAGCGTTTGCTGCAGCTCCCGCAAGATATACCTTGCCTACGGCACCGGGCTTCGTTGCTCCTGGGGATCCGGCTGCGTATCGCAAGAAATTACCTGCGCCTGTAAGCCCTGCCCCTATAAGACCATTTCTAATTAAATGGGTCTCACCAATGTTTTCTGGAGCATAATTTTCGTTATATTTTTGACGTAGCTTGTGCGCACCATATATACCACCAGCTAAAGCTCCAGCTCCTAGGCCGATTTTCCACTTATTTGCTTTTAGCCAAGGTTTCGCGTTCTCATATCCCCAAGAACGAATCATTCGGGATTCTTCATCTAGTCCTCCTAAGGCTGTAGCTACACGTTTTAGTTCTTCACTTTCTGTTGACGCCTTTTTTTCTCTAGGTTTATATTTTACAGCTTTATAAGCATTATAAAGTCCTTTGGTTGCATCAACTGTGGCTAAGCCTTGAAGTGCACGCCCAGCATTGTTGCTGATAGCCCCTAAAATTGGATGTTCCTTTTTGATGAACTTACCAGTCAGACGAAGCGCGTCACCGGATATTCCATGCTTAAGGTACTGTTTAAGATTTGACTTAAAATTTGCTGAGTATGGGTTTGTTTCACTACTGAATTCAACAGGAATACCATTTCTTTTAGCGTAAGCATTTGCTCCCATTCCCAAGGCTCCAGCTCCTAGGAAAGCGGTTTCTATTGGATTCTTCCTTGCGTAGGCTGCCAATATATTCCCCACCCCAGCAACTTTTTCTGGCTGATTATTTTGAGGCTGAGGAGCAAGCATATGACCTGCGAGGTATCCAGCACCTAGGGCACCTACAGCAGTACTAACAGGATGACGTTGGATGAAAGATTTATTTGGTGTTGTAGAAGCTGCCGTATTTGCAGTTTCACTAACACCTGAAGTGTTCTTAAGAAACTTCGATTTATACTTTTGAGCAACATCACCAATACCGTTTTTTATCTGAGTCCCAGTAAATTTGGTGGAGCCTTTAAATGCTCTCCAACTTTTATCTTTAAACACAGAATCTTTCATCATGTTAAGTCCATGCTTAAATGATGTCCACCCTGCTTGTTTTTCCAATGCTAGCATTGCTAGCTCTGGGTAAAGCTGTGAAGCTGTTTTTTCTGAAGGTTCTAAAGTGTTTCGCTTTGATAACGCATATCCTGCACCTGAAAGTCCCAGTCCAGTAGTACCAACTTTATCTATGTAATTATTGTTATTCATTTCGTTGTTACATGAAGCTTGAATTGGGGTCGACCTAGGTTTCTTATTAATAAAAGATCCCCCCAATCCTCCCACAAGTGCTCCAAAACCTGCAGAGGCTAGACTGCTTGTAGCTAGATGCCCATAACCCTTGAACTTACTTGCTAATAATTGTTTTCCAATGTTAGCAGCTGTGAATCCAAGTGCTCCTGCTGCAGCTCCTGGAAGCATCATGGTTCCAGTGTCTGCTGGAGTAATTGTAGAAACTTGCCTTTCCATTATTCTTGGGTAGCCTCTTCTGCTGTTGGAGCAGGAGTAGCTTTTCGTGTTCTAGTAGTTTTAGTTGATTTAGAAGTACTTTGTACTACTGGGGGTTCAGGTGTTTGCTTCGGTGCTGCCTTTACAGCACTACGTGGGCCATTGGAAACAGCGCCAGCATCAAAGCTTACAGCTTTTACAACGTTACCAGTAATACCAGTTTTTACTAAACCGGGATCATTGGAAATAGAAACTAACTTAGCACTTTCTAGTTCTTTTACGCGAGTAACTAGTTCAATGTTGGAGTCATCAATATAATGATTGATTTCACCGACTGCTAGGTTTAATCTTCCATCAATGCCCAGGATAGCATTATGTAGATTAGAAATAAACACTAGGGTTATCCCTCTCTTTCTTAAAGTATAGTAATGAGGGAGGGGTAACCTCCCTCTAATGAGTTAGTCTTCGTAACCAGCGCCAGTCAGTTTAATCTTTGCGACACCGTTATCGTTACCAATTGAAATACCAATGTTCTCCCACAGATGGAAGGTAAACTTGTTGGCTTTGGTTTCCATAAATGCTTTAACGTCAGTCAGGACGTCAAATACACCAAGGTATTCAGGGGTAGAGAACAGATAAATGTGACCCGGTTTTACAATTTCATTCTTGATGGAACGAACGAAGTTGTAACCCAACAGCTTAGTATAGCTGTAACCATTATGGATGATATCTTCCATAACCTGAGAACCAGCTGCAGGCTGTTGCAGTTTCAGCAGGTCCATCCAGTCAGATTCACTGATCAAAATAGTGCCGATAGGTACTTGACGTTTAACCAGGAGTTTCAGGCCTTCAGCCAGGATAGACGGAGTAAACGGACCAGCTGCAGTGTAAACTGCGGTACCAGCTTTTTCCGCTTCTTTCTTCTTCAGAATATCATCCACAGTAGAAATAAATAGTTTATCTTCTGTAGCCTGAATATCTTTCAGATAGTTCTCTTGGATAATTTGTTTAATAGGTACTCTGTAGGTCATCAACTCTTCAGTGAGTTTGTGGAATTCCTCAGACTGAATATGAGTATAGAATACCTGGAATTTATCACCGATATAGTATCTCTGTTGAGCTTGCTCACTGAAAGTTACAGGGTAAGCCTCAGATACTTTATCTTTGTGGATAATACGCATCGGGGAATCTGAATCAACAGCTTGGTCCAGATCTGCTGCGGTAATTTGTTTCGGGGGAATAATTTTACGAGTGAAGGAACCTTCACGGATTTTTACACGGCAGAACTCAGTAGCACTACCTGCAACCTTTTCCAAACCTTCCTGAGAAGAAATCTTTTGGACAAAGGAAGTGTTGTATAACATTGCATCATTTGCGTTGTCGAGAATTACGCTCATTCTATTTATACACCGTCCTTATTGTCTATTAAGCAAACATAAAGGTTACGACACCGTTAGTCATATCTTTAATTGCGTAACCAATAACATCTGACTTATCAGCAGACTTATCCACTTTACCATCGTTTACAGTCAGAGCATCACCTGCTACAATTGATACTGCAGCAACTTTGTCTGTCTCCAAAACTCCTGATTTTGCAGTTACACAGTCTACACGATTCAGATAACGGGTATCATAGAAGCGACCATTACCACGATAAACTGGCACGCAGAGTCCTTGGGACGGATCCCATTGACCTGTTTGTTTCTTTACGGCACCACTATCAAATACTGCCCAATCACCCTGATCCAGGATTTCGCCGTCCTTAACTGGAAGGCTTTTGATATTTGCAGTTTCTTGACCACTTAAAATATTAAGCATTCGGGAATTCTCCTCCTTATATTAACCTAAAATTGCTTTATCCAGAGGATCCATTGATCCTCCAAAATATCCACCAGTGGAGACTTCCCCAAGTGCGTCAACGCTACCAGTAGGTAGGTCATTGACCACGGATTTCATGGATGCAATTTTTTGTGGGTTTTTAGTTAAAAATTCTATATAATCATTACGTTGAGATTCTTTAACCATACCATGTTGAATCATCAAATTAGTTGTTTCTGCTGCTTCTTTTTGTAGGTTATTAGAATACTCCATTACACTTGCGGCTTTTTCAAGTAAGGTTGCCGCATTCAAAAGTTCTTGTTGGATATCAGAACCCATGTGGGCACCTCCTTATTGTTCCTGTGGTTTGCTACGAAGTTTATCAAGAAGCTCTGTGCCTTTCATTTGAGCAAGTATACCTGTTGCCAATGCTCCTGCACCTGCTACTGGCTTCATTATACTCGGACGTTCAATCTCTCGATAAAGAACCTTTCCATCTTTACCAGCACCTGGAACCAGAACATTTTTGCCATTCTTTGTTTCCATGTGAACTTTGTATTTTGATTTGCTCGTCCACATGTCATGCCAGAGACCAGATTTTGACCTGCCACGTATCATAGCACCTAATCCAGTGTCTGCAGCAGTAAGCCCAGAGTCTAATTTATTTAAGGCTTTAGAAACAGTCGGAGCACCAAAAGCATCAGCTTTAGCAAGCCCGTCTATTATGTTCCTATGAATTGCCAGTCCTCCGACTTCCCCTGACTGCCGTATGTAGGGTGTTGCTCGCTGAATTTCTCGCTTAGCATACCGGAGTCTGTTCTTTGCAAAATTGGCTATACCGTTTAGAAAAGCAGCTTCTTTTTCAATAGACATTAATCTTCTAGTGCAAAGCCAGCCAGCAAGCCATCCATGTACTCTGCGCGAGCAGTAGAGGCAGGGGCAGTCGCACTAGCTACTTTGTCAAGCGAATATGATTCTTCTGTAGCAAACTGGCGTAAAAGGGATGCACAGTCACGCATGTCCTGAACCAGTTGTTCATTGTCGTTCATGTAAAGTCTCCTTTACTGAGAGTTACGCAATACCTTGAATAGCCTGTGCTGCGCTACCAACAGCTTGGCTTGCCTGAGCAACGTATGCTTCGAGTTCTGGATCTGCTACTGCTTCATGAGCTTGGCGCGCCAGTGTCATGTTCTCAGCAGCGGTTGCCATAGATTGTGCAGCAGTATTTGGATCACCTTGATCAGCAGATGCAATGGCGTCATTTGCAGCCTGAACTGCTAGTTCTGCATGAGCTTTACCTGCTTCACGCAGTTGATCTGCGGATGCTTGTTGGGTGCTTACAAGGTTAGCGCCACCAGATTGTGGGGAATAAGTTTCAGCGATTTTTTCAAGGCTAGCGTATACTGCAGTGTCAATCATGTCTGCAATAGAAGCTTGCTTTACAATTTCTTCCTCCGGATCAAAACCAAGAGATGCGGACAATCTATAGTGGAAAGTATCATATGCCTGATTGCCCATGATGTCGCCAGTGATGCTAGCAACTTTAGTTACGCGTTCTGCGTCCGCAATGCCTTGTTCATGTGCGGTCTTCAACAAAGAATTATCTTCTAGATTTACTCGTGCACTCGCTTGTTTAACAAGGTCTGCAATAGTAGTTTTTTGGTTTGACATTGTCGTCTTGCACCATCCTTTACGAAATGAGTAGAATTTGTCGATTATCTACTTGTGGTATATTATACCTGATTTTATTTATTAGACTAATTTATTTCATGGTTCTATCAATCAATGCATTATCTATTGCATTTCCTGCTAGACTTGATACTAGTGATTGACCTCTTCCTCTGAATATTATACCGTTAAGTAATGTTGTGCCAACATTTGCAACGGTGTCTCCAAATGCTGCCAATTTTTCATGAAATTCTACGTTTCCTGCTGTTTTTAACATGCTCTGCTCTACATTAGAATGTTTCTGTAATGCAATATTTACTGCTACAGGAGCAACTAGAGATATAATATCATCTGTTTCTGCTGCACATTTCTCTAGATTATTATAGTTATCTGTGGATATAAAATGACTCATCACAAATGGTATCACAGGTTCGTTTATACTCGATGTTTTCTGCATCTGTAGTTCCTGCGGGGTTGGTGTTGCTTTCTTAGAGTGGAGTAAAGCTGCTGCTGCCGTTAAAATTGCCCAAACCTTAGGATCAGTTAGTAGCTTCTTGACCGTCGGTACATTATTGTACGCTGCGTAAAGTGCCCCAAGAGTATATCCAGTTACTGCAGGGTTTAGTGGCGGCTTTTTGTTTCGCAAGTACATCTCATACTGCTGAGGTGTCATTTGTACTGGCACAGTAGCATAGGGATCTTGTTGAACTAAAATTGTTCCCGGCACTTGATCTCCTGCGATATTGGTACAGCTCTCCGGAATGCGAACTTGTCCGAAAGTTAGAGCAGGATTCATAGCCCATGCAGTACTCGGAATATCAATGTTTAATGCAGCTAACTTCTCTACACTGTCCATTACTGCAGGAAGGAAAGATGAACGCTTAATTAGGAATGGTTCAACTAATCTGCTTACCTGCTTTATGGTTTCTCCTCCAGGATTTGATACTGGTTTCGCTGCCAATAATCCTGACAATACTTCTCCAAATGAATCCAAGGGCAGGCCACGTTGAACGATAATTATTCTTGTAGCTTCACGAGGTTTCAACTGGATGGCATTTGCGAATAAACTCTTTAAAATGTCTGGGAAAGAATATCTTAATGCAAGATGATCAAGCAGCGGAATAGGCAAATCTGGTTGCATTTCTTTTATCACCGGGTTGACCCCTGCTATTCCTGCGTTCATTACTCTTACTGCACCAGAGTTTATTCGTTTAATCATTGCCAACTTATTAAAACTTGGTGTTGACGCTGTTTTTAGGAGTTCGTCGTCTTCAATATCAAAAGTACGTGCTACCTGAGCAACTGGAATACAATTACCTAGATTTTCAAAGTAATCTGCACATTCATCTTGTAGACTGCGTTGATCTGCGCTGGCTACTTTTGATAACACATATGCAATTCTGTCAGCACGGTGGCGCACGATAGAAATATCAAAGAACGTTGGATTATAATTTATCATAAACGGTTGTTTGCCGTCGGGGTAAATCTTTTTCTTGTCATACTTTATATGAGAACAGTAGTCTGATTTTCTACGTGCTTTATTGCCACAGATGGAGCACACATCATAGGCTACTCTGCAACCCATACTTACTTCAAGCTGTTCCCCAGCTTCCTGCCTGCGAACAAACTCTGCACCCTTGATTTTATCAATGGCTAGAATAAGTTCTACGCGATGCATTTTTGGATTGTACCATGAGAATACTACTTTGCCATAATCTTGACTAGTAGGCTTATTGTCATGCTCTTTAAATACTTTTGCTGTTGTAACAAAGGTGTTGTGTCTAGCAATCAGGTCCTTTTCGGGGAAGTAGTCACCGTTAATATTGCAACCATAGTATTCACCAGCGCCCATAGCTATTACATGCAAATACATGAAACCTGGATCAGGGGTAAAAGTAGACAAGAATTCTGTTATTTCAGGACTCTGTCCTCGTAGTTCATCAAAGTTCGCAAGTTTTACTCTTGCTTCACCTGTATTCTCAAAGGTACTTCCTAGAGAATATTGTTTACCAAGCATCTCTTAGCCTCCTTATTTATCAAGGAGCATTCTGCCTATAAAGTCGTTCATGATTTCTCTTCCAGCTGCTTGGCTTGCTACCTTTCCAAACTCAAGATTGTCTCCGTAGAAGCTGTCTTCAAAGCCAGCAAGGTAGGCTGGGAGAGTTAGGTCTTCATTAGCTCTTTCGGCAGCTGTTTTCTCATTTAATTGAGAAACAAATAGTCCTAGCCCAAACCAATCTTCCATTATTTTACTCCTTTGAATGCCTCTCTACCAACAGCTTCTGCACCACTACGGATTACTGCACCCGTAAGCTGTGTTCCAAGAGAGCTGAAGTTACTCTTGTTAGCCTCACGATTGCGGAGCACTTGTCCTTCAAGACCCAGTAGCTCTCCCATTGTTGCCATGTTTAGATGGCCCTCAGCATCAAGCATAGATTCTAAGTAATTTGCAAGCAGTCTAGGTTCTGCCGCAACTGTTGGAGATGCCTTGATGATCATTGGCATATATCCTTTTAGAACTTCATATCCATGACGTTGAAGAGTCGGAGACATTTGGATTGCTGTGCGTAGAGATTCATCATATTTAGAAGCATTCATTTGGTTAGCAATGTAGTCAATTCCTTTTGCTGCGCCCGCTGCTACTGCTGCTGCACCTAAGGCACCCACACCCTGAAGAAACCCATTCTTGAGAGCCGGACTGACAGAGAATCCTGCTGCTGTTTTTTCTTGACCAACGGAGTATCCTCTTTGCCATTCCACGGGGCCAGAGTACTCTGTATTTGAACTGGCAGTTTTTTCGGCTTCAGCGGACTTATTTTGCTGAAATTCAATTGGGCCAGCATTTGCGCCTTTGAAAAGCATTTTTCTGCTCACTCTCCCTGTTAATTTTGTATTAAACCCACTATATGGGGATTTTGGTATTGTTATTTTAGGTATCATAGTTAATTGTTGCTATTCAGTATCATGTGTTTTGCAAGCTCAGCGGCTGCTCCAACTGAAATTGCCCCTATGCCCTGAAGCATTCCTTGTCTAACTGCAGGATTAAGATGTACTTCTAGGTGCCTATTAGCATCATGATCAAACTCTACTGGACCGTTGTTAAGTACGTATGTCCCTGCTGTTTTTATGGTGTGCTTGCTTTGGAATTCAATTGGAGTATTCATATCAGTCGCCAATTTCTGCACCGTATGCTTGCAATACTCGTTTACATGCTTCAGTTACATCAGAGGATGCTGCAATCTTAGTGTTCCATACATCTTCAGATCTTCCCAGTAAATCTGGGTCAACATACTCACTTGCAAGCTTTTCGGTGAATTGATTAAAAATTTCACGTATTGCAGGTTGTTGCTCAGGGAACATATTGAGGCATTCGTATTCAGACTCAGCTAATGATTTGTCTTCTGACAGGGAAGCCTGTTTTACAATTCTGTACATGTCGGTTAGAGCAGTCTCCTGGTCTAGCTCTGCTTTCATTGCAGCAACCCCCACATCTGAAGCGTTCTTTTCCATGTCACAAATTATTCTGCACATCTCACGTGAATCTGCATCAATCGCTGGTGCGTAAGCAGTATCACTTGCAGTCTTCTTAAAATCCTCGTTTATCCCGAAGATATCATCAGCAGACACTGCAGCTAGTTTTTCTTGGAAAGACTTTGAAAACCTTGAAACAGTGGAAATTCTAGGAAGACTAGATTCTACACTTGCGGCCTTAAAAAGTCCTGTTGTAGGAGCTTCAACTTTTACATCGTTAGCCTTTGGAAGCACGGATGATGTTTTAACTCCTAAAATTACTTCAGGACTAGCAACTTCAAAGTCTGTTTCACCAGGGTATACTCTAAGAAATGCTTCTGTGTTTGTGCGTTCAATCAATCTTTGAGTTTGATCTGTATTTAGCCCTAAGTCGCCTGCTTTCTTTATGACTCCAGTATTTAGTGATACATGGTTGTCCATGAAATCTGTTACGATTTCTTGAGCGGCAGTCAACAGAGAGCTATCTGATACACTGGACAATATAGTGCCCTCCTTTCTACTCTAAGTCATCAATTCCAATCTCTGGTGCAGGTCGAGTCTCAAGTGCAATCTTGAGTTCCTTAATTCCTCCATCAGCAGTATTGGCTGCCTTGAGTTCTCTATATATTTCTATTGTTCGTTTTACCCATTCTTGGGCACACTTCTGATCATCGTTATCGTCATTGTCAGCACGGTTAATTGCCTGTTTATAAGCCACTCCAAAAAGGTTTGCCAACGCTTTATCCATACGGATTTTTGCTGGCATGTTGAATACACTTGTAAGTACATAGTCAACACCTTTCTGCTCTGCCATATTTTTTATGCGGGCGTCCTCTCCAATGGTGCCGCGCAGCAAGTATGCCATTCTGTCAGCACGTGTACGCCATACGGTAACGTCAAAGAATACATTAGCGTATGTTTCTACCATTGAAGACTTTTGTCCAAGGTCGGCTGCTACTTCTTCAGGCAGTAGTCCTGACATTAGCATAATTTCGATGAGTTGACGCTGCTTTGTATCAAGAAATAGTCCCATACATTCTGCTATGCAAAAGTATGAATCAGTATAGTCTTCACGCATGATAGCGTCAACGATTTCATCCGTGAGTTCGTCGTTGGTCTCAAACGGATAGTATACATCTATATCGCTTTTGAGCCCAAAAGCTTCTGGAGCTATTTCGTCATAAATTTTTAAATTTTTGACATCGCTCCTAATAGTGTCTATCGCTTTATATATTCGCCAAGATGGATGACGAATTTTGGCTGATGTATAGCGATCAAGCACACTCACGCCATCTCACCTCCGCTAATTAGTATCCTTGCTGTGGGAGCTGTAGTCCCAAGGAAGTCAGCACGTCGGTTAGTTTTTGAATTGCTAAACGAACATCCTGCTCCTTGAGGAATCCAAGTTGTCCTTGGCGAATCAAGAAGATTACCTGGCTTAAATAGCTTACGGCTCTCATAATACTATCGCTAGTTCTTTGTAGCATGTCCTGGCTAGCCATATTAGTCGCTGCAAGATTTGACATTACCATTGCATCCATTGTTTGGGGAGAGTTTATTGTTACAACATTCTCCATATCCTTAGATGTCACAGGGAGTTGTGCAGAAGTATTGATCCCTGCACCACTAGGATTGTTTGTTGACATCATCTGGGTTGGGGTTTGCTGCTGAAGCTGTGTCTGCATAGCGGCATCACTGTCATCACTGCCAGTCATTGTACCTTTACGGTCTCTTTTAGTCTTATCAGGGTTATCATTTAGAGCATCTGCCTGTTTTTCTACTGGCTCAAATACCTCAAAGACGCATTTACCAATGTTGCTTGCTACGTTAGTAATATTTACTGCATCCTCGTAAGAGCAAGCGTACTTGCTCATTAATGCGTAGGGGCAATTAACCACTGAGTGACTAGTACCATCAATAATAATGTTCCCTTCGTTATCTCTGGAGACACTGCCATTCACGCCAGACATCGTAACAGTGTCAGTAATGTCTTCTTCGTTAGCTACTGCCAGTTGGTTATCTGGAACCTCATAGAAGGTATCTCCCATGGTGTAATCTTGTGGTTTATGTGTTATGTAACTATACAAACGTACAAGATTTTTCCCGCCAGTGCGAATGACACTTTCTACCCTACCGAAGTCTTTTAAATAATTCTCCAGGATAATACCAACCATGCCTATAGCTGGAGTATCAGGTGTACCTAGCTCGGCTAGCATCTGACCACTTACCTCCAACCGTGTGGTTGATTTTATTGCAGTTGCGAATCCGTAACCATGATTTGATATAAACAACTCTCTGTCAAGGTTGCCATATCCGTCAGCCCTGTCTACATCAGCTCTAGTAAAATCTCTAAATGGTTCATTTACTGAGTCTGCCTTGCGATCAGTTACGCCACCAGTAAAGGTACTAACATTTATGATAATACCTTTTACTCGTGTGCCATCTTTGAGATACGCGTTTGATATAGAAATGTTTGGTACGCTACCTCTTCTGCTAGCCCTGAACATGTCGTCTTCATTGAATAAATCAAAGCTATCATCTGCTGCCAATGTTGTTAGCTCTTGTTCGCCAGGGATATGAATAGCGGCAACTTTTTCGCGATAGTCTCTTACAAGTGGTACACCATTTAACAATGCAGTACGCTCATATTCTGTAGCGCCTGCTAGTTTACAAAAGTCGCCAACTTGGGAGCCTGTCAGCTCCTCTCCATTTCCGAAGAATCTATCGCCATCTTTACTGATGATAATAAGATCTGGAATATCACTTGCTGCCATCTTTTCTGTTGCTTGCGGCTCTTCTGTTGATCTTTCATATAATGCAGTAAGCAACTCTGGCGTATTATTTGCCATCCATGTTGCTACACTTGCACTCTTTTCAATCTCACCAACTATCTTTTTTACGGAGTCTATACTTGCATACTTGACAGAATCTACAGTCTTTATGTGTTTGATGCGTCTGCCAGGGCCCTCGTAGTCTTCATCTCTCTCTGTAGCGTTTTCTACGGGCTCACCAATTACGTTATCTGCATATATTTTTTGTAAAAAAATAGGAGACAGTGGATAAAATTTTGGTTCTCCTGCTCCAATATCAGTTACCAGGATATCAATGGGTGCAAGTTTATTTGCACGGATAGTTACTGGTGCTGATGCAATGCCGCCAAGGAATTCAATGAGTGCGTCTGCGTTGCCAGTAGACACGTCCATGTTGGACCATGTAATATTGGTTACATAAGATGTTGCCTCTGGTATGCTCTGAGCAAGTGTGCTCATTATTGCACTATTCCATGATTGCATATCTGGAGGGAGCGGATACCATAAATCTGGATTCATGGAGTAACCTCCTTTAACTTTATAAACATATTATACCTAAGGATGTCATCCTTTTGGCATCTGTTTTACTGCGTCAGCAATTGTTTTATATAGAAGAGCTCCAGTTGCTACATTACCTGCAGTAGCTAGCGCTCCAGCGGCACGGGTCTCATTCTTTGTAATCCCAAGATCCCTAAAGTTTAATGTACCAGACCCATTCTGGATTCTTTGCTTGATTGTCTTGTAAGTGATTAAGAATGATGGTGCTGAAGCAATAAGTGATGCTACTTGTAGTAAATGTGGTTTTTGACGTGCACTAATAAGTTGTCCAATGTCAATCGTTGTTCTAATTGCACCTTTGATAGCCAAAGCAGCGACAAGAACAAAGATTTTACGAATAACAAGCTCTTTTTTGCTCAGCTGAAATCCATCTGTTATCTCTTCTTTTGACATTACTGTATGATCTGGGATTAAGTAAATAGCTGCTACACAGACTACTAGGGGAATACCCTTGCTTATTAAAAACCGTTTTACTTGTTCTCCAATTATATTTGCGAGCATTTGTTCGTCTCTGCCCATTAGTACCTCCCGTCTTTACCTTTTCCGAATCCTGTTCCGCGTGCGTAGGAAGGAATAGGATTATAAGAGTGTAATGGACTACGTGATTGTGTAGCAGCGTTATCAATAAGCTTCTCTTTTAAGTATTTAAATCCAAAGTTAGCCATCCAATCATGTTTGTAGGTTGGGGCTTTATTGGTACCCTTCTGGAAGGGAACAAACTTTGGTGGACGCTTGCTAGGATTCTTGCGAATATCTGCTGCTAGCTGGTTATAGTCTACTACGTCTCCTTCAATGAGATCATCAAAATCTCCCGGATCAATAATCTGTACGTAGTTTATTAATCCACGAGCGATTACCTCAAAGTTTTTCTTTACACTATCGAGTCCTGCACCATGGTACAGAGTATCAAGACTCTGAATAAACTGCTTGCGACCAGTATCTATGCCTTTGTAAGGTACAACCTTGCTAATGTTTAGAATACCGTCTGTTAATGGGTCGCCAGCTTCTACTCTATCCCCAACCTTTACTTTCAGTGTTCTTGTTGGCGGTATGTAGTACTTCTTACGGCCTATGTATACGTTCTGTCCGCCTGCAGGTGCTGCCTGTATGTTTGTGATTGTTCCAGATACTTCAGTAATAACTGCTGCACCACTAAACTTAGTGGACATATTAAAGAACGCCTTTACCGTGTTAAAACCAATTGCCTCACCTGCTGCAGTACCTGCTGTATGTTTAGATGACAGGCCTAACTGTGTAAAAGGTTCTGAAATAGCGTGAGCAGATACTACACCTACATTTTCACCGATATCAGGGAATTTCAATTTCTCGTTGTACCCGTAGCAATATTGGCATACACCATCATGTGCTTCACATGTAGCTGGGCTACGTACCTCAACCTGAGGAACTCCACGACGTTTTAATTGTTCATAATAGTTGGCATCGATAAACTTGTTTGTCTTCGCCTCAACACGGTTAATGATATTCTTAGTATCGTTAATGTCACGTACTAAACCACGTTTACATCCGCAATCCTTTTTGGTAACTACGATATCAAGTACGTTGCCAATAAGTTCTTTTGCTAATGCGCCTGCAGGAGCTACGGATAGCTTTGCACCAACAGTACCTTTACGGGTGCCATAGGATGATACAAAGTAATCGGCAGGACTTAGACCCTCGTTGTATGATGTGTGAATCAAGGAAGGAATAAGTTTATCTTTAGGATCTGCTACTACTGTAGGACTAGTTATGATCTGCATTACTTGTCCTTTTGACCCCTTGGAGCCTGTATATGCCCACTGCTGGAATGTGTTGTCAGTTGCCTCATCTGTGAGTTTCTGTGCAAATGCCTGAGCTTTACGTAATATCTTGCCTTTTTCTGCATCGACTTGTTTGGGTGTAAGATCTTTGCGTTTGTCAATATCTGCCAGCTCTTGGTCAATCTTATTGAAGTATATGTTACGCTTTTTCTTCAACTCATCCATATCGAAGTCAGTTGCTTTGTAAGATACACCTAATCTATAGGCAAATAATGCTCCCAACTCTTTTAGACCATCAGCAATCCTGGTATATTCTTTTGGCCATCTCTGTCCTACCTGGGTAAGAAGGCCGCTCATTACGGATTTATTCCACACTTTGTCATAATTACGCAATGGCATTGGGAATAGCTCATTGATAAGTACTGCACCTGCAGTTGTCTTAAACTGTCTGTATTGAACAGGGGCGTCTGGCTTAATCATTCCCATGCGGATATTTTCGTGAAGCTGTTTAACGTTTTGTACAGGAGTGAATCGTGTACTTTTATCAAACGTTGGGAGAGTCTTTGTTGCTGCAAATAATCCAAACACTGATTCCTGCTGTGGTAACATCATAGGTCCCATGTTGCGGGGTGAGAATAAGTTGTGACTTGGAGTCATTTTCTCCAGTGCTTCTAACCTTGCTTCTTCCGTTGCAGGTACATGAAGCTGCATGGTATCATAAACTAGAATACCGTTGGCTATGAAAAGTGGAAACTCCGGGACCGTGAAGTCGTAAGTTATTTCTTCTCGGTCAACTTCTTCTACAGAAGTCACCTCATCCCATACATATGGCAGGTTTAAATATGGATTTGCTGGGTTTACCTTAGCTACATCACTGATCTGTACTAGTGCGCCATTCTCTGGTATTCTTACTGCGTTGTAGTCCAAGTATAAACGTGTGTTTACTATTTTGCAAAAGATACCCTGACGTGCTAGTATTACTTTAGCTAATTCTAGCTCTTGCTTATCCTTTACCTTCCAGTACATACTAGGATTTTCTGTGTTATCTGTGGTATCAAAGTGGACCATTGCTAACAATGCCGTGCCAAGATCATCTGTTGATAAATTTAGCATATAATATGAAAACTTGTTTGGTTTAAAGTTATCCATTGCAAACTTACGCATAGCTTTTGCTTGTGCAGTTTTCTTTGGAATATATGATATCATACGCATTATAGGCACGAATTTACCAAGTGCATCCTGGGGAGGTAATGGAGCAAAAAATGTTTCACTTCCGTTTGTTGCCAATGAGTGGTCATCGGTTACTGTGATCTCGTAGCCACAAGAGGTGCAGATTCTGTACATCTTCCCATGCTCTGTGTGTACACTTCGCTCAGTGTAATCCATGAATTCATTGGTGTTTGTAGCAGGGCAATAGGTTAATACTTTTCCCTTAACTACAGTTGAGTTACTTTGGGTACTCATTAAATTTCTAAACCTCCAATCTAATCTAGGTTTCTAAAGATCATTATACCGGGAAATTATGTAACAAAAAATCGTAAAAGTAATGGTATAAGTATTATGTAGAAGAATATAATTACGTATTCTTCTATAAAAATTAAGGGGGGAGACGACTCTGTCAATGATTCCTTTAAGTCAAATTTATAAGAGGGAGAAGATTATTCTTACAATAAAGAATAGTAAAGATCTTATTAAGGAAGTATCCATTAATGGAGTAAACTTACTTAGTAAGACTTTATCACTTATTGTTAATCCTGATTTAAACTGTGACCTCTTCCTGTTGAGAACCACAAAGTCAGGAGGAATAGTCTTCGAGCAATCAACAAAAGGGAATATTAGAATTACGATCTCCTCTAATATTTCCCTTGAATCAACCACAGATAGACCTACAACAAATTTCATAAGGGTATCTCAACGAGAGAAAAAGAATAGGCAGTGGACAATCTGTGAGCGATTCTATACCTTGGAGATCAATAGTTAAACGAAAGAAGGATTTTATTATGAACACTAATCTGACCCGCATTGTATTTATCTCTGGCCAAACTCAACCGTACGTATTCAGCCCGGACGACGGCGCAAATGATCTTACTGACGCTCAGATCTTGGAATGCATCGCTGCAACTGATCCGTCTGTTAACACTTCTGCTCGCCTGGCTTGGCAGCAAACCCAATACAATGGTGAGCAAGTTCTCTCCGCAACCTATGTGCCGCAAGCACAAACCAAAGGTTAATCTGCTGGGTTTCTCTAATTAATTGATCTAGCCTTGTTAGGCTACGATTACTGTGTAGCATTTTCTGGTAAAAATTTAATATTGAATTAGAATATTATGATGGCATAATCGTTCTAAAGACAATTGCATATTGAAAGACCTAGATAGTCGGTAATAGGTGAACAGAAAGACTTAATCTTCTACAAGTTATACGCAAGGGGTCTATGTAGTCTTCGGACTGCATAGATTCCCTAAAATTTTTTTTTAGTACTTTGAAAGGAGGATAATAATGGGTGTTCAGTCTGAAATAGATAAAGTTATAGGAGAACTTCCTGAGATTAAACCTCTCAGCTTTTATATTGAAGAGTTACGGAAGTATTTAGACACAACGACTCCTCTTGAGGAAATGTTTAAAAAGCCTTTCCCAGAAGAACTGATACGTAAATTTCTAGCTGCAAAACAAGATAATTCACAGAGAAGAAATGAGCTGCTCGTAAAGCAGGTCTGGGAGATTGTAGTTGATCTTCCTGTTGCACCTGTACCAGAATCTAGTAAAAGGAGGAGAGTAATGTGAGTAATGAAAATATGGCTTCAGGCTATATAAATTATATTGCTGATGCTAGTACCTCAGTAATTGGACGTAATAGAGGGAAGTGGGAATTGTCACAAAAGTATGTTCAGTATTTAGATGATACTACTGAATATGCACTTGGACTAATATTTGGACCTTATCAGCTTAATCATTTTGGTTGCTACGTAGCAACTAGAATATTTTCTTCTATTCTTACTCCTGGTAAGAAAAACGGGTTAATGACACCCAATGAAGCTCGTGGAGCTATTGAAGATAATCTTTACTGTGATGTGAATTTGCCGACATTGTTTTTCAATGCCTTGGTGCTCTTAAAATTCATGCAGTTCGGAGACGATACTTTTGCTTCCCCTACAGCTTTCAAGTATATAAAACGAGTCCAGACAAGTGGATCCCGAGGAACTATTGTTAACATGAAAATTATTCCATTTGTATCTGGGCTTGTTACTCCAGAGACAATGCTTAAGGGAGTAAAGATCCTGTGTGCAATAGCTGCATTAAAACCAGAGGTATATGAAGCAGTTCAAGAAATATACAATGATATTAATAAAGAATTACTCAGAAATATAATGGTAAATGCATCTGAATTGCTTGACCTTAGGATAGAGAGTGGCAAAATTGCAATACCTATGTTTAAACTTGGTGCTCCTGGTATCCCGCTCGAACTTGTACTCGATGATTATAAGGAGTTTTCACTTAAGCTCGAAGAACTTGCCTCTAGAATTTTAGAGGCGTGCAATGGTAGCTTAGAAGATTTCCTTCAAGCTATATTTGCTCTTGACATTGATAATATAACTACCTATAAGGAGGAAAACACAATGATGGTTGTAACTGAAATACTGAGGAATCTGATTAATAAAGGTATACTGATTACTCGTGATGGCAGACTGCTGTCCATCAACATTACTGATGAAGATACTGTTCAGGTTAATCCTTTCAATAATAATGATGCGGAACGCCCGACTATTGCAAATTTGACCATTGAACGTAACGGTACTACAGAGGAAATCATTACTCTGAAGGATGATAGATTAGAACATATTATTGATACCGCTCAAAACGTTCTGAATTCTAGTGTAAACAATGCTATCAACAATGACAGAAATGTCAGAGTACAGCGTGCTTCTATGGCATCTGCTACACCTGCTACACCGGAAATGCGTAGAAATGCTGACGGGTCTATTTCTGTGCATAGAACAGTTGGCTCTTTCCGTATGTGGGCCCCAGCTACTCCTGCAGAGGCAGCTCAATTTGAGCGTACACAGCAACAACAAGCTCAACAAGATCAGCTTGCAGCTGGTGAGGATACAGAACGGGATGCCATTGTTGAAACCGTAGAAGATAGTCCTGAAGATATTGTCATGGTTTCTGTTGTGGAAAACAATAGTGTGCGTGTAAGACGTATGACTCGTGAAGAAGCTGAAGATCAAGAACTTGCTATCGTAAGTGTTATTGAAAGACGGTGATTATACAATGGCTATGAATATTAAAAAGATAGAATTTGAAGACAATTCTGCTGTAGTAACCATGAGGGATCCTGACGAACTTATTGGTCTTGTACGTAAAAGAGTGTCGATTGATGCTCTAATTCAAGCCCTTGGAAAGATTAGTACATCCCAATCTATGCTTATTCCTCCTAACTGCAGGGGCATTTGGGAGACTAAAAACAATAAGTATTTCCTGTTTATCATCCCGGCACACATGGGCAAGACTGCCGTAGTGTGGTATAAAACTGACACTGATAACTATGGAGCTCCGGGTAGTAGTACTAAGTTGGAGAACCAGCCTGAACATATTCAGTCAATGTATGAAGACTCAGAAGACAGTGACTACATTAGAGTGTTCAACACTCCATTCCCAGATGCGTGTGTGTTGATTAAAATGACAAAGGCTGGTAGCAATAAACTTATGTTTAATGATATCAGAGCATGGTCTATTAAGAGTACTATGCTTCCTCTAGATAAAACAGCAGTATACCGCTGGCCGTTCTTTAATATGTATGGTGATGCAAGAGTATGCATTGGTGATATCCCCAGAGAGTATCCTAATGTAGAATCTGTTGCTAGTATTATTAATTACCTATATATTGGCGTAGGTAACCATGATCTTGATCATACTCCATATGTAATTCCTGATAATAAGTTTGGAATCAAAAATTCTTTTCAGTTGGTCAAATACCTTGATGAAAACAAGTTGACTGTATTTCCAAGGGAGTTACTGTGTAGTTTTGGTACATCGATCATTGAAACAGTAGAAAATATTGTTGCTAATGGAAATTAATGGAGGTAAAAATAATGGCAGTTCCAAACCAATATAATAAATATGCTTCTTTATATACTGTGCCCAAAAAGCCAGAACTCACAGACGTCCAAAAACGTCTTATTGAACGTATGCAACGTAGTCGCTGCAAAATCTGGGAGTCCTATGCTGCGTATACTGCAGCTGATGAATCTGATAAGAAACCAGACAATTACTTCCCAACTAAAACTGGTTGGGGTATTGCGCGCAAGCGTGTTCTCAATGGTAATAGTGTGGAGTTCGTTACAACTGTTCCAGAATGTCCGCTGGTTGATGAAATCCAACCCAAAGTTGTTCTTGATATTCATAATAAAATCCCTGGATCTCTGCTCCAGGAGATTCTTGCAAACTTTAACAAAGTATGCGAGGACTCTAATAATGAGTGTGCTGCTCAGATTTACCGTGAGCGAGATGGTGAAAGAAAGTATTTCATTTATTACCCTGAACAAAAGGTGTCTACTGCTCAAGTAACCTATACTCATGATCCACAGCTCATGGAACTCGCAAAGGCATATGACCTCATCATGGAGCTGCATTCCCATGATTCTATGGGTGCATTCTGGTCTGGCACAGATGACAGTAATGAGAACACTTGTGGATTCTACATGGTAATTGGCAGATTTAACTCTTCTGTAGTTGAGTACAAATGCCGTGCAAAACTTGATAAACTGTATGCTGATTTTAATTGCTCTGAAATCTTTGATTTCGGTGACACACCTGAAGAACAAATCCTTACTCGTGAAAACTTTATTGCTCCGAATGATGAACTGGATAAGAAGATCACAAAAGAAAGCCTTACTTATTATAATGGTGCGTATCAAGCTTGTTATGACATGTGGAACTATGGTGGTTATTCTTATCAAGGATACAATGACTATAATTATGGTAAATCAACTAAGAAATCTCAGAGATACCTTGCTAAAACAGAACTGGCTGCACGTAAACGCTTGATGGCTAAATTGAAGAATGCTCCGGAATCCATCTTCCCGGAAGACGCTCTTTATAATGAGCTCTGGGATCATGCAGACTATATCAAAGCCAGAAAACGTTGGGAATGCTGTGGGTACTATGATAACCAGGAGGCCATGAAGGAATGCTGGAAACGAATCCCAAAAAACCAGGCAGGCGCGGAAGAGGAGGTGAGTCAAGACGCCGTCGTTGCCTCTGATTATGTAACTCGTATGAGCAAGTGCTACTCTGCAGATGGGTTCCAAAATACCCATACAGCTGGTGGAGTTGCCACTGGCATTGAAACTGCGGAATATCTTGCTGGTAATGGAGATGAGGCAGCTGCACGTTATGGCACGCTTCCGGGCAAGATTCAACAATACAGTAATTTTGATTTAGATCTTGGCACTGCTGATGTGAATGACCAAGACTACAATGATAATCTTAATATGGCTGTGGCTAGCAGAACTGAGTCCCAGTCTAACATTGAGACATTCTTGCAGGAAGGAATGGGCGGGGTCCGTGAAGAGACTGAAAACAAATTTATTGCTAATGTAATGAATATTGCGTTTCTTCACACCCCGTCAGCCAGTATCAACGTCGGAGTGTTCTGGGAGTTGCTTACACCGGTTGAGAAAACTAGACTGGCAAAAGCATTCCACTGCTCTGTTATGGATCTTGCTACTCTGCTTATTGGCAGCAGCGCTGTTGTTGCATCTCCTGATGTAGCAGAGTTCCTGTATAAGTGCATCCTTGGTGATGCTAAGTATGTAGAATGTAAGCTTGGTCTTATTACCAGTAAGGTCATGGCTGAAAAGCCGTCTACTGCTGCTCAATTTGTAGCACTCATCCATGAGATGCTTGAGGTTGAAAGAGATGTTAAGGAGGCAAAGGAATGAAGAAAACTGTGTTAGCTATCGGGCCTGCTAGTCCGTATGTGAATCTCTTGGCAACTGTTCAAGAGCATTTAAATGACTTAAGTGTCATTAAACCTAATTTTAATAACCTTCATATCATTCAGCTCGGTGCTGGTGGTACTGGCGGTTATGTAGCGTATGAAATACTTCGTATGCTTGGTAATATTCCAGAGGTGTTAAAACCGTATATCCATTATACACTGATAGATGGTGATACGTATGAGCCAAAGAATATTGGCAGACAACTTTGCTGTGAAGATGATATCGGTAAGTATAAAGCTCAGGTCCTCGTTGAAGAGTATGGAGAACTCTTTGGTGTTACTCCAGACCAAGCGTCTCATATCGATGAGTATTTTACTGCTATCAGCCAGCTGGCTGTTCTTCCAAAATTCCCTCTGCCAATCTGGTCTGTATTTGTAGACGATGAAGTAGAAAAGTTCTTCAAAGACTCTGAAGCTGCAGTTGCACTTAATTCTAAACAGCCACATATCAATGCAACAGCTACGTCATTTATCATTATTGACTGTGTTGACAAAAATGCTCCGCGTAAACTATTACATGATTACTTTACAGATATCTCCAGTTTGCCCAGTACTTTGGCGCGTCTGAACTATTGTTGCAATGCTGTTCCTGACTGTGATAAGATCACTGCTACTGGGCAGCAAATCATTGCACATAACAACGGTGGTAACAGCCTGCTTGGAAGTATGTACGGTGTCACCCCGATTCGTGATATCTACATCATCTCATCCGGCAATGGCAAGTATACTGGCCAAGTATCCTGGGGAAGAAAAAGCTTCCTTGGTAACTCCAGTGGTTCTATGCACTACAAGGATATCTTTGGTGACAAGGATGTATCTTCTATTATTGGACCTAAGATTAATACGAATGATGAAGTAGAGGCTGTCGATATTACTCCGGGTATGACAGACGCTGATGTAAACCAGTTGCGGCTTAAAGCATTGGCTGAGGAGTATTTTACACCGTCTAATGTAAAGAGATTCCAGGATAATGTATTCCAAGAAATTGTGGATCCTGCTACTGGCAGATTGTCAAATGGTTACATTAAGTCTATCCCGATTCCAATTACTAACCCAGAGGAACCTGAGCTTGAAACTGGACACCCGATGCTCAAAAACATGAATATGTTCATGTCTGCTTTTATGTCTACACCTACTCCGTATGACAGGTTCCCGGAGCTTACAGACCTTGAGATTGATGCAAGAGAAGAGGCGATGAGCTGCGCGGAGCGTGCAGAACATAATGTACAGTCTATCAATGCTAATAAAACTGCTGCAGCTCTTGTAGTAAATTACTTCACATCTATCTTTAATGGTATGTATATGTTTGAAAAGGAAGTACCCGTTCTTACTACTGAGACTACACGTTTCAACATATTAACGGGCGAGTACTCTTCTGACCCGATTACTACGGATTCTCTGCGTATCCCTGTGGAAACACGCAAAAGAGTTCGCGCATTTTAAGCTAACGGTGGGCTCTTTGTGAGTCCACCTTTTATTTTTTATGGAGGTATGCTATATGCAAATCCCAAGTTGGTTTATGGATAAGTATTTTCCAGAAGGTAGCGCACGCTCTGCTATAGTCTGTGATGACGGAGAATTAAAATCATTCTTACGAATGGAAGCAGATGATAAGAATGCTGGGTGCGAAATCTTTGGTGATTATAGCTACGTGGAAGATATCATGGCAGTAATGTGTGAACCTGTTGTGGCCCATGAATTATCACTGCCAGCGCTTGAAGACTTAGTTCCTGATAAATATCATATATATAGGGTTATTCCACCATATTATCTGCAGTTGTGGTACAAATATCAGCTGTCAAATAGGGGCATGACAAGTAGCTATACAGAAGATAAATTTAAGGTTGATTTTATTACTGCGTATATCATTGAGTTCCCATGGGAACAGATGTCAAGTTGTAGCAGAAGAAAAACGAGATCAAAAAATGATGTAGACCACTGTATGTATGACAAAAATTTATTTAATGCTTGGTGTTATCAAAAAGATACTATTGAGGCTGTAGCACAGTTTCTTAATATCTGTAGAATCCCTGCATCTGAGGAAGAGATTGCGAAACTATTTATATCTAGGTTTATCTGGTATAGCTTTGTGACTCAATTGGATCTGCTGGATAGCATAGAAATAGGGGAATGGCTTGATTTTTATAATGGAGCACCGTATAGATCAAGATGCGTTGATAGAAACTATGAGTTGAATTCTAGAAAAAGTTGTGGCCACTGGGGTGGTCTCATGGCTGCAGGGATTAAGATAAGCCGTATCCTGGAATATCCTAGAAATGCTGATTCAGTAAAATCTAGAGTCTTGCAAAGGGCTAGGCTCTTAGTTGTAATGTTTTGTATGTCCCAGTCACCCAGAACGGTGAAGCTGATCATTGAAGGTCTTATGACGTTTTCTGCGTCAATATCAGGTACATGGATGTTAAGCATCATTGAACCACTGGTAAGGGAGGTGGAGCCTTCATGGCTAAAATAAATGAGTTTACTATAGTGAGTGAGCTGAATGATGAGTTTAGTCTACGGGTATTTATGGAGTCGGGACAAAAGGTTGCTCAAGTTAATAATGTCTCTCATGATTTCTTAAGAGAGGCAATGCCTACTAGCAGGCTTGGAATAAGAACTCCAGGACTTGCTCCCTGGCCATCTAAATTTAAGGAAAATCCAGTTCCTGATGGATACTCTATTGCACTAAGTCATAAGTATACATTTGGGTCGATGTGTCTTAAGATGCTCTTGAACAAGCAAGCCAGACACAGATATTTTGCGTTATTACTCGCGTTGTTTGGTAATAATGAAAATACCAGGGAACTTCTCACTGTAATGTTGTTAAGAACGAAGTTTACTGATGAATTACGATATTTATGTGAGCAGCTTGACATTTCTCGTATGTCTGTTAGAACCTGGGATAGTGTGGCTATAGACAACAAGCCTGGCAGTGTAAAGTTTAATGATGTTAGAAATTCTCCATGTAGTTGGTCGAGTGCACTTAGAAATGGATGTCTTGCTGACGGATATGTACCTCATCCGAACATATGGTTCAGAGATGTGAAAAATAAAAGTTTGTTTACTAAGATATCCGCTTGTGAGATGTTCCCTAATCTTGCTCCAAAGATCCTGGCAAGCATCCCTAAGTACCCTAAAGGAGGCAAGGTAGATAGAATTGTAGATATAAGGACTCAGATTCTGTTCAATATGCTGAGAAATGCATATGGACTCAAGTATGAGGATATCATTGTTGATAAGCAGCTAGATCTTAATACATATGAAGTTCTATCTTCTCTCTGTGCTATTCTTACTGCTGCTGCAGGATTAGGCGGCAGGGTTTCTATTACTGATATCAGAGGAGTTGATCCAGACTTAGATGTAAAATTAAGGTTTAGTCTCTGGTATCGTAATGTAAGATCAAGGATACTGACACTTCAAGGGAATTATGGTGTGGCAGGTGATGCCTGGCTTATGGACAAACTGCTTACTTCATTAGCTGTTGTAATGAATGCGGGGGATAAACAGGAAAGTGAATTGCTAACGTCGTGTGTACGAGCTGCAGTTGATGAAAATGATCTCCAGGAAACCCTTGAGGGATGGGTGTCTAAGAGGAATATCAATATGTATCTTGGTGATACGAATACTTTAAACGCGGTGAATGTTCCCGCATCTACCTTGAGGAGCATTGAAGATGGGATAGATGACATTGTACAATCACTGTCTGACAAGGATAACATTGTTAAATGCCTAAAAGAACTGGTGCAGCTTCAGGAGTCTTCTATTAGTGGGAAGGCATTTGATCCTGTCACTACTACTAACTATACAAATATACAGTATAACAACAATGGACTTGTAACTGCGAGCCTGATTCCAATGATTACAAACAGATTCCAACTACTGGACTACATTTATAGAATGAGTACGTATAGAGAAAACGAGTTTATCTATGATACTATGGGAATCGTAAACAGATGCTCTAGGACTATAAGTTCCCATGTAAGTTCTTATGAATATAGTATAGGTATTTTGAAGAAATGGGAAGAGTTGCGGGATATTGCACTTGATCAGGTCTCACACAACGGTTCCGGGTATTTTTCAACTGAAATGTTGTATTGGAGTGCACTGGCTAGAGTTCTGGTAACCGACTGGCAACACTTCTGCAGAATCAATGCAGGGAAATCCAGAGATGAGCTGTTTGAGATGTCAGTACTTACGGATAATCCATTCGCTGATATTGAGAACAGTGTCTGCCAAGAAATTGATGAGTATAAATCTGGATATGCAAGATGGCGTGAAAACAGGTTTAAATGATTTGTACTTAGACGAGAGTGAAATACCTCTCGTCGTTTTTTTTAGTTATCTAGAATTTAAAGGTTGGACAATGTTGAACATGCTTCTCTCAGAGCCTACAGTGTACCTAGATTTGATTTTTATGTAGGGGTGTATGTAGTTATATACCCTGTTGTAAAAAGTCTCTCAAAGTTAATCCTAGGAGCTCTGAGATATATGTGTGCATTTTAAGCAGAATATGGAGGCTGTTTGAGCACTGGATAACAAGGTCATAAAGTACCTAAAAACCAGTGTAACCTCTGCAGCCCTTACATAGCAAGGGTTTCAAGCTCTGGTTACACTTGTCTACTTATCAGACAATTTAAAGTGTAACCACAAAAATCTCGATAGACTGGGGCCTCAGATACCTCAAAATATACTGGTTACACTTTCTACACTAAAAAATATATATATATTATATACGATATACGATACGCGCACCCGCGCCTTAGGGGATTATTTATATAATAAATATATAAAGATACACACATAATTATATATATATTATATGTCTATCCAAAAAGGTGTAGAAAGTGTAACCAGGGCCTTTTTGTAGTCATACGCCCCCAGTTCATCGAGGTTCACGCGGTTACACCTTTTCAAAAAATAGGTGTAGAAAGGTGTAGATAAGTGTAGAGAGTTGTCAGACAATTTTAAAAGGCACCATAAATCCAGGTAAACGTCGTTAGTCCCAGTACTGTCCTTGTAAAACTATGATTTTCGTAGTACTCAACATACGAGTGTCCATTAGTTCAAACTTTTGACACACTCTGATTTTTCTGAAAATTATTACCTATCTTGCTACTATGTTTATAAAATATAAAATAGTATGCAACATATAAATTAACTTTTAACTTTAATAAACACATCCAAGCAGACTACGTTACACAAAGTTGTGACACTTAAGTGACATTGTAATATATCTTTCAATTCTAACAAATCAGATAATTAAGATTTTTCATAGTTTATAATAAAATTCAGACAGCTATCCATGTCAGTCTTTGTCTTTCATAGCTAAACATAACTAACCATAGCTAACAAGCATACATAGCTCTCAGAGCATATAGAGTACCTACATTCATTTTTTTAAATCATCTCCTATACAATATACTAATAGCAAACAAAGTCTTCTCAAAACTAATTCTAGAGCCTCTCAGACATATATGAACATAAAAGAGCACCAGACGGCCACAGTCGTCCAGTGCTCTCATTGTTCACCATTGTATCATCTCATACGCTACACGTCCCTCAAGATGATTGTCACCATCAACACCCACCTGGTACGTCATACGGTTGTTACGGTAGTGGACACCGTAGCTCTTGCCAACACCTTCGTTGTAACCGACGTAGACACCAAGACCCACGGTTTTCTTTATATTTTTAATTGAATATATAGTGGTTCCGGGTTTGACATTGCTCTCTTTGTCCACAATAACCTTATCTCCATTACGGCGTTCAAGCTCTTTATCAATGTTTTCCTTTGAGCTCTCTTCAGGAGTAAAGTATGCGCGGTCATATCTCTTATCTAGCTTAAGAGTACTGGAGTTCAGGCTCTGATGAGACTTTAGTTCTTTAGAAATCTGTTCCGCCTCTTCCAGCTTCTTGATCTCAGTGATCTCCTTGTAGACTTCGTTCTTTTTGTTTCCCATGGCCTTGTCCACAGTTTCCTGCGTAACTCCACCGTTAACCACCATTATTTTGCCTCTGCTTGTATACCAGTTCCACAATAGCAGGTAAAAAATAAGCAGCAGAGTGATAAACAGGATCAGCATTGATATGAAGCGGTGTTCACTACACCATTCATAGACTTCCTTTAGTTTCCCGTTTGCCATCTTCAGTAATGTCTTTATCTTTGTCAACATATTGTAAGTGCTCCTCACTAATATCTTCTAAATTGAGTTTTTCTCGTCTGGTCACAGATACCCATACGTTTGTCCATGTTCTCACAGCCTTTTCCATGCCCCATGCACCTAGTGTGTGTGTAACAATAAGCACCACAACGGAGATAAAGCATATAGCTGAGAAATCATGGTTGCCAAGCATCATTACAGCGAGCATCGGGGTTACCGCACAGTTCACGATACCTGATGCCATTGCCACACGCCATTTGAATACGTATTTCTTTGATTGACGTCGATCAGATAGCATATTTCGTTGCAGATTGATATACGCTATATATAGAATCATGCCAAGAATAAAGCATATCATGTGCGCTATCACTGTTAGCACCGATTCAACCGTAAGATACTCATGAACAAGTGCCTCACTGACCAGCACTGTTATACTATTTTCCGGTATCTGATTCAAGCTCACCACCCATCCTTGCTGCGAGTTTTCGTTGCCTGGATCTGAGTACCGTGTAGGTAACACCCAGGATGACCATGAGACCTACCGTAAATCCAATATTCACAAGGCCTCTAGCTATGATTGAACTAGTTTCCTTCAAATGGTCCTTTCCTAAAGCAGCACTAAAATCGTTTATTCTATGTATAGTCTCTGTTGACAGCGGCTGGACAGCGACAATCACAGCCAACGTAGAGTTTGCTGACTGCGTACCATCAGGGTTAGTATTGGCATTCCCGAACATATCAGCGTGATCATAGATATACGCAGGAGTAAGCAGATACACAGCCGACAGGTCTTTAACGCTGTTTACTACTTCTCCCGGCTGCATGACACTGATATCCCCTGTAACCTTGTCAATCATTGCTACACTCCCCTGTGGCATATTGAACAACTGCGTCAGGTTTCTTTGAATACGTATAGGGTCAGAGCTGTCAGATGTAAAGTAAACACGCGTTTTGCTTATTACTGCCAAACGCACGTTCATACCTCCAGAGCACCATTTGTCAATATACTCATAGCAAGCCTTGGAAATATCCTTGTAAACTACATTATTATTGTTATCCAGAACAAAATAGTTATCAATGTCTTTACGCAGCTGTCCTTGATTACCTGCATAATCACGTTCCAATTGCTCTGACACATCATCCCGTAGATTCCTGGAGTGGACAACTGAAAGTCTGATACTACTTTCTACAAGCTCGTTCTGGTAGTACTTACTAGCAGTCATAGCCTGAGCTTGCAGCTCTTTGTAATCCTCGTTTGTATGCTCAAGCTCAGACATCATTGTGTACGCTGCAAACACTGCCACTACTGCAGTCATAAGCAACAAATATAAACAGTTACGGCGAATACCTACATTATGCCTATCAATATACTTCAATATATAACCTTTCATAGTCTCATCCCCTTAAGTCATAGCTTTCTTTGCCATAGATACTACCTTAGTGTCCTCATATACATACATTATTACATCCTCAGAAGACCGCTTATCATTGATGTAGATTCCATCTGCAACATATGCTTTAGGGTTATTCACTGACATACTTAGTATTAACTGACTGCCCTTGTTTACTTTGTATATCCCTGGTTTACCAAGGTTTGACTGAATAATAGTACCTTCTCCTGCTTCTATACTAACAGTACATGTTTCTCGTTTTCCTCCCTGTGAACTAGGGAGTCTCATAATATAATATTTGCATACATACGGTGTGATTACATTGAATTGTACCACTGATTGGCTAGCCGTACCAGTTTCTGATGAATCTTCCTTGTAACAGTACATCTGCCCACCAGTACCCGTAGGATAAATTTCTTTATCCCACTGTCCGAATTTTTTATATGCTTCATACCTGCCATTGCTAGAATACACACCAACAATATTGTGAAATTTATGTACATGGTTTCTCATAATCGCTGTGGAGTTTACACTATGTACAAATGAGCCACCTTCTTTTCCTATTGGACATGCTCCACTCCAGCAAACAGCAATCCTCTGGCGTAGGTCCGGTGTTCCATTAACACCATCACAGATAACCCAGTTAGTTGGTACATCACCTAGTTCACCCGCCCATATAGCTATAGAATAGGGAGGAAAATCATCTTCGCTTAACAAGGATTCTATAAGATCTAGCTCTTTTATATATCCATCAATGAGATCTAGGAGCTCTGGGTAAAAAAATCCATTTTCCGTAGTTGTTACCCTTGCATGTTCATGGTCTCCCCTTGTACCAGCATGGCGATCCAGCGCTGTAACAGTAGTCTGTACATTGTCTCTCAGTTCTGTAACAAATTCTTTCTTGATCAGGATATTGTGATACAGTGTTTTATCTGTGTACTCATTGAGTACTACGTCTGAATTTGCCATTACTGACTCACTCCTATTTCTCTAACCTGCACAGTTCCTCCAATTATTTGAGCTACTAGTGACGCTGAGGCCGCTGTTGCCTCAAGCTTAATAGTAACCAAATGTTTACCTTTATTTAAAGTCATAGATGAATACACAGAATTAACCAGCATTTCCCCACTATCTACGTAAGAAAGAGTGTTCGATGCTTCTGTATGTCCATCCAACAGAACATCAACGTTAACTTCTGCGTCGTCTCTACGATATCCATAGAAATTACTAAAGACTTTCGGTGTGATTTTTACTCTATACGTACCAGATGAAGGTATTTCAAAGTTTACATTGGTCAAAACATACTTTGTATCCTTGCTCTTTACCTCAACAGTCTCAGAGAAAGGGATAGATATATTGACAATAGGTCCTGGGTCTACACCTATAGATTGAACAGCACCATTACTACGTGGATCATAAACCCTTCCTGACCATCCACGTTCGGTCACCGTGTAGTCAAGCACTTGCATACCAGGTATGTCATGATCGCTATCAACAGTTAGCTTCGTACCATACAAGTAATCCTCATCAGTTACATACTCACCATCGATATAAGTTTTAACTAATTCATTCTGGTTGACTTTAACATTGATGATCTTGATACCTGTAACACCCACAACGTCCATATCGTCGTAAACCCTGACATAACATGGTGTACCACGACTTTCGCCAGCTACTGTTAGGCTGAGCATCTCATGTGCTTCATCAGCACTGAATTCAATAAGTATTATCGTTCCAGATTTAACAGTCTTAGACTCTACTACAGCTCCGTCGATACTGATCTGCCCACCCTCTGTAGGCTGGTGAACTGTGATAACACAATCTTTGATATTATCATCCCCGCGCATGATAAACGGGACTTTGATGGTTCTAGGAAGCAACTTGTCAATGGTAAAGCTTGCATTGCCACCAACATAGTCAAACTCATCTTCAAAGTAGCAACTAGAGTTATCCCAGTCCCATGAGCTCAAACGAAGATCATTTGGGATTGGGTTTCTAAAACCTTCTCCCTTTTCTGTATCATTTGGATAACAGCACCAGCAATTATAAAACGTATGATGATGTGGGACAATTCCTGATGATTTTGCAAGAGTTTCATTTATATTTGTTTCACCATTGGAGGAAGAATGGAGGGGATATGTCGCTGTAACACTACCACCTAATACATATTTACCACGTATATCAGGGGTTCCATTTTGGCCATTACAATAAAACCACTTATCAGGAGGAGCACTCGGCAGTCCATCATACATAACTATAATCCTAGCAGGTACACGTTGATCAACCCTGGATTCTAGCTCTGATAGCCTATTTTCTATATCACTGATTTCCTTGACTATCTCTGGAGTAATAAATCCAGGCTGCGTGAGAGTTACAGCTTTATGCGCTTCATAGCTCTCTAGGTTACGGTGATACTCAAGGTCTACATCAATTAATTTTATGTTATTTTCTAATTCAACAAAATGTTTTTCTGATACGGGAGTTTCACCCGAATATATTGGGTTGTCTATCCAGGTGACAACACCAGATATTTGTCTTGCCATGTGTTGTCCTCCTTAACATCCTGTAATATAATAAGTTATCGTATCTGTACTAAGATGATCACCGAGATTAACAACGATAGACTCCAGAGTAAACGACTTAATTGTTGGCTGATCGCTGTCTGGATTAGTATTCCGCAGTTTAACATTGAGTATCTTTGTTTTCATCGCTCTAGGTAACACGATTGTTTCAGAAACACCCTGGCTTCCCCATACACTAAGCGTACCATCAGAGTTCTCTACCCAGTTATCACCTATAGAATCAGGATCCGATGATATCGTAGCAGCTGCTTTGGTAGTCATTGCAGAAAGTGCAATAACTGTGTTTTCAGCTTCAGCATCAATTGTCACATATTCTGGGTGATATGCACGAATAGCGAATGTGAGGTTATTCGTATCACATACTTTCCCATTACCAGGATTTCCAATATCTATATTTTCCGATGTAATACACTGCCCCACCGTTGGCGGGTCTCCAGAACCCGGGCCATAATTATTTCCGCTACCATTCCACCCAATCCCAGTACTACCTGTAGGATATGTTGCATTAGAGTAATCGAACCAGCCCCAAGTACCATTGTTGTTTGACCAGCTTCCAATTGCATGATAATGTTTAGAAACTTTCTGCTCAGTAGTACTTAGTTCACCATAGATCTCATTCACCGCCATACAGCTATTCTGTATAACAGGTAATCGTATCATTCCAGCAGTAGATGATTCTCCAAAGTACGGTACACTGCCATACTTGTTTTTATACGAAGTCCATGCAGACTCAGATATTACGAGGTTTGTATTCATTGCATACTGATACAGGCCTCTGTATAACTTTTTTGATACAAGTGACCCATTAAGCTCCAATAGTCCTTCAGGGGTATTCTTAGACAATACAATGTGTATAGTGCCAACACCATCAGTAACTTCAGGTGCAATCTGTGATGTTTTCTTTATAACTGCAAGTGACTTATACGGTGGCACAATGTCTACAGATTTTTGACCTCCATTAACATAAGGTATTACAGTCGTCACCGTAGAATCATAATACGCTGACGGCCATACTGGAGTTGACCTATCTGAATCAGTTCCAAGTCTATTGCCATAGTATTTTAGTTGCACACCTGTATAACCTGAAATTTCTTTCCAACTTTCTGAGAAAACATAGTTATTAAAAGAATGTGTATGTCTTGGGACAGGGAATTCTGTAATATCAACAGAATCCCTGCCAGATACCTCAGTGTACTCACTGTCAGACTTTGCTTCCATGACGAATTTCCCACGCATATCCAGGGTATCATTACTGCCGTTACAAAGCACAAACCCCTCTGGAATTTCAGTCTCACTTTTTGACCAGTACAACATAGAACCTTCTGGTAGCACAGCCTCTTCAGTTCGTTTACGCAGGTCTGCTATTTGCAGCTTGAATCCTAGCAGCTTGTTATACAAGTCTTTATCCATGAATCCTGGGTGCTCCGTAGTTCCTACCACATGAGCATCACCCCCGGAACCAATGTGGTCACGTATCTTTTGTGCGATGCCTTCAAGGCTGTTTCGTAGTTCAGGTATTTTCTCCTTGATAACTACCTTGTCTTTCACTGTCATCCTAATCCCTCCTTAGTAATACAGGGCATACCCTGCACCAGAGTCATCAGAGAACAGCGTTGCATCACCCATCTCAAACTTAAGTTTGCTCCATGTAAGACGTAGCGTGTTCAGGTTCGGCATCACATACATAAACACCTTTGCACTTACAGCGTTAGACGGAGCAACTGCAGCTGTAGACACGTATTTCGGCTGATATACATGTGTTATGTTAGCTTTAGTCGTAGAAATTTCAGCGCCTTCAGAGTTATACCATGTTATACCAATACCTGCTTCTCCAGAAGAGCCTTCCTGAGAGTACATTACCGCACGGAACGTATACAGTTGTGATGGCTTGATGCCTATAGTATCAGAGTACACTCTTGATTCTTCAGGAGGCGTACCAACCCACAGGAAACAGTTACCAGCATACGTATCATTATGCACTGGGCTAAAAAACTCTTTATTATAATCATTCCAGCCAATATATGCCAACCTAGCAGTAGGATTGAGAATAAGATTAACACCAACCTTGTCTAACACATCTTGCACTGACTCACCTGCGTCAGCTGCACCGAGGTCGTTAGACTTTTTAAAGCTAAATGCTTTTTTAGCTAGTGAAATGATATACAACTCAATATCATTAATCCATTCCCGATCATAGCGTACTTCAGTTACAGGTCCATTAAAGTAATCGGCGTTAATACGATCGGTACCAAGTATAATATCACCCTTGATAATCTTTGAAGTATCTATGAGCAGCTGAGCTGAATAGATTTTAGGTCCAGCAACGATTGCATATTCTACAATGCTTTTCTCTGGATTCTCTTCCTGAGGGCGTATACGCAGGCAGTTAAGCAAATACTCGCCCATATACTTATCAGGAACAGTAAACTCATCACTATATGTAACAGTACCATCATCATAGATATACAATGAGAAAACAAGGTTTGTACCATCCTTACTACGGTGTACACCGCCAATCTTGACATTTCCCATACTGATAAACGCTGGCCCAATCGGTCCAGAATGTGTAGCAAGGGAATACGGTTTATATATTGACCAATTAAGCAAACTAATGTTTCCTAGGTCTGGTTGAATAATATTTTTATATTCACAAGTACACTGCTGACGTGTTGTCATAGTATACGGGGATAAAATTCCGCCAGCCTGAATCATAACATTTTTAAACGTAAACAAAGCACGACTCTCTGACTCTTTAAACCGAACAGCTATTTGTACTTGAAAATACTTGCCAGAGCTTGGTACATCAATGTTCTCTATGCCTACAACGCCATCATAGCTACCCTTGATAACCGAGGTATCATGAGAAGCCACCTGGGTTGTTTGGTCACTGGCAAGGATTTTAAATCTATACTGAACTTCAGTAGCAGTGGAAACCATGTTTGATGAAGTTGTAAGTGTAAGTCCGCCAGAAACTTTGTTTAAAGCGTTTTCAATGCCAGTCAATGGGATTATTGGAGAAGTAATAGTAACATCACCTGGAACAACACCATCATAGATATCCATTGTTGATACCTGTAAATACGTATCAGCAGACGCCATTACACTAGCCTCTAGGCCATCAGTCACATTAACAGTCCAGCCAGTCAGCGTCTTCAATGAGGAATCCGCGGATCCGTAGCTCATCATATTAGTAGCAGCACGTTGCGGCCATGCTGCACCGATAAACGTAGAATCAGCTAGGAATACATCTTCTGGACTTGTTGTAAGCTCAGGAGCTTGCAGACCTATTACATCAATACCTTTTCCTTCACAATGTGACAGAAATCGTGTGTTATTAGTAGTAAACAAGGAAGAACTGCGAGCCATGTAGGTCATCGCTGCTTCCATTTTAATGTCCCTGTTAATTGAGTCCACAACAGATCTATTAAAGTTTTCCGTAGTGGCTGCTTCACCACTTTTTATCTTAATTTTATCATAGTCAGTTGCTGTAATTACAGGGGTATTACTTGAAAAATCTTCAAATGCCATAAGGGCAATACCTCCTCTCTATGTCTACTCATATTATACCTGGGATATAAGAAAACCTCCCCAGAAATCCAGGGAGGTTATAGTTAAGCCAGGTCAGACAAGGAGAGACGGTACTGCCACTACTTACGGAGTAGTGGTGGTAGTAGTTGTCTTTGCAGCAATAGCTGCCAGTACTTCTTGAGTAGACAGGCGGTTCTTGAGGTCAGAGATCTCACTGTTTTGACGGTCAATAATACGAGACTGCTCACGCATCTCCAGTTGACAGAATTTATCATTGATAATCTGAGTCTGTGCATCAATCTTAGCACCAAGAATGTTGGTTTGCTGTTGCATCTGAGTGCTCAGAGCATTAGTTTGATTGATTATCTGCAGCTGATTTTCATAGTTAGATGTGGTAATCGCATTTTTAATTTCGCAGCAGCAAGCCTGCATACGGCTCATCATATCTGCATTTCCAGACTGAATAGCATTGACAACCTGTTGAGTAGACATACCTACTTGTCCAGCAACTTTATCAATACCACATTGGATAGCATTAAGTGCAGTAGGTACAGAGTTCATATCACAGTTAAGAGCTGAGCTGATACGTTCAATAGCTTCTTTGTTGCCATTAACAGCTTGGAGCATTAACTGGTCACTTACTCCGGCAGCTTGAGCCTTAGCTATAGCAGTTTCTACTGCGCCGGTAATAGCTGCGTCATTAATTGCTGCACCAGCGGCATTCTGACCTCTGTTTCCAAACAGTCCACCATTACCGTAGCCAAATAGCAGAAGCAGGAAAATCCATAAGAAGCCGTTGTTTCCACCAATTCCATTGTTGTCATTGTTTTTCACTGCATTTTGCAAAAAGTTCGCCAGGTCAAGGGACATATTCTCATTCATAGTCAGTTTCCTCCTATACGTAGACGATAGTGCACTGGATCCATTCACTTTATGAGTCTAGTATAGCATACAAAGAGTACCAAAGTTGACTATTAAATCACCTGGTTTTCATCACTGGTCACAGTTAAAACATTCTTAACCTTTGAAATAATAAAAAGCCCGTTACCCCAGGAGAGGGCAACGGACTTCTCTATAGATTTGACATACATAGCAGCTTTTGCGCAAATTTGTCAATCCGCTTTAACAATGATTTGACATGCCTGTCAAGTGTCGAGGGCGACATTCCCAGTTCTTCTGCTACAAATTCTCTCGTAGGCTTGAAATCACGTTGACGGTAGCGTAGCTCTAGAATCTTACGCTCCTCTGGTACCATACCCAGAAAGTTGCATAGACTTTCATAGTCTAGCTGTGGGATTTCCCTGAGCATCTGCTCAATTGCCTTACGATTTTGTTTTGTTAAGGCCATTTTAAGCCTCCTTGAACGCGGCTTCCAGAGGTTTCAGTAATACATTTTCCAGTCTGCTAACACGTTTTTCTAAAACGACCACCGGGTCTTCACTACCTGCATGTATATTCTGTGTTGTCTGTGATACATAAACGTATTCTTGCCCACCTAAGAATAGATGCAGGCTGTCATTCTCCTTACAATGATAGCCTTGTGGAGCTGTGAAACTTGATTGTCTAGCCGTTTGAGGGATAAGAGTTTCATTGTTAACTGTAAAAATTGTTAGGGTTTGAGGCCCTGTAAGATTAAGCATACGGAATCACACTCCTTAATGGATGTATGTCCCAGTTGACCCAGCTTAACGGTCTAATTTCACTTCATCAAACTTCAGTTTTACAGTGTCAACATTGAGTCCCTCAGGAATCTCAATATTAACGGTAGGATAAGCGGATAAATCTATGTGAACAGTGCTAATATCAACGCTCTCTGCCTCCTGTAGAGCGCTTCCAGAAACACTGTCATTTGCTATGATGCAATCTGCATATTTTTTAACTACTGAGCTGTAGTCTAAATCGTCTACAACATCAGAATATGGGAATTTAAAGGACAACGTATACCCGGACTCAGGGTCTAGCCCTTCGATTTCCATGATAACCTCTGCCCCTACCACGTTTAACTCAGTTACACTGAATTTCCATGGTATTTCAAGGTCAGGTATGTCTTCATTCTTAGTATTATCGTGTATTTTTACCGGGATTTCAGTAGCATATACTGTAGGAGTACTCTTGGATAACTCGTCAAAATCAGCTTGAAGGTTTTTAACCATTGTCTGATAAAGGAAATACACATCATATGACTTGAGTTTGGGCCAGTCAATAGGCCTAATCCCTGTGTCATACACGCGTAAATCGAGAGCTTCCGTTGTAATTACTGAGTAGTCACCTGTTCTTGCTACTGCAATAGCGGAGCACTTAACTAATCCAGGTAGTAAGATGTCTGCAGGTATTGGCACTGGTTTACCAAGTTTGATAACTGGGACCATAGCTTGTCGTCCACTTGCTGCATGTTGGAAAATAATAGAAACATCTCTGTTTCTCCATGCTTCATCAAGTGAATCTAGTTGTACGTAAAACGAGTTAATCTGATGTGCAAGAAGCTTGACATACTCTTGGTTAGTCAAGATAGTTCGTTGTACAACAAGTTTTAAGATGCGCTCGGGGGATATTTCTGCGGTTGTCTGTGCAGACTGTGCAGATATCTCTTCTTGACGTTTTTTCTCAGCTGCCTGACGATTTTGTTCCCACACGGGGAGTTCAATCTCATTAGAATCAGGACTTTCATATTGAGGTAAATATGGGCGGGGATCAATAAATTTCTCAATGCCAGTCACACACTGACAGTCAGAACTGCTATACGGCCATGTCACCTATCATTCCCTCCCATGTTATTTGTTTTCTTTACTACAGTGTTAAGTACTGCAACTACCTTTTCATTGGGCTCTGCTGGTCCAAGAGGTTTACCAGGAGCACCAGGGTCTGTGTTATACTTAGAATTAGTTATCTTATTACCTGTAAGCCATGTAGCACATATACCAACCGCAGTCATATATGCAGTACATAGCTCCCCATATCCAGACCACGCACTAGGTGTAATCTTAGATGAAACAAGGTACAGGGTAACTCCAATAAATAACACTGTTAAAATGATGATTAATCCGCCAGGTAATACACGATTAATACTATATACCCCGGCTTCTTTAAACATCTCCAATAACTTATTGAAACTTTTATTTAAGCTTTTCCACATCTTTTCTATAGTCTTCACAAATTGTAACTCCATAATCTACAGCAGCTTGATGCTCTAGTCTACATCCACGAGCATTTTCCCAGCCATCTGCAAAGTAAGCAAAGTCACACCCTGAAAGTACTTGAAGTGAGTAGCCTAAGCAGTAGAGCCCTGATGACTTAATAAACGTAGGTACATCATCGTGCATAACAGAATCTGCAACATGAAACTCTGGCAGCACAGTATGACCTGTGTCTACCAAGAACTGCTTAGCAGACTCAATAGCTTGTTCTTTTAGCCCTTCAAACTTAGTCTCTATTTCCTCACTCGTCATACCATTCATGGGCATGGAAATGAAAATAAAGTAATGGTTCAAATTATTTCCTTCTTTCTATATACTACTTTGCGAATCCAAATACAGTCCAGAACCCAGTAGCACTACCCTTATAGCTGCTTCCGCCTTGTCCCCATGCACATATGTCAAACGACGTATTCTTTTTGTTATATGTATTTATCGAGACTGAGCTACTATCATAGCTATCAGTATTTTTACTGGTTAATATCGTGTAATTAGTATCCTTCATTGGAACTAAAAGCTCAACTGTAGCGTCTCGTGCACCAGATACATAACCACCTTGTTCTACCCAGCCATTGGAATACTTTCTATACCATTTTCTGTTTTCAGAATAAGTATCGGTTATATAAATATTCATAGATTAATAATCACTCCACCGTCATAGTAATAGAACGTAGTTTTTCAACTCCAGGCTTAGGTACTGCTTCTACTTTCAGCTTTGTATTAACAAGTTTTACGTACTCACCAGCAGGTACAGCAACATCATTTACTTGCCATACATAATCTGCAGAATCCTTGAGGGTTAATGTATACTGTGCCATCCAACCACATACATACCAGTGTCCAGTTGCATTAGAACCATAACCCTTGCCACCTTGACCCCGACCATTTACAACAAAGTTCCTAGAAGTTTTTGTATATGTATTGATAACATAGGAGCTACTATCATAGCTACTAGTATACTTAGATGTAAACAATGCATACTTCTCATCTCTCATAGGTATAGGTAACGTTACAGTTCCATCATATAGTCCTTTAAAGTAGCCGCCTTGCTCAACCCAGCCATCTGACCATATTTTCCACCATTCAGTGCCATTCTGGGTAATCTCAATGATATACGGTGATAATACTGGAGTTATGGTTATATCTTGTTTAGGAATTAGTACTGTACTCATCTAGCACTTATCATGCCTCTGTTTTTACCTTTGGCTTACGCTGATGTTTCTTTTTAAGCTCAAGGATCTGAGCCTTGAGTTCTTTGTTTTCTTTAATTAAACGTTTAACCTGGTCTTGCATAGAAAGAAACTTTTTAGTAACTTCTGAACCAAGGTTAAACATCTGTTTTCTTTTATCTGCCCAGTTGTTCATTTCATATCACCATCTTTATCAACTGACTATATAAACATTTATTGTTCCTGTTTTCTATTAAGATTCCAGGGATATACAAGCAAACTGTTAGAGTTGCGTTGATTAATCCCAGTTATCTCAGTTTGTCGCTGTTGTACTCCGTTATCTGTAGCTCCACTTCCTACACCGTGCTCATTATTTTCCTCAACCACATCTTGCAGTATAGCCTTGATATAGCTAAGTTTTCTTGTTAACTCACGGATAGTATCATCATAACGCAGCTCATTCATTTGGAGCTCAAAGTTTTCATTTTCTAACTTTGCAGCTTTTACTTTCCAGTCATTCAGATCTCTTTCTAGTTGATCCTGTTTAACTATGTGTGACCCAAATGCCTTGTCTATCCACTTCCCAATCATTGCCCTCATAACAGACACACCTTTCCATTTTTATTTCTACTATCATTATACCTCATTGTAGACATGGTCGTCAAGAGAAAATTAAATTTATTTCTTAGTAATCTTCTACATCTACAGCGTGAGCATTAATTTCATTAGAATATGTACTAGAGGTTATACCGGGATCTGATTCAATAATTTCAGCAAATAATATACTTTTACTACATTGACTCCCCTTGGTATTGTGAGATTTATGAACTTTATGTTAAGCCACTCATCAGCCTCATAGAGTATAGTTTCTTTATCTGGAAAAACAGTGTTTATCGTTGTACTGAACGAAACATTGTTATCAATATTAAAGGTATAGGGGTTAGATACTATTGTTTTATTAGCCATAGTTAGTCATTAGCTATGACCTAAGTTTATTCTAAGTTAATCCATATAAATATACATTTAGATGCCTTCACCATAAGCTATCAAGACAAACCCGCTGGTTCCTTTATAACCTGTAAGATTTCTGCTCCTTCCAGGAACGCCTCCACTTCCAACTACTACTTTATAAGATTTTCCAGCAGTTACGTTAACATATGTACTATTATATCCTCCCGAATCTCCAACTGTATTAAGACTGCCGCCATAACCGCCTTTCCCATAATTTCCATTAGAAGCGGTAAAAGAAAGGGCAAAACCAGTATTATTGTTTTTGCCATTTGGCGTACCTCCCTTTCCTCGTTCATACCAACAATACGGAGTTTCAGTTTCGCCTTCTATAGTTTTTCCACTCGAGTAGTCTCCCGCCGTTCCACCAGTTGCAGAAACTCCATTAAAAGATGATGGGTCACCATCATCCTCAATATAATATCTACTATTGCCACCCCAATCTTCTCCTGGGAAATTACAGCCTGTGCCACCGCCACCACAAACTGCCACACGAACTCTAGTAATTCCTACAGGGGCAGTCCATGTATAAGTTCCGGGGGTAGTATAAGAATTCTCTGTATACATTAGTGTAGGATCAGCACTAAAAGATGTATTTCCTTGAATACTGAAAGTATAAGGATTAGTTACGTTAGTGCTCGCATGGAGCTGTAGATTTAAATCCTTGAATTGACTTGATAGAAGAGGAAAGTCTATGTCTGAGTTGTTGAAACAGTTGTCTAAACCAGTTAACCCAGATGTCTTTCCTCCTCTTTGTAATTTTGTGGAATTCTCCGAGTACCCACCCTGTATGGGGGGGGGCAGCGGCTAGTAATTTTTTATTCATGACTTTCAGGTTCCTCCGTGTCTGACATTGTAAGACTAGGATATAACTTGTCATTCTTATCATAAACAGCGACAGTTACAGGAGTTCCTTTTAATAGCTGAATACAGTCATCTTCAATGACCTGGCCATTAATAACGACCTTATCACCGGTTTCCCTACGAACAAACAGGTCAACAATGTGTTTATCCTGTTTCATATCGTTCAACTCAGCTTGCAGCTTTTCGATAACCTCTCGTGCTGCAACTAAGTCTTTCTTATACTCCTCAACCTGTTTACGTGCATAATCACGTTCAGCTTCCAGAAACATAATTTTAGATTTAGGCACACCGCCTAACCATGAAAGTATAGTATGTTTGAGAGACATTACATCATCGTTCCTTTCCAAAAAAAACATATCACAAGCAAATTTAATGAGTAACATGGAAGATACTAAGTATGCAATCCCTGCCAATAATTCCGTTCCAAATCTTATATCAGTAAACATTATTTTTACCTATACTGAATTTAATATAATTTTTGCTAAACTTTTGCTTGGTATCAAAATGTTTTTACCGCATATTTCACGCTATATCTATATTTTCGTTACCACTATCATGTTGTTCTGAGAATAGATGCTAGGTAAGTAGTAAAAACACGAAGAATCATGGCCTTAACTATTTATACACTTAAGGTAATAGCTTCAACTTCAGCAGTAGTTGTTGTAGCCTCAACCTTATTCTTAGCTACTCTATAAGCAACATGAAGAGCATTAGATCTTTGAGCTACAGAAGCAATAACCATACAAAGATCATCTGCAGTAACTTTTACGTCCTTGTTATCTGCAGTAGTCCAATCTATAGAAGCTATTGATTTAGCTAAATTAGATTGAACGTCTAAAGCAATAATGGCCGCATTAATGCGGTCACGTGCTTTTTCATCGTAGTCAAAGCTATTATGTGGGGATAAAATGTCCCCACCAACTATTTGCCCTTGCAGCCGCCTTTTTCTTTTCAAAAGTCATCATCTACACCCTCTTCTAATAAACAGCATCAGCAGGAAAAGCACCTAATTCTTTCATGGCATGAACAGGAGTACCAGAAGTATCAGCTAATAAATTGGGTATTACCACTCCAATTTAAACACTATTTTCTCCCGTCATAACCCAAAGCCGGGATTAACAACGCAAGCACAGTAAATATCCAATTACCGCCGCTTACAATGAATCCCAATGGCGCAACAGTAACTGATAATATGGTTGAATACAGTAATCGTTGCGGATTATATCTGTTTAAAATGATTAGTATTGTCGGTAGTGCCACACAAGTACGTATAGTGCCATAAATCAAGAACATATCTGTAATGCCTAAGTTTGTCATAACCATTACGGCAGATGCTACAACAAGCAATGCTATCATAGATAATCTGCCAATGCTGATTGACTGTTTCATATCAGCACAAACAATAGATGACAAGGCGCATAGATTACTGTCAAGTGTCGAAACCAAGGCACATAATACACATATAGCAAGAATGACTTTCAACGGAAATGACTGAAAAGCCGTCGCAATCGACCATTCTGTACCACCAACACTACAAAAACCAATTAAACCAAAAATGGCAGGGATGATGCCGAACATCAACGCACTACTGATAAAAGTAGATTTTATTTTTTCGTTGTCTATACTGAAAACTCTCTGCCAGAAAGTCTGGTCAACATACGGTGCTGACAACAAACCGATAATAGTAGGTATACCGAATGCCCCTAACAGCTCCATGAAAGGTATGGGTTTTCTGCCCATAATATTCAAAGAACCGCCGTCTGCCAGCACTGCCGCAAGCAATATCAGCCCACCAAAAAGCATTAGGAAATACTTGTTGTAATCAGCAAGAATACTGCCCTTGATGCCATCACGCCAAACCATAGCCAACGCCATAATTGACACAGTGAGTGCTGACAGCCATTTCGGTATATCACCCCACGCCACAAACAGCGTATGCAGTCCCATAAGTTGGACGCACGTCGAGCAAATCAGTATAGTACATGATACTGCAAGGTGTAACCTCTGTTGCCCTTTTCCAGCACCTTTGATAGCATCTGTAAGAGTAAATCCATCAGTCTTTTGTCTTACCACCGATGCAAAATATGCAAATAGCATAAGCGCAAGGATGTTAGGGATAAGGAACAGCAGGAATCCACCTAAGCCACTGTAATATGCTTTCTCACTGCTGACGAATATAGCGGGAGTCCATATCCACGTAGCAGCTATGGATGATGCGTAAAATAATGTTTTAGCGTTTTTCCATAGTAAAAAATCTTTCACGATATTTTCTACTTCCTAACTAAAGTTTAAAGAAATTTTTCTTAAATAGATTTACAATATTTTTGCTTTAGTTGGAACTTTTTTTACTCCGTCATGATAGAAGCTTATAGACAGGCTAGGCTCTTTTAGTTTACTGTTCATATAATGATCGTCACCTAAGAACTTGTAAATGTATTCCTTAAAAGGCATTTTATAATCTGTCTCTTTAATATAAGCACAGTTTTCTTTATAGTGGCTCATAGACCATTGCTGGAATTTGACTGTATTATAAAAATGATATGTATTTTGTCTATCGCCTGTGAAATAGAGACCTACTTGGTGTAATCTCAACAAAACTAACATATACTTAAATATAAAATTTAATGCCCACAAAAATTCTGATAGAGTAGTATTCTTCCTATTAGTGCCTAAAAATTCGTAGATAGATTTTTCGCAAAATTTTATAGCAGATTCGGTACCGTTCATTTTGCCTGTAAGGATAGGCTTATATTTATTTTCATATTCTGGCTTCTCATAAGGCTTCATGAACAAATCTTTTTCTATGACTTCCTGCATCATAATATTTCTTTGCTCATAGGTAAACCTCATTGTAACCATACTACCAGTAAGTTGGTCACCTATTTCTCCTGTGACAAACAGAATATCTTTATCATCTTTTAATGACAATAAGTCAACTAGCCCACGCTCATTAAATAGTCTATAATCACAGTTGAACTCCTTGTTTACTATTTTGTCATATAGCATGGGATATTCATTACGAGAATTATTATCCATGAAGACGTAGAAGAAGATACCGGATTTTACTAAAGCACAGAATACTAGAGTAGAGTCAATGCCTCCACTCCATAGCAGACATACTTTTTTGCCTTTGCTTTGTTCAAGCAATTGTTTAAGTGAATCATTAAATGCATCTTCTAGCGTTACGTCAGCTTTTTCTGGAATAGGTATAATATATGGCGATTTATGGGATTCCTTAAAACGGTCTATTGTTCTACGTTGTACTCCTGTAAATCTTTCTAAGTTTTCTTCATCTACAGATATACTCTTCATTCTAAATATATGAAGAATAAGATTATCTAAACTTACTCCCATGATACACTCTCCACCTCTTCCTTACTTGTAGCAGACAAAACATTATCTCTAAGCTGTCTATACTTTACATGAAGAAGATTAGAACGCTGTGCTACGCACCCTACTATATTCTTTAAGTCTTGGGCGGAAAGTTCTACATTACAATCATCAGCAGTTGTCCAAGGGATTGTAGCATCTGCCCCCTGTAGTTCAAGTGCGATAATTGCCGCATTTATTCTATCTCTTGCTCGCTCGTCATAATCATAGATGTTAAAATCGTATTCAATAGGTTTTGTTTCTTCTGTATTTCTGTCGTTTTTAAGAAGAGTGATTTTATGCTCCTTAAATTTTTCGAGCGTCATTTCTCCTGTGTCAGCCGCAATGATAGTTAAGCCGACACCTTCTTGAAATTTAATAACGTCTCCTACTTTACACTCAATATTAGTAACGTCTATCCAATAGATTTCTGGTGAGTGGATATTTTTCCAATTGGAAAAAGACATTGTCTCTTCATAAATTGCTTTTATCTGACCGTATAATACTTCTGCATATCTGTTCATTCTTTTATCTTCCTTTTGTCATAAACAGGGGGTCTGATTATTTATATTATAATCCCAACTAATAAGTGGTAGAGAAGCCATACTAGAAGAATTAACTGTTAACGAATATGTTTCTCCAGAATTTACTCTAATATAATTATTTACTGTACTCGTTACCCAATTAGTACTTTCACTATCTCCATTATCCCACATAGCAGCAGAGCACCAAGTGTTACTTGTTTCTGTATTTACAACAGATTGAGATTGGCTTCTGCTACTATTATAGCCACCTGCTTGTACATAAATAACTTTTACACCTTTAGGTACTGTAAATGTAATATTGCCTGTAGACGTAAATCTGTAACTTCCTGCGGTCAACGGTCTCAATAATAGTCTGTCATACTCAACAACTGCTTTTGTATGGTCTGATGCAGTCCCAGTAGTTAACTGAGTTGCAGTTATAGCTAGTTCTGTACAGTGAGCTTGGGCTGAAGTCATACACTTAACTTCTACTTTATAGTATTTGTAAAACTCTGTGTTAGAAGACAAGTCTATATCCCAAGAAGCTTTACTTGTATAGTTAGTATTTCTTACAATTTTTATAGGAACCCATGTATTATTATTGTAACTACCGTACACAGCTACTAGAATAGGATATACGGTCCAATTTTTGTAAGAAATCTTTGTTACTTTTAGCGGATTAGGATTATAAAATATTAAGTATCCACTGCCAGTATTAGCAGCCCAGTATTTAGTATCTGTTCCATCAAAAGCCATCCAAGGCATATATGAAGTGCTGTATTGAGCAGATGCTGATACCGCAAATGAACTACCACCAAGAGTTCCATTAGCAGTTAGTGTAGGTTGCGTCCAAGCTGTTTCTTTATAATATTTAGTAGAATATAATTTTGTAGGTACTTTACAGTTAATAGTAGATGCAAAAGGATTTTCTCTATTTGCATATACTCCGTATACATTTCTTTTTGAATGCTTAATAGGAGCACCATTATTAGATAAATTTTTAATAATTACCCAACCATCCTGCCCTTTTTTACCATTGGCGGCTTCATTAGTATAATTATAAGATGCACCACCTACGCCTCCTATACCTCCAAGACCATAGGATTTGCATGGAGAACCGCCATATGCTCCATAGGAAACCGAGTGTGCTTTTGTTCCACCATCTCCTCCTTGAGCCTCTATCCCAAAGAATGAAGAAGTTCCACCTTTTGAACCAGGTTTTGAATCACAATCTGAGCCATTTCCATAAACACCTGGACTTCCTGCACCACCCTCTCCTACTACTATTTGATAGGTTCCAGCAGGAACATAAATTATTGAATTTATTAATGCACCTCTACCTCCAGACCCCCCACCTGCTGATTTATCTCCAGCTTTTTGTGCAGCACCTGAACCTCCGCCACCGGCTCCTGCTATTTCTACCTCTAGATATTTATCAGAACTTAAAGTTAATGTGTATGTTCCAGGGGAATCATAATATTTATCAACTAACTCTTCACTATTTTCAGTTAATAACTCTGGGTCGCTTGTTCTGGTATAGAGAGGAATTTCTACAGTTTCTGGATTTCTCCATATACCGTTAATAGTTAAGAATCCCATAGATGCATAAGTCTGACTATTTGTAGAAGTAATCTTATAACGATAATATCTATACCATCCTTGCTTAGTAGACGGTATATATACTGTCCACATCGCATTGACAGTATCATTTGTATTTTGATACGTTGTAAGTGTAGTCCAATGGGAATCGTCATTAGAGCCTTGCAATTCTAAGTCTTTAGCCATACCCATATGCTGACTTCTATTTCTATGAGTTATAGAATATAATTTTGCCCCTTTAGGGAAATACATAGTATAGTAATAAGGGTCAGACGTAGTTGGCGCAGAATTTTTTGAAATAGCACAATTTGTTCCCTCAAAATACTGGAAAGAATGGTGTGCATAATAATCTCCATTATAATAGCTACTAGCTCTTACGGCGAATTTATCTCCGCCTACTGTTCCGTCCTCTGTAAGAATAGGCTGTATAAATACTTCCTCTCTACCAGAGTAGTGCATAGCATTTCTAAATTCTGGCATATTACCATACCTCCAAACCACTAGGTAAAATTAAGTGATTGTCAGTAGTCAATAGTCCTCCTATTTTTTCGGACATATCAGATACATCTATTGCAGACTTATTAGTTATACCTGTAGCTGTTAATTTGTATCCCCATACTCTACGGGGATAAACTTTACTATTAGACTTTCTAATCCAAGTAGTTTCTGAAGATGTATTAAAATTAAAATTCCAGTACCACCCATCTACTCCAGTGTTGACATAAAAATAATAACTAGTTACTCCTGAGTCTTTTGATTTTTGTATTTCTTCTTGTAATTTCTTAGTATTTATATAGTCTGTATAACACATTACACCACTTACATCATAAGTAGTAGCAAATTCTATTTTTAAGAAATCATAATTTCTCCAAGAATCACTGAATGTAATATCTCCAGTCCAACCAGAACTATTTCCTAAGACATCAAATAATTTCGTTTCCGTCATTTGGTCAGCAAAGTAACTCTGCATCTTAGCGATAGCAGTAGCATGAGTATTAAGAGTACCCGCTACAAAGTTGTCTACTTTTGTATTAAGGGCTGTACTATTGTTTACTACATTGGTAACGTTTGTGCTGCCAGTAGTTTCTTCAATATTACCAAAAGCTTTTACGCACCATAGTGGTCTAGTAACGTGTGGAGTATTTGCTCCTTGCCCGCAAGCGTACCAACTAGCATATCCATTAGTATTACGGGTATTAGTAAATGTAGCAGACGACTCATTTCTAGTAGCAAGAGTAGCTGCAGAAAGATTGCCATCATATGATTGTGTAAATTCTACATGATATAGTGTATTCTTAAATCGTTTTGGAAATGCAATAGTTTTCTTAGTATAAGCATTATAAGCGTCTAATCTACCACCTTGTTCTACCCAGCCACTTTTCCAAATTCTCCACCAATTATAGCTGTCTTTGCCTTCGTCTATTACGAAGTCCATAGTCATAGTATCCCGACCTAGATTTAAGCAAGTAGGAACACGGAAATTAGTAGAGCCATCTCCGTCTGAGTAGTAGGGAACATGACCGTTGTTTTTTAGGTATTTAGTCTGCCAAGCAGATTCACTTAATAATTGCTCAGAGTGAGTATTTACATAATTCCAAAGGTCGGAATAAGTGCTTCTAGAATAAAGTAAGCCAGTCAAAGGCAGACTGCCTGAAGGCGCTGTACTACCCATAGTAATATAGACATGACCTACTGGCAATAATCCATTACCACTACTAGTTTGAGGAGTAGTTACACTTAGCACCTCCCATTTAGCTGTATTATCTGTAATAGCCATACTTAATTCTCCTTGTTAAATAATGCGTCTAATTCTTCTACTGTTGTGCAGTTATTAACCTGTTCTTGCATTGTCCACCCCTCTTGCTTGCAGAGACCGATATGCATAGATAAATCAGCGCACCATTGCATTACCTGTTCAGCAGATAGCATAAAAATAGATTTATTAATAGCCCCATCTGCATAACCTCGCACAGGACAACCATCTGGATATTTTTCAGCGAACAAAGAAGTATTTACGTTAAGAGCAATACCTTGCATAGTAAGTTGGGTATCTTTGTCAGAATCATATTTTACAGATTCTCCGCTAGCAGTACTCGTAAATCCACCTACTATTTTATCAGCGGTTAATTTATCTACTAATTTGAGTTTTTCTGCTTTTAATTCATCAAGTGTAGGGCTAGGAATGGCTACTACTTCATAGTAATTACCTTTATCCTGTATAGTAGCATTATTAGAATTACACCATACTGCAAGGTCAGCATATTTACTCATATCATTTTTATAAATTTTAGTGCCTAACATTTATTTACGCTCCTTGTCCTTCAACTTTCCAAAACAGTGTTTTATATCCTCCAGCACTATTGTACACAGAAAAACTTGTAGTTGTTGGGACTGAATTTATCCATACATTTTCATTGTTGGAGTCAGTTGTAATATTATCTGCACGTTCTGTAAAAATAATTGTGTAGTCAATATTCTTCATAGGTTGATGAAGAGTTATTGTTGTTGTAACATTGTCTGGAAGTATTTTAGAAATATATCCGCCTTGTTCTAACCATCCGTCAGACCATTTTCTATACCAATTGGCTCTGTTTTGATAGGTTTTTACTACGAATTTACTATTACTCTCGTGAGTATTCATTCTAGTAGAGATACTTTCAATTCCGGTCAATACGTTTTTTAAGTCTGTATTGTTGCTATTTACTATAGTACCGAATGCTTTAATTACCCATACACCATTCATTGTGTCTGGATTAATTGCAATAGTTCCTGAAACACTACTTCCGCTAGCACTTAAAGGCATAGAGGTTATCATATTACCAACATAAGAAGTTACGTCTCCTGAGTAGCCACCGCCCCCACCAGAACCATTCCAACTACGAGAGCCAGATGTAGGTTTCAATGGGAAAGATTGTAGGGCACTTGTAGCTAAGAATGAACCTGAATTATTAGCAGTATTGTAACCGAAACCGTGATAGTGATTACTAATTAAATCAGCAACACCAGCAGAAGAGTCTGCTTTAAATGTTCCAATCTTACTATTATCTGTGTTTCCTTTTGCGTATCCTGCTAGTAACGGAGTTCTAAACGTAGAAGAACCGTCGCCGCTGGAATAGTAAGGTACAAATTTACCTCCAGACGCTGTATATTTCTTCTGCCACTCTGTTTCTGTAATAACTAAGCCAGACTTACTTTGAGCATAAGCCCATAAAGCAGAGTATGTAGAGCGACTATACGCAACACCCGTAGCTAAAATTTCGTCCTCGTCTTTTTCTGCTATATTATAAATCCATCTTACGGCGCCTATTCTATACACAGAAGAAAAATCAGCCAAAATTGCATCAGAAGTTATAGAAGGTTGAGAAGAACCTGTGGTACCAGCTTGTACACATTTTAATATTTTGCCTGTATTAGCTCTACCTGCCGGAATTCTAATATCTCCTACTTTAACAGCTTCGCTAGCTTTCCAGTAAAATTCTCCTGTATCAAAGGAAAAGGGACCCCACGAACTATCTGTCCGTTTAATTAGAAACTCACTGGAGTCTGAAGAACTTCCTGCCTCACTAGGGTTAATCCAGATAGCGTTAACCGGCAGGTTTGCTGGAGGATTCGTACCCACATAAACATAATTAGAGAATTTTGATTTTAGCTTCCCATAGAAATATGAGAGACCGTTTTCATCTAAAAATTTAGCCACGTTTTGCTCCTTTTCTTCGTCAGCAGTACCTGCCAGACGAGATTTAATTATAGTTTATACTTCATGAGAATAGACTATCTCTTTACATTCCTGATAAAGCTTTTCCATTCCATCATTTACCTTTAGTCTGTTCTTTATTACTGCATCATGAATCTGGCGTATAGCAAACCAGTTGTGTTCAAAACCATGAGTAAGCAGCCACCACATAGCCAAATTAAGGCGCATCCAGGTGTGGTTGCTCTGTTAATTCAGCTTTTGGTTTAAGAATACTCGTATAGGCATTAATTATTGATGCTAACATAGTTTATAATCGCCTCTACTTTCACTAAATATTATACCTTACTGTATTAACCCGTGGTTCATCTTCTAATTTTTTATACCTAAGCCAAAAATATAGAGCCTAAGCAGTTTGAAATAAACCACCAGACTCTATATAATATCTATACCAGATTAAGCAAGCAAACCATCAATAGTGTCATTATCAATAACACTTGTTTCATTTACCGGGGTATAACCTAATGCTGCTACTACATTAGCTTTAGTTAAGCTAATAGTACCAGAAGACACAGTTAAGTTAGAGCCAATTTTTACACCACCTTTAACAGATGCTGTAGCATCAGGCAAAGAATATGCAGCTGGAATTGTCGGTTTATTAGTTAAATCGTTATAACTGCCGCTAGTAGCAACAGTTGATAGACCTGTAATCATAGAAGCTGGATGATTAGTAGGATGCGTATAGACTGTATCCGTAAATTTAGCGTTTTTGGGTACGGACGTTTCTACTGTTAAATTGTTTACCTTTGAAGCATTTACTGCCGTATCGTTTTTACCTAATTTACCATCTAAGGCTACTTTGATAACCTTGTTCTGTACAGGGTTAGTAGAGGATGAGGACAGCTCACTGTCCACCGTCGATGGTGCAGGTATTGTCGGTTTGTCTGTAAGGTCATTATAACTTCCGCTTGTTGCCACACTTGCAAGACCTGTAATCATGCTTGCCGGGTGCGTTGACGGATGTATATACACGGTATCTGTAAATTTAGCTCCGCTTGGAACAGAAGTACCCAATGTATATGTTGTAGCAACAGGGATACCATTATTAAAGTATACTGGCTGTGTAGCAGAGCCAGCATTGGTGTTCAACTTGTTTGCACTTGTAGCAGCAGCAGTTTTACCCAAGTATGTAGTAGATGCATCAGTTTTAGTCAGGTAGTCACTCATGTCCATCTTTTGGGTGCCAAGAGTTTCCCACTTACTGTCTACATAGATATATTCTGTGTATAGGTTGTTAGTTTCACTACCAGTTTTCAGCAGATATATAGTTGTATTAGATATATCAGACGTTGGTAGCGCGTCAACTACTAAAATTGCAAATTTAGGAATCGCAGATACCCTACTATCAACTTCAGTCTTTGTATAATAATTGTCTAAGGATTGGTGGCTTGTTAAGGGTGTAATTGTTGTGCTACCCAACGTAATTACGCCATTACTAATCTTAGCATCAGTGATACCATATCCATCTATGGTATTAGCTTTATCAGCTTTATTTGAAACCTTAGTATCAATAGCTGTACTAACCTGAGCAGACGTAGTAAAGTTCGCCTTAATATTTGCGACCAACCTTTCAAGTCCTGTTTGGTCTAGATAAGTTGTCATATTAAGTATCCATTCTTCACTTATTTTTGTATGTCTGCAAACAACGCATCAATTGTTTCATCCGAAATAATTGGGACGCCTGTGTAAGGGAGAAGGCGCCAAGGAGTGGCACCATCTCCTAGTTTGGAAAACCCAGTATTAGTTTCATATCCTGTTTGTCCATCCTCTAATACTGGATTTTTTGCTCCCCAATTATCGGCAGTATCCCTGCGTTGTTGCATAATGACATTGAGCACATGTGTAGTCATTATGCCACTCCTTTATTAGAGGGAAGCTGTGCCACCCTCTAGAACTAGAGTATCTCCAGCTGGAACAAAGAGTTTAGTTGTACTGAGGCTTGCAGCTGCAATTTTATCATCAGTTACAGCTCCAATAGCCAATTTTGCAGTGTTCACAGCTTCATTAGCCAATTTTGCAGTGTTCACGGCTCCGTCAGTCAGTTTATCAGTGTTCACAACTCCAGCAGCAATACTTGGTGCAGCTACAGTGCCGGTCAAATCACCTGTAAGAACATCTTCTTTCTTTGCATATGGGGTGAGATCTGCTGCATCCGTTACACTAATAGTACCATCATCAGTGACAGTTATATTCTTACCAATCTTCACGCTGCCAAGAGTATCCGCGGAAGCAGCTGGCAGAGTGTAACGCTCACTTGCAAGGACTACCTTATCTTCTACTTTTTTCAGAGCAGCATTAAGGGAGTCTGTTTCCTCAAAGTAGGTACCAGTATAACCAGTCATTGCAGTGACATCACTGGATTTGTGTGTATGTGCCTCAGGTCTAAACTCAGTTGGCTTATTTTCTACTCCAGACCAGTCAATAGCAGTTGCACGGCCAGCAGTGTATTCAGTGAACGCTTCAGCAGTACCAAGTTTAGTCTCATCAGAAACAAGGTACAGGATACCTGTCTCAGTTACTTTTACAGTATCACCATTCTGTACATCTTTAGTAGTTAGTGCAAATCTTCCAGCATCATTAGTTACCAATACCAAATTATCCAGTGCACCCTTTGGCAGACGTGCAATATCAATAGTACCAGTAGTAATCTTTGAAGCATCCAAATTTGCCAGAGTAGCATTGATTTCAATGTTTTTAGAGCCATCAAAAGTTGCAGCGCCAGTAACAGCACCACTCAATGCAATATTTCTAGCAACAGCAAGTTTATCTGCAGTCTCTGCAGCATTAGCTTTACCGCCGTCGAACTTAGCTTCCAGTGCTGCAATAGCGTCCTCAAGACGTTTATCTACATATGGAAGGCCATTCCACGCAGTTGTACCATCACCGAATTTTACTCGGTTGGTATCTGTTTCTCTACCTGCTTCATTTTGCAGTAGGACAGGATTTACGTTTCTCCAATTTTCAGCAGTGTCACCACGGAACGTAAATCTAATTTTCAGGTTGTTTAAAGCCACTAGCATTTCCTCCTTGAATGACCTCAATGGAATTTAAGATTTCTTCAACTTGATTAGTAATTTTATATTCTAATTCCTCAGCGCTCAAACCTGGAGCGCAAGGAACATAAGAAACAGCATCATCGCTCCACCTGTACAGCTCATTGGTTTCCTTGATTATATATAACCCATTTTCAATACCAATAGCTGGAAGGTTAGCCTTTGTTTCTACCGCATTAACACTACTATTATCACCTGTGACAGGAGAATACTCATTATCAACAAACGCATATAGACAACCATTAGATTTGTCTAAATATAAGTACCGAGGGTCACCCGTTAGCGGAAACTTATCAAAGCTTTCCGCAATAATCAACTGAGTAGTGTTACCCTGTTCACTGAGCCACTCTGTTAGGGTTTTGCCCGTTCGGTGATTTATGACCACCTTATCTGCGCTAATTGCATTGAGATAGTTTTTCTTATTTAATGCGGAGAATGTGATATTTAATGTAGAAGTCAACCTCAACCCTCCGCAACTATTCTGTCTATAGTAGCAGTATCTATAGCTGTATTTACAGTTTCCCCACTGCCGCCACTTCCTGGTGTACCAACATATACCTTTCCAGTGCCAAGTATTTCGAGTGTTAGAGCATTAACTTTACCTATAGCTAGGTTTATATTATTCTCAACAACTTCTAATGTGCCACCAACAACAGTTGCAGTGATTGCAGCAGATACACTACGTAAATCGATATACACACGCACTAAACGACTATACCCACTAACATATACACAGCCACTTACATCAATAGTTAAGTTTCCTGTTGGTGTTACATAATATACTGACGTAGTATCATTTACAGCCAACGTGTTATTAACTGATGTTAACTTATCATGCAATGGCGCATCTACCATTATGTATGAACTTATTGGAGAAAGTGTATTTATTTTGATAGTACTTATAGAATTACCAAACTCTTCAGTACCCTTGTAGAAAGTGTCAGTTTGAGGTGGCTTAGGTGTACCATACACAGTAATATCCCCGTTATCATCCGGGGACTTTCCACAGATAGTTCTAACAATGCCTTTAAGTGTGCCACCTAGATCATCCCAAGTGGTACCATTCCAGGTAAAGTTCATACCTGCAGCGTGAGTACCGTCACCATTTGTTACAGAATAGGTCCATCCAACAGCTGGATTCTCAGGGAGGTCAGAGTAGTTTTCAACCACTCCCTTCCAAACAAGCACAGACGCCAATCCTAGTTGAGCAGCTGTAACTTCATGCGGATTCTCAGTGTTAGCAGCGTGGGACTTTAAAACCTCAATAACTTCATCTACAGTGTGAACAGTGACTGCTTGTGTAGGAGTGCTTGTAAACTTATCCACATTATCACCCCTTAGTTAAGCTTAACTGCCAAAACAAGTACATTTCCGCCAGATTTGATTGTATTTGCATCAAACCATAGTACGCAACTAGTATCTGTCTGATCCATGCGTTCCATCGCTAACGGTTTGTACACATTGGTATTTGCTACATACAGTATGTTAACCGGCATTATGACTGCGTTTATTTGCATTCCGAGCAGATTATCCTGCGCAGAATCTACCTTCCAGAAATCTTTATTACTATTATACCTGGGTCCAGAATACATTTGCATAACAGGTATACGCGCAACATTTTCTGCGAGCGAGTTAACCTGTTCCTGCATATCAGCTACTGCTAGTTCTATATGACCATCAGAAAGCTTGTTTAGATATTTCTGCAAATCAAACTCTGCAGAAAAATTAAACAAATTAGCCATATATTCGGTCTGATTCTTTGTGTAGAAAACCCTCAAATATGAATTTTCCGCTACAACAGGACCAGGAACAGTTGATACTATTTTAGTATATTCCTCTGCTAATGGATATGCTACCTCAATGTTTGCAAGTATAGTTGCATCTATATGTTCTGGGAAAGTAAATGTAAGCCTATCATTTAATGCTGATGATATTACTGTACCAACATTTGTCTGAATGTAATCACGTTTTGCAAGGTCTATTGGTGGCACAGTGATCATAGATGCCACATAGGTTATATCGTCTGCCCAGTATCCATCAAGATCTCCCACCTTGACTGAATGAATACACTTTTTAAGTGTAGCTCCGTGTCTATTTACAATTATCTGGTCACAAAGATTACCCAGTCTGTATAGCTTAAACCCAGTATATCCGATATTGGTAGCTACGCCTTTGCAATCCTTGATATTGATACGAATAGCTTCAACAGGATCAAAGATTGCAGGGTCAGACAGCGTGCCACTGTTCATATTCACTTCATACGCAGAAAATATGATTTCAGGAGCATCCCCAGTAATAACATTCGACATGTCCATACATTTTTCTACTGTAGTGGAGAGTGTGAAACGCTTCATGTAGCGCTCGTCACTTTCAGCCTTAGTGTATGAACCAGCTGCATTTTCTTCAAGATACTTTGCTGCCGCTTCCGCACGATTTGCAGCATCGTTTACTAGGCTAACATACTGGGCATAGGCGTCACTGTCATACGCATTGTCATCTTTGACTGGATAGGGAGTAGGACGGAGAATGTCCATAGCATTGTTTTCTACTGTAAATGCTAGTGTTTGTGTTGTAGCAACAGTATCAGCGTCTTTGCATCCTATCAAGCTAACAAAGAATACCCCCGGGTTTCCAAGAATGTTAGTTGGAATAGGGACGTACACGTCTGGTTGAATATGTGTGCGATACGCTACTCTGTCTGTGCGAGTAAATACCGCTGTAATCTCCAATCCTTCCCAGCCGTACCCTGGATCAAAGATAAACTTCATGAATGCATCATTGCGACTTCCAGCAGGTATTAAACAGGAAGCCTGTGTGCTAATCTGTCGATCTTTGACATTTATATCAATATTCATTACTCAGTACCTCTATGTTTAACAATGTAATTCTGGAGCTCCTCAGGAGTGCGCTCTTGTGAAGTGACGTATTCTTGTTCTTTCCAGCCATCACGACGAATTTCGTCAATATACTTCGCACAAGCATTTTGTACGAGTTTTACCTCTTCAGCATTCAGTGTAAACAGATGCCGCTCAGGATTCTTTTGATATCTACCGCGTAATTGCCACGTTCTATCAGGATTATCAATACTCTCATTGTAATACGTATTTAGATTAATCTGATCTTCAAGCTCACAGTTAAAAATAATATAACTGTCCTTGAGTTTTACAACGAATCCAGCCAAGATCTTTGCACGAGTCTCTTCACGGACAATCTCTTGAGCACGACATCTCAGTTCTACTAGTGAAGCTCGTTGAAGCCATGTTTTATACTCGATTTTCTTTGTATTCCAATTGTATACCCAGTTATGATCTCTGGATACTAAAACAAAATCATTTTTACTGAGTTCTACAGCCTCAGGCGGAACTGTCTGATATTCTTGTATGTAACACCCCTGACACTCACCAGAGGTAGCATCAAATAGGCAAAAATAATGATTCATATTATACCCTCCCCTGGATTGACCACATTACATAAGAATCTACTGCTAAATTGGAGCATTCATAGGAAAAACCCTTGTTAGTAAAAGCTGTTACAGATACACTCCCAGACATCGTAGTTGGTTCAACCAGTGTTGTAGATATATTAAAAGGGGTAGTAGAATCTGCAAGAGCTACAGGAAAAATAATTTCTCCCTTCAACTTACCTACAGGAGTAGTTCCCCATTCTGATACAAGACCATCTTTAGTAATACTATACCCAGTAGGTTCTAGCAGAGTATCTTGAGCATAAGTGTCACTTGCGACATTAACTGCCTCAGTTAGCTCTTGGGCAGCCTCCATTACCTGCGCAGATGTAATTTTTGTTGCAGTTTCTTGTAGTCCTGCAGTATATCTGATGCATAACGTGAAATTCACGGTTGCAGGACGTGGAGAAGACGCTGTAGCAGAGTTGTTTGTGGTATACATTTCATTACTTGTAATACATTGACCTTTTGTTGGTGGATTTCCAGAACCTGGGCCCCAGTTACCTCCTCTGCCATTCCACCCAATCCCAGTACTACCTGTAGGATATGTTGCATTTGTGTAGTTTAACCAACCCCAAGTACCATTGTTGGTTGACCAGCTTCCAATTGCATGATAGTGAACATTAGAATATGTGGCCTTGGTAAACGTAGTATTACTACTCAGACTAGTTCCTGCTATGATTCCAATAATTTTAGGCAGTCTAAATGTAGAAGATCCATTTCCAGAACTAAATTTTGATACAGAACCATTAGTAGATAATTCGTTTTGCCAATTTGCGTCTGTTAAAACAGTAGTATTAGCTGATGCCCACTCCCATAACTCCGAATATTGTGTGCGGCTAACCTCAGTACCGTCAGAGATAGAAATGAACCCAGGTGGGATAATATTGCCTAATGCTATCTTTACTTCCCCAACTCTTCCGGGTAATACTTCCGCCATTAGTCTAGCTCCTTTCCTTGACTAAAATTTGCATCTACAAAATCTTCAGGATCATAACATGGATTTTCTAATGCTAATTCTATGCTTGCCCAGTCATGAAAAATATAATTAGGATCATCTGCAGTAGCTGCGGTACTACCATCCTCTACTCCACGAAGATATACTTCACGAAGCAGTCTAAACAAGTAGTCATCCGAAGACCTTAGTGCTTCATAAATATTATCAAACATCTTACTCACCTATTGCCTCTGGGTGATAATGGAACCAAATTGCCATTCCACGAATGACATTACCGCCAGCTTTCAATTCACCATCGCTATCTTTTAGAAGCATAAGATCCCAACGGCAGTCAGGGTCAGGTCCTCCAAGCCCATACCCATCTTCATCTGCTATTTCACCGTGAGTCATAACATCTGGAACTGACATATCAAACCCTAATTCCTCGCATAAGATACATACAACTTTAGCCATTGCACTTATTTGTTCATCAGTAGGAGGTTCATGTCCAAAATCCACGTTTGATCTACTATATGCGACTGCGTCATAGCAACACATAATGGATACTGCGATTGATCCTGTATTGTGCTGCCATGTGGCCGCGAGTCTATCAGTAAACGGGTGCATTACATGAACATCTCCATGTTTGCCAATGCTAATATGATACGCTGATTCAATATTATCATATCTACCAGCAGACCAATGCAAAAATATCCGTTTTAAACCCTCATGTCTATATTGTCTAGCAATCTCACGAAGTTTAGAATAACTTACTTTCATATTATATCACCTTATTCAAATGGATTTTCTCCAGTAGCAGCTACAACAAGTTTTCCATCAAATGCTGTCTTTGCTACTAATTTTATTGTATTTTCATTAAATAATACTGTAGCCATTGTTGACTCATAGAATCCGTCAGCACGTAGTCTATACGGGTTACCAACAGGGTATCGAAAAGGTAGACTCAGTACAAGCTCGCTATACCCTTCAGGATTCGCCTGCCATGAAGCAGAAACAAAGTCTACTGTAAGCAGTTTCGCCGGAATAGTAGCATCCGTCTTAATTTTTGGGACACGAATCTGCAGATCAGTTGCCTCAGTAATAACACCACTTGTAACTTTTATAAGTGTCAATGGATAATCACTGTCATCTGCTAGTTTTGCCAGTTCAGTGATGATAGGCTGTGAAGAATATGATGCATACCATACATCCCCGAGTTCAGTAACAACTGGCACAATAAAACCAGAATTTACAACTGAAAGGGTATATGTATCACCTACAGCAAACGGGCCATATATAAGTCTAAATGTTACACCATCTACAGTTACAGGATTTGAATTTGAAATACCTTCAAGTGTGCGTCCGTCAGATGTAACACTATATATGATATCAAGATCAGTTACCTCAGTAATAGTTACTACAAAAGTATCTCCAATATCAAAAGTAGCAACGCCGCTTTGATCACATCCTATAAACCCTTGGCCAGTTTTAGCTGTTTGTACCAGGATTTTAGCATAATCATGGGTGAAGTTCCTTGCGTACATACTTGTACGGACATCTGTACCATTTATGTAGCATACACCAGTAACATACTCTCCGACACTTGGACCAGTAACTCCATAATTGAAGTCCAAACCGTCATAAGTCCAGTTTCCGTAGAGAGTCTTTGCACTTACTGAATTTACTGAGTCCCCGGGATCGCCTTTCTCACCCTGCGGACCCTGCGGGCCGCGAGGACCAATAGGGCCCTGTGGACCTTGCTCACCTTGTGGACCGGTGTCTCCACGGTCGCCCTTATCACCCTTCTCACCTTTTTCACCTTGAGGTCCTACTGGACCTTGAATAACTGTGAGTCCGATAACATCATCAACACTATGAGTATGACCAACGTTAGACTTATTATCTAATGCGGCTTGCAAAGAGAGTACATCTGAGATACTATGATTATGTTTCAGAGGATTACGTGCATCAGAAAGACGTGGATCTTGATCTGTAACAAATCTATTTAGGGCACCAGGTGTACCCGCAGTACCCTTCATAGCCTCAACATATTGGCTAACGTCTTTTAAAATTGCAGAAACATTTGCGCGAAACTCTATTTTGTTGTTATCAACTACTACTGGAGTGACAGTATCAGTTTCTAGGAACTCAATGTTCCCACCCCAAGTAAGCGGATATGCACTCTCACCCTGAGCAGTAAGACCACCAACAGCCTTTACCTGTGTAGGATGAGGAATCATATCTAGCTTCTGTTTATCATCCTTGGATAATAGTCCATCGGAAGAAATAGTAGCAAGTCTAGGTCTTCCTTTAATTACTCCCCAGTCAATGACTTCCCCAGTTGCAGCGTCTAACAGTTCAGATTTAGTCCATACATTGCCATCAATATAGTTACCTACTCTGATTAGTTCATTAATAGTTGAAGCATCTACTCTTGATGCAACAGGAATATATCTAGCGTGAAATGAGCCTCCCACGTCGTTTGCTGCAAAGATAAGAATACCTTTAGCAGCAACGTAATCGTAGTCTGCACGATAATCAAAGAGTGCTTGGCCTGTAAGCGGTTCTCCTGAGAAGATCAGAGTAATCCCAGTAATAGCTAAAGTATCTTTCTTTGGTATGTGGTCTAAGTATACCTTTCTAGTACTTGGGACGGTAAAATCTTGTTCGTAAACAGAAGTACGTGACTCGTCCAAATTATATAGAGGAGACAGGTTCACTATTTCAACCTCCTTTGTTAATCTCTAAAATGTATTATACCTGACATGTATAGGTATAATAGTATTATCAGATGAATGAAACCCTTGATAAATTGGAGGTATTTTAATGCTAAACCCGAATTTATATGCTGAACAATTAGTAGATATTAGTAACGATACAAACTTTGAGAAACTCGCGTCTTTTGTAAACTCTGGAAAGCTTTCTGCAGAAGACATGAACACTGATATCTCTGGTTTGATTGAGAAACAAGCATATGCAGAAGACTCTACCTTTGCGGATGACATGAATCGTATGTTTTCTATTGCATCACCTATTGAAACAAAACTTTCTGCTTTGTATGCTGAAAAATGCGCTTCTATCCTCCCTGAAGAAGTAGTTAATAGAATCAACAACGCTTGTCAAGTGTATGGCATCAATGAAGAAGTACCCGTAGTAAATAAGGTAGCTAGCGTGCTTGATGACCCCAAAATTCTTCAAGAGATCCAGTTGTTTGATGAGCAATATGTAGACCCTGAAGAAGTTATGGAAGTAAATAAGTATGCTGGTGCAGAAGAGTATGGAACAGAGTTAGATAAATGTCTGGCCGCACGTGCATTCTATGCAGAAGAGCCTGAAGATGTAGAAGCCATTGAAGGGCTTGCAAAGATGGCTTCATCTATTGCTCCAAATGACATGGTAAATATCATTGAGGCTATTGATTCCCACCTTGGACTTGATACCCCTGCAATGCAAAATCGTGTTGGAACACCGGAGTATGCAGTTTATGAAAAAGTAGCGTCTGAAAACATGGTTAACCTTGGCGACAAGTCTGTTCCTTTTGATGTAGTATCTAACTATCAAGACGAAATTAAAGACCTTGGTGTAGACCTTGATTGGGATGGAGAATCAGCAGATGCTTTGACTCTTCAACTAGAGAATTTGCCTTCACAAATTAAATCTGAAATTGGAAGCTGGTGTAAATAATGTATGTAGGAGCTGAAATTTTTAAGCTCTATAACGCTGCAAAAAAAGAATTTCCTGATTTTGATTCCTGGGTTGCAGAAGCTGTTAGTTCTGAGTTTGGTTATGATAAACTTGGTCCACTCATGGCTGCAAAGATTTGTAAAACCACAAGAGGAACATGGGAAAAACCGGATGTTTTTGAACGGATCGTGTTAGTACTAAACGGACGCGAAGTTATTCCTGATGTTGACCAAGATGTGTCAATCAAAGAAATCGTTTTCGCAGTAAGAGTACTACGAAAAGAATTCCCCAACGACGAGTTTAATGATTCCGTCTGTCAGTACTTTGCAGCAGAAGCGGGTGAAGAAGGAATGCTAATTCTCCCGCCTGAACTAAAAGCTGCGCAGCGTTATATGCCTGTACTATTTTTGAACAAAGAGCAACAGTCTATTCAAAATGCGTACTTAGAAGAATGCAAGGTGTATGCAGATTACATGGAGAAGGTGTCTGGGGGTGGTAAATAATGGCCGATATGGTCGATTATTCCACAATAAGTGGATCTGGTGCCTCTACTAACCTAAATAACCCAACATTCCGTTACATGATGTCAGATGCTCGCTGGCGCATGTTATATCCTGCTCCGTACTTTGATCCTATAGCGATGCAAACGCTGATGGATCCGAAGATTCTGATGCATTGGGGTCGCTATATGTACGACTGGCAGCCAATTTTTCACGCTGCTATCAACAAAATGGTAAGTTATCCTATCACTGATTTTATCTTTGATACAGACGACGCTAATGTTGAAAATTATTATAAAAACCTATTTGAAAAACTCAACGTGAGAAGCATTCTGGTACGTATGGGGCTAGATTATTTTGTTAGTGGCAATGCCTACTTCTCTATGATTATGCCCTTTAAGCGTATGCTGGAGTGCCCAGAGTGCAACACTGCAACTGCAGCGGACCACCCAGATATTGAGTTTAAACTACGAAACAATCAACTAATATATACTTGTCCAAAGTGTCATAAAGAAGTTGCAGGATGCATTAAAGACACTCCCGTAACAAACCCTGAAGACATCAAGCCTATTCTATGGGATCCACTTAATATGAAAGTTGAGTATGATGAAGTACTTGGAAATTATGAGTATTTCTATTCTCTTCCAGGAAGTGTTGCATCTAGTCTTGATAAAGCCGAAAAACGTTCTTGGTCAACATATCCGATGTACATGATTAAAGCTGCACGTCAGAAGAAGTTGATTCGACTATTCAAGGGTAAAGTACTGCACTTACGTAGAGACTCTCACTCTTCTACATATCACAAGGGATATGGACAGTCTATTGTTTCCCCTGTTTTAAAGTATATTTTCCACTTATTGGTATTACTTCGTGCACAAGATGCAATGGCGATTGACCAAATCATGCCTTGGACAATCATTTCACCATCCTCTAATGGCTCGGTTGATCCTAGTGGTGAACTAGATTTAGGCCAATTCCGATCCAATCTTGAAAATGAGTATAAAGAGTGGAAATCTAATCCTCTCCGGAAATCAATCATGCCTATTCCTGTGAATGCGCAGATTGTAGGAGCTCAAGGTAAGGCACTAATGCTTACCAATGAGATTCAAGAAGTTACAAACCAGATCCTTGCTGGAATGGGAGTACCTAATGAATTTGTATATGGTGGATTACAGTGGTCTGGAGCTAATGTTTCTCTGCGTATGCTGGAAAATCAGTTCATCAATTATCGCAATATGATGCAACAGGTTATTGATTATATTGTAGATCAGTGTCACGCGTACTTTAACATGCCAAAGATCGCAGTAAGAATGCAGAGCTTCAAAATGGCTGATGATGTTGCACAGAAGGATATCCTTATGCGAATGGTTGATTCCGGAGTTATGTCTAAACATACTATGCTTAAGGAGCTTTTCCCTGGAATTGATTATGATAAAGAACAAGAATACATCAGGAAAGAACAGGCTGACGCACAGAAAGCTCAGATTGATCAACAAATGATTGCTCAAAATGCGCAAACAATGTATGGCATCCCTCCACAAATGCCTAATGACCCTAACCAGTCCCTGGGGGATCAACAACATGGAGATCTACCAGAACAGAATCCACCGCGAGCAGAAGGAGGAAACGCTCAAGTATGAGTAACTGGATAATCAAAGAACTAGAGAAAAAGGCTTGGGCTGAAGCTGTCTTTCCAGAGATTGACAAATTTTATGCCAAAATGCTAGAGCGTGGCACAAGAAGATTTGTCATGACGGGAGTGCAAGAAGGCGCAACTTACGCAAGCAAACAAAACAAGAGAAAGGATGGTAAATAATGTATCTTAATACAGCACAAAAATGGCAAGCCATTCTTAAAAAAGTAGAAGAAGGCGTAAAATCCATCTTCCCAATAGAGGCCAAAACCGGCAAAATTGAATTAATAAAGGTAGAAATACCAAATAATACTAATGCATCTATCTCAGCACAAAAAGATAGACTTCTTACTGGAACCACCTTAGGCACACCAGTATATGGAACATTCAGACTTGTAAAAAATGATGGAAAGACTGAGACTAATAGAGTTAAACTTATAGACCTGCCGATCCTTACTGATCGTGGTACATTTATTGTACAAGGTAAGGATTACTCAGTATTTAACCAAGTCCGTCTGCGTCCAGGATGTTTTGTACGTAAGACTAACGATTCCGACGAAGTTTTTGCTCAGTTCAACTTAGCTAAAGGATTAGGATTTAAGCTATACATGGATAACAATGGTGTATTCTATGTACGTTTTGATAAATCAGCGTTATCAAAGTCCTCCAAGCGTATTCCTTTGTATTCTCTGCTTCATGCACTTGGCACATCTGATGGAGAAATTCAAGGTCGCTGGGGAGACACTGTATTTAAAAACAACGTAGCTAAATCCAGCCCAGATGACGTTAAAGCCATAATAGCTCAGTGCGTATATCCAACCAAGCGTACAGGTAATGATAACAAGGATCTTCAAGAATACTTTAAAGGAAACATTCTCAACGAAGAAACAACCAGAGTAACACTTGGTCATGCATACCAAACTGTTACACCACAGGCCATCCTAGATGCTACTGTTAAAATGGTTCGGGTATATAATAACAAAGCAGATGAGGATGACCTAGACTCACTATTATTTAAGGAAGTTTTGGGTGTTGAAGATCACTTGATGCTTAGAATTGAAAAGAAGGCTAAGGAAGAAGGTCTCATTTATAAGGTGATGAATAGAATTGATGCTGGGTATCCGCTGAAATCTATTATTCTACCAAATTTCTTAACTAAGCTTATTGAAGGATTCTTTACAAAATCATCACTCTCTGCTCCACAAACAGAGATTAACCCAATCGAAATCCTAGAAACTGGTCACAAGATTACTGCAATGGGTGAAGGCGGCATTGGAAGTGACCGCGCGATTCCTATGTCTGCACGCAACCTCCATCCTTCTCACTTTGGATACCTTGATCCAGTCCGTACTACAGAATCTGAACGTGTAGGTGTTGACTTACGTACTACACTGCCAACAGTAATAAAGAACCGCAATATCTACTCTGAATTCATTGATAGATCAGGCAAAAAAGTCATGTTAAAACCAATGGATCTTGTAGACAAAGTAATAGCATTTCCAGGGCAGGAACAAAAGCAAACTGTACGTGTACTGTTAAATGGTCATTTAAAAGAAATGTCAAGAAATAAAGTAGACTATTGGGTTCCAAAATCCTCTAACATGTTTACTGTAACTACCAATTTGGTACCATTTCTTCATAATGACCAAGGTAACCGTGTAACAATGGCCGGACGTATGGTTACTCAGGCAGTTCCGCTTGTACATCGTGAGGCTCCTTTGGTACAAATTCGTGACCAATCTGGTGAGTATAACACCATACAGGAACGATATGGCAAGGAGTACTTTGTTCCTAAGTCCCCAGAAGACGGTACCGTAACTGAAGTTACTAAGGACTACATTAAGGTTAACAATACTAAAGTAGAAATTTACAATAATTTCCCGCTTAACTTAAAGACATTTTTGACAATGTACCCACTCGTCAAGGTTGGTGACAAGGTTAAAAAAGGTCAAGTACTAGCTGATTCCAACTTTACTAAGGGTGGAGAGTTGGCCCTTGGAACAAACCTTAACGTAGCATATATTCCGTATAAAGGATACACCCACGAGGACTCTATTGTAATCAGTGAATCTACAGCTAAAAAATTGACCAGCCAGCATATGTACACCTGTGAGTTTGAAACAGATGTAGACACACTGGTTGATAAAGGTGTGTTTATTAAGTGGTTTCCTACAAAAATTACACCTGCAAACATTGCTAAACTAAGTGACGACGGTGTTATTAAAAAAGATAGTAAAGTAATCCGCGGAGATGTACTTATTGCAGGTATGCGTTATAAAACACTGACTAGCTCTGACAATATGTTGCGTAGACTTCGTGGAAACTTGGTTAACCCATATAAAGACGCTTCTGAAAAATGGGAACATGATGCTGAAGGAACTGTTGTAGAAGTAGTCCGCAAAGGAAAACTAATCCGCGTAGTAGTTGTAACAGAAGACTCTGCTAAGCGTGGTGATAAAATTTCTGGCTTACACGGCAATAAAGGTACTATCGGCCTAATCCTTCCAGATGATGAGATGCCTGTTGATAAAAATGGCAAACCTGTTGATGCAATGTTGAACCCTGCATCTGTTCCGTCTCGTGTAAATCCAGGACAAATGTATGAAGCCTTGGAAGGTAAACGTGCACTTGCAGAGGGACACAAGGTAGTCATTGATAACTTTGATTCAGCAGATTCTAGCAAGAAAGTATTGAATCAGTTGAAGCAAGAAGGCATAGACGTTGAAGAGACACTATATGACCCGAAAACTAAACGTCCTCTAGGAAAAGTGTTTACTGGTACTCCGTATTTCATTAAACTGCACAAACAAACAGAAGGCAACTTCTCTAGTCTATACAGAGGTGCATACGACGCAAATAACCAGCCTATTAAAGGTGGAGAGGAAGGTTCTAAAGGTGTTGGCCAACTTGATGTTTACGCTTTACTTGGACATAATGCGAGGAACAACCTGGCAGAAATGGCTACATATAAGTCAGATAAAAACGATGATTTCTGGAACAGCCTTGAAGCTGGCATTGCTCCTGCGCCAGCAAAAGAGCCTTTTGCGTTCAAGAAGTTCAAATCGTTAGTTACCGCAGCAGGTATTGGCATAAAGTCAGATGACAACGCCATGACATTAGCTCCTCTGAATGACAAAATGATCATGGATATGTCAGCAGGTGCAATACGAAAAGGTGCAATACTAGAAAACCACATGGGTAAAGACAGACCTGAATCCGGCGGTATCTTTGACCCTGTGGTTACAGGTGGTTTGAAAGGACAACAGTGGTCACATGTAAACCTAGCTGCACCTATCGTCAATCCGCTGTTTGAAGGCGTAGTAAGCACGCTTCTGCACAGGGATATATCAGGTGAAAATGGCAAAAAAATCCAAAAAGAACTTGCAGCAATAAATGTACCTAAACGTATTGGTGAAGTTAGTGCAGCTCTTAAGGTAGCAACAGGAAGTAATCGCAACAAGCTTCTAAAAGAACTCAAGTATCTGACAGCGCTAAGAAAAGCTAACATGAACCCTGCAGACTATGTATTAACTAAATTCCCGATCATACCTCCGCAATTCCGCCCGATTTACAATTCGCAAACTGGTGGTCTTCCGATGGTAGCAGATGTTAACTACCTTTATAAAGACCTATTGAATGTAAATGAGAAACTAGAGAATATGAAAGACTACCCAGATTCTGAAAAAGGGGCATTACTCAAGGATCTTCGTCAGTCTGCACAGGCCATAGTTGGACTTATGGCTCCTGTTAACAAGCAAAATGAAAAACGTGGCGTAACAGGCTTCCTTCCTCAACTAACAGGCTCCAATTATCAAGGCCAGGGAACCAGCAAAGAGTCGTTCTTCCATAGAAAAATTTTAAAACGTCAACAAACGCTGACCGGTCGTGGCACAATCGGACCTGACCCGACGCTTAATGTTGATAATATCAAGATTCCTTGGGAAATGGCATGGAAGATTTATCAACCATTTGTTATTGCAGAGTTCCGCAAACGTGGCATCAACATCTTGAAGGCTAGAGAAGAAATCAAAAATCGCACTCCTGTAGCGAAACAACTTCTTGAGATTCAGATGAGAAAACGTCCAGTATTATTAAACCGTGCTCCGACCCTGCACAAGTATAATATTATGGCGTTTACTCCACTTGGAACAGAAGGTAAAACAATTTATGTACCGCCTCTGGTAATCAAAGGTTTCGCAGCGGACTTTGATGGTGACTCCGTTGCTGGAGATACTCAAGTACTAGTGCAAGATTTGCATGGAAATATTACCCTTAAACAAATAAAAGATGTAGAATAACTTTATTGCTCCCCTAGGATTAACCTAGGGGATTTTTCTTATCCAAATTTGGTATAAGTAATATGTAGTACAGACATTTACGTCTGTTTTTTAATAAACTGTAGCAGAGTTTATCTATACTACAAAATTTAGAGAATAATAAGACACTGGAGGGTTAAAGATGAAGACAATAACTTTACAATTCAATAACAGTGGAAACCAAGTGGTTAGCAATGTGTTACAAAAGGACGAAACTACTGAAATGTATGCAAATGGCTGTAAATACTGCGGATTTCAAGAAATCCAAGGCAAAATCCTGGTTTTAGAGTCAAAATACGGTAAAATTGTAAAAATCGTCTTAAATGAGTGAAAAAAGTACAAAAGTTGTGGGATAAGTATGGTGTAGAAAAGATTTAGTCCATTTCTACAAAAATTTAATTGTCTATCACACGACGTAAAACTGTGAGAAAGAGGTTTTATCATGGAAATGAACGAAATGAACAATGTAGTGGGTTCTGTAGAGATGAGCACTCCTGTTGTAGCACAAGATACCTCTGTGTCTAATACTGGCATCAATCTGAAAACTGTAGGCCTGGCGGGTCTGGCAGCTGTAGTCGCTGGTGCAGCTTTGTACTACGGTTACAAAAAGTACAAAGATCATAAAGCTACAGCAACAGCAGAAGAATCCAAATAATCTTTTGTCCTGAGCATGACGTTAAAAGGCTCAAAGTGATTCGTCTATCACACGACGTAAAATTGTGAGAAAGAAGGTTTACTATGAAAACTATTCAAACTGCCTTATTCAATATGCTAATGTGGTTGGCAACATGCAAAACCTATATGAGAATTATGTTTGTGGTTTCCTTGGTGTGGAACATCGTGATCCTGCCAGTACATATGATTTTCGCTGTTGCATCCCGTCATCCAAAAACATATTTTCAGAACCTCTGGTGGTCTGTAAAAACCACCTGGGAGTGGTTCGTTCGCTAGTATTCTCTCGTCCTGAGCATGACGTTAAAAGGCTCAATTATTTTTTTAGTGTCAAGCTCGTGACGAAAACTAGAGCGTAGGAGGTAATATTATGTATTTAATTGGTTGTATTTTAAAAGGATTAGTAAGTATCGTCACAATGCTAACTATAATGGTTGGCTGTATTGGGATAATCCTAGGCATATTACTGACCAAGATACTCCTTGGATGTTAATACACAGGAGGAATAACTCATGTACTTAGTAGTAAGCTTAACAGGGTTAGCTACGTTGCTTTCCCTGCTTTCAGGATTTTTACAAGGTTTAATTGTTTTTGGCCTTGTGTTCATACTTGTTTATATAAATTTGGAATAAGATTGAGAAGGGAGGTATATCGTAGTTATGACTATTGGACCCACCTCTGCATATGCCTTTAGCAATAAAGGAAATATAATTAGACTAATTAGGACCAGCAGAAAATCCATGGATGAATTTCAACATCAATGGATGCTGGTCCTCTATAAGGATGGTGCCCCTATAAAATATAAGGGGTTTACAATGAAATCCTCTGCTCTGCGTGTTTTAGAGGAATGGAAGGAAGAATATTAATGTCTAGCTCATGACATTAAATTGAGCAGAAAGGAAACAAAAATGGCTGAAATAACAACAAAAGTAAACCTTACTGGACTCCCAATTGATATCCTTAAATTTTATCGCGGTACTACATTAATCTGCAGCATGTACACCATTAAAGATCCGAAGAAGCAAAAGGAATACTTTACTTACTCTGGAGATGGAGATGTTAATGCTTTTCCAGTAGTTTCTAGAAGAACATCTACTAAAATCACATCTGGCGAAGGTACACTGTTGTATGGTAAGTACCTTACGTCTGGTGAATTTATCATGGAAAACGGGGATGTCTTTTCCAAAAAAATCCTGCAAACTTGTGGGATAAGTATGGTGTAGAAGAAATTTAGTTGTTTCTCTACAAAAATTTAATTGTCTATCACACGACGTAAACTTGTGAGAAAGAGGTACTAACATGAAAAAGTTTAAACAAAGTGTTGAAAGAGCGCTCATTATTTTGTCTGTAGTAATTATTGCTACATCTATCGTATTCGCAGCAGCAATACTCGCGTTGCTCGCTGTCGCAGCTGTCGTAGGTCTCACGTATAAGCTGTATGAAGAGGATAAAAAGGAAAAGGAGGCTGAAGAAAAAGAAAAGGAGAAGGAGGAGAGCGAAAATGAATAAACATAAAGTACTCTTAGGTTCTGAGGTACTCTTCGAGGGAACTAAAGAACAATGCGAAGCCTTCGTTCGTTCCATGGAATGGGACTTCGATGGTGAGTACCAAGGTTTACCTGCTGCGGATGCTGCAGCTAGTGCAATTGTTGTAGAGAATAATTAAGGAGGAAAATTATAATGGATAACATGGATATGAACACAATGGATACTAATATGGCAATGGATACCACTCCGGAAGTTGTTACCCCGGAAGTAATGCCGGAAACTACGAGCGGGTTTGGTGATGTTCTCAAAGGTTCTGCACCTGGATTGATTGGCTTTATTGTTGGTGCTGCCGCAGCTTATGGTTATCATAAGTATAAACAAAGAAAAGAGGAGAAGAAATGAAGGAATCAGAGAACGCTATTGCGGCGCTTGATGCGCTGCTGCGCGGCCTGAAAGAGGCCGGAACTGATGGCTGGTACTATGATGAGTATCAGCTCATCAAGGAATTCATTGAGTCCCATAGGGACTCTTGAATACCTACATGTAACTAATCTCAGTAGACAAGTTAAGGAGGAAATATTATGTTAATTCCAGTATTAAGATTAGTAGCAGGTGCAGTATTCGGATATATTGTTTCTAGCACATCCTGTGAAGAATCCCAAAACGTAAAGGAAATGAGAGCGGAGGTGAAAGATCTCCGTACCCAAATCTCCAACATTAGCGAACAAGCTTCTGCAGGAGCAACTGCAGCATATGAGGAGGCAAATGCTGCTATGGATGAAGTCCTGAAGCAACAAGAACAGCTTGCAAAAGACTGGGATGATGCTCAGAAAACATTTAGAAATAGCTGTGATGCTATGCAAAAACGTCATGATGACTTCCAGAGATATGCTCAGGAAGTCCAGGAGCGCATGGAAGCTAGAAGTAAAAGAATTACTCAAATTAAACAAGACATGCAAGCACTTAACAAAGAGATTGACGAGAGTCTTCAAAGTTTAGAAAACATGATAGCTGAGGAAAAAGAGCCTTCTGAAGAGTCTTTAAAGGACTTAAAGGAGAAACTTGAATCCAATAACGCAAAATAAAAAATGGGGCTACCTTCGGGTAGCCCAATTCTATTCATTCTTTTTTTTTACATAGGTATAATGAGACTACTGGGGGAATATATCTATGTTAAAACTTTCTACAAAACCTTCTGATTTTGCACAGAAGTTAATATACCTTGATGGTAAACCATTTAGTCTTAAAGGACTCCCATATATGGTTGATATCATGGATACTGAAACAGAACGAATGCTTCTTATGACTGGACGCCAGGTTGCTAAGTCTACTACCGTTTCAGCTACTGCTACTACAGAGTTAGCTAGTCATCCTTTTTGGCGCGCATTGTATGTAGCTCCACGTAATGACCAGGTTTCACAATTTGTAAATGATAAACTATCACCAATGTTACATAATTCTCCACTCATTAAGAGATGGTATTTGAATTCTGCATGTAAAGATCAAACAATGGCAAAAGAACTACTTAATGGTTCTATGATTTACATGCGTTCATGTTACCATAACGCTGACGGAATCCGTGGTATATCTGCGAACTCTGTGTATATAGATGAAGTGCAAGATATCATCCTAGATAATATTCCTGTTATTGAAGAGTGCACAGCACGCAAAAATCCTAAACGGATGACGTTCTGTGGTACTCCTAAGACATTTGATAATTGCATTCAACAACTCTGGGATCAAACAACTCAGCATTATTGGGCAATGAAATGCGAGGGATGTGGTCTATGGAATGTCCCAATTCTTGTAGAAAATCTTGGTCCAGACGGGGTTATATGTAAGCACTGTGGAAAGCGCCTTAACGTTGCTGGAGGACAGTATGTAGCTAAATACCCTGGACGCCCATTTATTGGCTACCATATTTCTCAGGCAATGATTGCAGGAGTACCAGCAACCGGAATTCCGTGGTCACGTTTGTTAGAGAAACTGAACAACCCATTATATGGAGAATCTAAGTTTTACAACGAATGTCTAGGTTTTTCCTATGATAACGGTGCAAAGCTTTTAGTTGAATCAGATTTGCGAGCTTGTTCTGACGATGATATAGAGGAGTGGACTACCAATCGCAAGGCTGAATGGGGAATATATAACCTTGTAGCTTCTGTAGACTGGGGAGTTCTTGGTGGAAATACTCATACAGTGTTAACGATGGGAGGTATCGATAAGAACGGAAAACTTAGGGTTATCTTTTCAAAAAAGTATCCTGTTGACCAAGACCCATTGAGTCAGATTGAGGATATCGTTAAAATTGTTTACCCAGCTAATCCCGCAATCCTTGTATGTGATCGTGGTGGTGGATCATTAGCCAACTCTGTTCTACGCCGTCACTTCCCAAAGAAACCTTTATATGAGGTAGAGTACAAGGCTAAAGTCAATGATGGTATGCATTATAGTGCAGATTCCAAGTCATGGATTACTGATCGCACTCGTGCTATGGCAGGTGTTGTTCTAGATATAAAGGCACAAAAAATAATATTTCCTAATTATAATAAGATTATGAAAGACCAGTTCGCACCGGATTTGCTAACTCTTTCATGTGAATACAACGAAAAAATACGTGCTTTTCAGATTATTAGAGATATAGGAACTCCTGATGACTTCGCACATACCTTAGTATATCTTAGATTAGGCGCAAAATTTTTTGCACCTTCTCCAAAACGACTTGTTCACAATTTGGAACAATTTGATCCACCAAGTAAGCCTCAAGAAAATACATTCGATGATTAATGGTATAAGTAATATGTAGAGATATGAGATTTCTCATGTCTCTTTTTTTTATTATAGAAAGGAGTGATTAGATGTATTTGTACGGCATCTACCCAACTGGGAATTCTGATGTAATACCAGTAGCATTAAGTTCTACCTTAGTGATTTCTCACATGTATGTATCAGATGAACCAATTCAAAAAATTGCAACACGTATGGAGTTCCGGATTCCATATCAGCAAGCAGTGGATATTCTAAAGGAGGTCAATGTTAGCATAGCTGAAACTATTGAAAATAACCAGTCTGACTTTGTATACTTTGCGATTGCAATTAACCCAAAGTATGACCAAAGTAAACAGGTTATAGAACGTACATTAACCTTTAATGGACGGAGTATTCCTATAAAGAACGTTTCATTTGGAGCGATTATGGAGAGTCAGCAGGACTTTATCTATGATAGTGAAGTTGTATTGCTTCCTATCCGACCAAAATTAATCGTAGATGGACATGAAACTACACCTTGCAGCTTATGTGAATATTCAAACTTGAAACACGGTAAAAAATATTGTGTATACTATACAAGAGGATTTCAGTGTTTATTTACGAGGAATAATGCCTTGCAAATTACATGTGAGGGTTTTGCTGAGGCATGTGTTCCTATTGCTCCAGAGCTACCTGATAATCTTCAGGATGATCCACTTCAAACAGATTACGGAATCGATGTAGATGAAGAAACATGGGAGGTAGACTAATGACAATCACATTCTATAATTTACCAAAGTATTTATCTGCTGTTGGTGCTAACGTTAATGATTTGTGCACCGTAACGAATGATCTTGAGTCATTTGAATTCAGTTCATCGAAGCCACAGAAAGTATGTCAAAACATTATCAATACGACATACCCTTTCTGTGATATTTTTACATTATCTCAAGCACTTGATATTAGTCCAGGAGTATTAAGTAACCCTGATTTTATAGCTTCCGGTGTAGGATATAAAACATTTTATATTGACAAAGAAACTGGTAAGGTGTCTCGTTACCCTGTATTTGCAAAGTACAGACGCATTGATGCCCCTCCTCCGCTGTTAAAAGAGATCCAACGCCGTCTTGCATCTGCATTCACAGTTTTCCCTGCCCACCCAGCTAATTTTGCGTTTATACATAATAAATCAATAAAAGACGCGCTTGAGATGTTAAAGAACAGCCAAACAATTATACATGTGGACTTGAAAGATTTTTTCGATAGTCATAGCGAGGTGTATTTAAATAAAAAAATTGGTAAACTCATTTATGCTAAAGAGACTCTGGAAGAGTATCAATGGAAGTTTGTACGGGCTATCACTAGGTGGGTAACTCTTAAACACTCCCTTCCTCAAGGAGCTCCAACGTCACCTATTATTTCTGTAGTTGCTAACTATGAAATGGACTCCAAGCTAGCAGAAGCTGCTGATACACAAGATTTATCCTATGTTCGATACGCGGATGATTTGTTCTTTGGCGGTAATATATCTGCTGACGCAGCGCTGGATTTCATTGAATCGTTACCAGAAATGGTCCAGCCTTTTAGAATAAACCATAGTAAGGTTGGGGTTATGACAGACTCCGTACGGCCAATCCCTACGGGGGTTATTATCAAGATAGCCCCCAAAAGGATTCCTCCGAGTCAGTCTGCTAAAATTTTATCTGAATGCCGACAAACATTAGGTGACCAAACTGCAGAGTTGTTAGTAAATGATTATGAGCTTACAATAAAGACAAAGGTTCTCCGTGATACATCGGTATCTGATGCTACAATGTTATTAACTCCATTCATAACATGGTTGACAACGAAATATCCATCTTTAAATGCACACTGTAAATTACGCATATACCACCTTGCTAAAACAAAGGCAGTTTTAGGAGCACATATATATAATGGAGAGATTAAGTTTTCTCGAAAACAATATAATAATATGCGCTTACAAGCCATGCTGATAGGGATGCAAACTGCATTTAAATATGCATCTAAGATCCTATCACCAACATTAGATGGATTACGTTCTGTGTATGTTATGAACTCCGTACATGAAGTAGCTGACTTAATTGACGGGGTAACTATGTACCCATTTACTTCAGACGTTAGCCACAAACGTAACTTATTGCAGAAACCAATGTCCTATAAACAGTACAGGGGTAAAGTGAATTGGATTAATCAGATTCAACCCGAGAAGGCTGCAAAACTAAAACGTGTGGAAGTTAAATTCTTTAAGTCAACACTTTATAAAATTTGTGGATTTTTGGAGACCACTGAAGTGATCCAAGAAGCAGCTATTAACTCAATTATTGAACAGGCGGTTACACAGTATTATGAATAAGGAAATTATTATTGATAAACTATGGAGACTACGAGGGCTACTCAGCTATGGATATCTAGAATCCCCAACGTCAGCAATCCAACTCATTGATGGCATTCTGAAAGACATGTATACCGTGGAAGACATGGAAGACATGGAAGACA